TCCCCAGTTTGTTGGATACTCTATATTAATTTTTTCTACAAAATCTATAAAAGCTTTAGTTGGATTATTATTATCTTCAAAGTATTTATTTAATTCTTCTAGGTTTTCCATCTCCAAAACTATAGGAGTAGCTCCTACGCTATCTGAGCTTGGAGTTGCCCCAGTGGCTCTCCAAAGATCTAGCTCTCTTCTAATTGTTTTCTTAAAGGAATCTATGTCTGGCCCTGGAAGGTTTTTGTATACGTCTAGAATTCTAGTTTTGTAATTTTCATTGCCTTCCATCTTTAGTCTAGGAAGACCTACTCTAGAACCAAATTCGTCAAACATATTGAAAACTAAAACTTCTGTTTGTGTCTTGACTAACTCGTTTATTTTAATCTGGTTAAATGGCCTTAGAGTCAAAACAACTCTGTCATTTGGCTCATGGTAATAAACGTAATCTTCTACTCTATGAGTTATAAAGTCAGCGTACGTTGATATAGGGGTTAGTCTAATATTATCGCCTTTTACGCTAGTTATTAGACTAGGGCAATTGCTAACAGAGTAAATCCAAGTCAGCTGTTCTACGTCGGCACCTGTCACTGATTTAGCTAAGCTAAAATAATCTATCAAAGACTCTACTGAATCTAAACTATCCCCAATAAGGGCATTAATAAATTTTCCACCAAAACTTTCAGGTACAGCAAAAGTTGGGGTTGCATCTGGTAAAGAGTCTTCAAAAAGCTTCGTCCACGATGGGAACTTCTTGAGGATATCCCTAGTGGACTCAGTTATGTTTGGAGGATTAGGTTCGGAAATTTGCACTTCAACCAAAAGAAGAAAATCAATATTGCCTATTTCCTGAGGCGTTAAAGACCCAATCATTTGGTCGTTTAAAGATAATGGCGTATCGTATATTAAGAAACCATTTTCATCAATGCCCTGGCTTGATACTAGATAGTTACCTGTATCAAACACGGCATCGGGTAGCTCTGTAAGGAACTCCACTTGGATCTTTATAAACCTCTTTGATCTTTGTATAAACAAAAATTCAGTCTGAGTTGACACATCATTTGGCATCCAGAAAGGAGTTGCAGATTCCAGTACATCGTCTGACTCGTAAACTTGTAATGTATATTCTATTGGGATACTAGACGGTGCGTTTACAAATGCGCCTTTGTAAGCCACTAAGTCCACTCTAGATGTTGTATCAACAAACCTTTCAAGGGGAGTTGTTTTATTTGTCGGCGTAAGAACAAAATATCCATTTTCTTCTACCAAATCATAGATTAAAAAAGAACCTTGTTGTGTACCAGTTGGGTAAACGTAGTTAAGATAGAAGTCTTGATCTGTTATTACTTCGCCAAATTCCGTGGATAACACGGAGTCTGCTAAGGTAGGAGTTGCCCCTTGGATTATCTCGTTACCTATGAAGGTAGAATCGCCTAAGTAATTATGGCCATACTTAGACCTCATGGTTGAATAGTTTGTATAACTTGAATTATCGTACAGGTCTATTGGGTCAGACGTCCACACTTTACCTTGCTTGTTAAAGTGTATGTTAGATAATGTTAATACATAACTTTTCATTTAGTCCCCTATTATACTGCGTCTAACCAAATAGTGTACTCGCAAGTGATTCCATTTTCTGGATGGATGTACATTAGCTGCTGAGAAGGTCTGCTCATTGAGGAGAAAAACTCTTGTGCGTATGTATTATAGCTTTCTGGTGAACCAGAGATTCTTAGAGTAGCACTCCCTATAGTCATTTTAAATGACTGATGGTAATGGCCCATAAAAACGTCATCAAAATGTTCTGGAATTGCTCCGTCTTTCCAGCCCATTATCTTTTTATAGTAGCCATGAAAAGCGTTAGGTGAAGGTAATTGATCTCCATGGATAAGCAAGCTGCTATGGTTACCTATAGAGTCGACTGCATACCAATGTCTTTCACCTTTGCCGTCTGGAATATTAAAAGTTATTCTTGGCTCATCGGCGAAGATTAATCGTACTATCTGATACAGCAATCTGTCCATGTTAGACTCTGGGTCATGTTGCTTTCTTGCTCGTCCACCTATTGCTCCATGGTTTCCTATAACGCCAGTAACATGTATATGTTCAAAGTTCTCTAATGCTGTCTTCAAGAACTTTACAAGTATCTCTGGTCCATTGATACCAACTTGACGGTAAAGGCCAGAGTCGATCAAGTGGGCTTGTCCAGGAAATATTTCTTCACCTTCGACTATATCACCAAGCAACCACACATGAAGATTGTTAACCGGGTGGTGCTTTCTTTGTATCTCTGTAATTTCTATCAACTTTTCTGTATACAATTCTATGCGGTCTGCTGCTACGTTAGAGTTGTAATCTGGTGTGACCTTTCCTAATTGCCAGTCTGCAAAAACTGCTACTGCAGTTTCTGGTACACCTGGTACTTGTTTAATTACTGGCTTTTTGGTCACTGGCATCGTGAACTCAGAAAAAGCATCGAGCGCTGCTTGATATACTGACTCTACTGCTTCGCCTTTAGCGTTCTTGTTTTTTTCTGCTAGTCTAAGTAGGCGCTTATTTTCAGCTCTAAGGTAGTTTACGGTATCTTCGTTTATAGTTAAAAATGAGGAATGGCTGCTAACGTCTTCGTCTTCTTCGTCTTCATCTGTGCTATCATTGTGGCTTGACTGCAGATACTTACTGTCAGCTTTAGAAACTAAATTACTGATGTCGAACTCTTCTTTATGCTCAACTTCGTATTTTTCATTTAGAATTTCGCCATCTGCTTTTTGTCCAGATGCAAGGAGTCGTGCCTTAGCCATATTACTAGCCTTGACTATAGACGTGGTTTTTACTACATAGTAATTGTCAACAGACATTCATGAACCTACTTTTTTAGTATTGTGTTGACCCTATTATAGCAGGATATATCTCCACAGCACCTGCTACAAGGTATGATCTTTCGCTTTGTAGTTGGTAATTATTTTTTGGTATTTCTACTCCATTAACAGTCATTAGGTTAATTATAACTTCTCCAATTAAATCAGAAGAAGAAAGTATTTGAGACTGTATGACTGATGCATCGACTGAATCTCCTACCGTAAGAGAGTTTAAGTATCTTTTTACAAAGTACGCAGCCTGGTTTGCTATGCTCACTGCCGAAACCGAACTATTCCCTATAGGTAGTATTATGTTAGCTGATACAGATACTGGGACCCTCTCCGCAACTCTTACATTTAGTTTAATGCCAACAGGCTTATAAGCTAACAGCTCTCTGTATACTACTGAGTCAAGGGTTCCAGCAAGCATTGGGCCTTCTGGAACAACGATGACGTCGCATGACCCCATACCAAAAGAGCCCTCTCTAATTTTAACATCTCTAACACCCTTTATTGATAGGGCTGCCAACCTAATTGATTCTGCTGTTCCGGTAGAATATAACTTAACTGACCTTATTATTCTTCGTCTATAAGCCTCATCGTTTTCTGTGTTGACCTCAGAATAGACGTCTTTAACATTTTGTACAGATAGTATAACTCCAGGGGGTGCTATAAAATCATGTCGGGTTAAAGTGCCAGCAGCAGCTGTGTGTGCTTGGTTACCTGAAGACGGTAAGATTTGGCCAAAAGCTTTTCTAGAACCAGCTGGGATGGTGACATCTCCTGACAATAAATACCTAAACTGGAAAGAGGAACTATTTGATATATCGTTATAGACTGTAGTTCCCTTAGATATAATCAGGTCTTTGCTGTAAACTTTTGCTATAGAAAAAACTACGTTTGCTAGGTTTCTATCAGAAGCTATAGTGTCTGTTATCTGCTTTCTTGGGACCGAGTACAACTCACCTATTAGGTCTAAGTTTCTGCCTGAAGCGGTGTTTATCATGGTCTGATCAATGTTATATTTTAGTACACTGTAGAGATCTCCGATTTGGTCTGCTACGGCCTCAGCAAAGGCCCTGGCGATTGATCCAGGGCTTGTAGACGTGATGCCTGCGTTCTTCTCAAGAGAGTTAACCATTTGGGATAGTATCTCTGATCTGTTTTTTGTATAAATGACGGCCATTTGTTTTCCTTATATGTTTTGATTTATTGAAAGAACTATCGGTTCACCATAACCGGTTATTAACTTTATGTCAAATCTTATAGAATCAGGAGACGTAGGGACTGCTGAGATGACTATGTTTTTTCCTGCAAAAACTCCCTCTCTATCTAGGGCTGCCCTTATTAAGCTCTTGCCGTAATCTGCTGTTGCCGGGTCTTGTGGCATTCCGTAAAGGGCAGAAAGTGCTGTGCCTAATTTAGGGTAGATATAAAAATCACCAGGCTCAGTCATTAATCTAATATAGATTTGTTGAAGATCGTTTTGTGCCACAGACTGAGTTAATGTAAGGTCTTTGTTAGAGCTGAGCTTCATGTCTCCATCAAAGCTAAAATGTAAGTCAGGCATCGTATCAATCCAAATCTCTATTTGTCTTAGTCTTTGCTTGGTTAAAAGTGTAACCCTGAAACATAAGCTTTTTCATGTATTGGATCTTTGTGTCCGAAGAAGTTTTTGCTTCTTCTTGAAGAAGTTTTATTTCATCTTCACTTAAAAAGTCTTCTATATGTTTTTGCTTACTTAAAGTAGCTTCTTTAACTGCAGAAGGCGCACCATAATCAATGCTGCTTCTAATAGTAACGCTTTCTTCTTGTCTTGTATTTTTTAATAAATTAATATTATTGATGCTTGTTTCATAGGTATGATACGCTGGGCTTTTTTGAAAGTTTCTTAAAGGAACCAAAAATGGCTCAGTAAAATTTGACCCTGCGTAGTTAAAGGAATACTTATTCCATCGTATGCCGTCATCTTCTGTCGTGTATATTTTTAAAGTATCTGCAAAGATACTGATTGATCGGGTAATCGCACTTATAACTATACCAACACCCGGGGATGCCATAATCTCAATGTCACCATTGTCAGCTAACTTTAAATAAGAGGATATATCTGGGTGGTTTAATCCAACCTCTCTTCGAGAAAATTCATTTCTTTTCTTAAAGATAAACTGATCTTGAACAGTGGATATGTTGATTCCAGCTTGCTCGCCATTTATAGGTTTTGTTACAGGTTGATTAAACGGATCCATATTAAATTAAATACCTTGGTATTCCCATGTCTGATATATTATTATACATCAATGGACTCATATCATGGGGTGTTGCATAGAAGGATAATATGTAAGGCATCCTTTCGCTAGTGTCCCTGAACCCAACCAAGCAGCGTGCTCCTATTTCGGGAGCAACCGATTGCAGTCCTTGAACCATTGGGCAAGATACGTTAGTAAGAACATCGGTCATTTGGTCAGAGTATCTATTTTCTAGCATGACCTTAGCAGTATTTGTGTTCTTGTCGTAAGAAGCTACTACGCCAAACCTTGTTTTTTGTCTCTGCATTTCTGCAGTACTTATCATGTCTGATATTTTTTGATCAAATTTAGGGTATACTTTAGCCATTATAAGCCTGACCTTCCTGATGCGTCTGTTCTGTTTCTTATAGCTTTAGCTGCTGGTGCTGGATCGATCCATCCAGGGACTGTAGCTTCGGATGCATAGAGTTCTCTTTCTTCTGCCTTTCCCAATGGATAGCAAAACTCATCTGACCCCCACCTATCGTATCTCATCTTTACTCCACCCGCTGCTGCTGTAGATATAACATTGTCTTTAAAATAAGTATCTTTGTATTGTTCGAAATTCACCCAAATATATACATCCCAATAGTTTCTATATGTAGCTGCTTTATATTTAGTACCATCTCTTAGTTTTGCTACTTCTGCATTAGACCTTGGGCTTTTAAATTTGTCATAGCCGTCGACCAATGCAGTCAGCGCCCATGCCTGATAAACTATCCATTTACCACCCAATGCTTCATAAGCCTTTTTTACAGTAGAAGGCTTTACTCCAGTAAGAGCACCGTACGGAAAGTTGTCTGCACTATCCATTCCGCCATGAGACCTACCCCAAGGACCATCTCCCCAATTACCCCAGATCCTAGATAGAGATGATGATCTTTTGCCCCCATCTCTATAGCCTTCTTGTCCAATATATTTTTCAACTTGCCATGCTAATATAGCTATTTGGTTAAATGGATACCAATAAACTTCATCAACTGATAAACCGCTCCAACCATCAGCTTTCATTTCTTTTGATGAAGGTTGTTTTGTTGAATTTTTGTTGCGAATTCTCCATCCAAGCATTGTTTTACCAACTTTGGCAGGTGATTCACCAAATACTATTGGAAGAGGTGTACTTATCCAGTTGCCTGATTTAATTATCATTTGCCACATTCCTATAGCCTCAGCTTCATTAAAAGCATACGGCCTACAATTAGATTCTCGTTCTGCTATACCAACGAATGTTGCTATCTCTTCCATATTGAAAAGCCCAGTGCTTGCCATCATCAAAGCTAATTCTTCTGGTGTTAACAGAGTTTGATTTTTTCCAGAGTAGTTTGTATTTCCTTTTAGGATTGCTGCAGTTAGCTTTGTTTGGTCTAAGAAATATCCTGCCTGAGTTCCAGCTATTGGAGAAACAGTTAAAGGAGAGTCAGAAGAACCACTGTTTAATCCAATAAAATTAGCAGGGGTTCCTGCTCTTGTCCAACCAAAAGATACGTGTATATGGTTATCATGTCCGCCACCATAGTCACCACCAAAGTTAACATGATCTCCAACACCTTTTCCGCCAAGCCGTCGACTGAATAAAACTTAACAGTGGTCCTCTATCTTGATCGACGTCCCCATTAGGGTAAACTTTTAATACGCTACCTGAAATTACCACCGAATCAGGCTGCAGGTATTTAGGCAGTGTCCCTAATTTTTGTACAAATTTTTCAAAAAGTGCCATATATTTATCTGGTCCTTTTTGAAATGCTGATAATAGTGATTCTTTTGTTGTTTTTGATTCACCAAAATCCATAATGTCAAAACCCCTGCCAAGAGCATGATCGCTTATGGATTCTTTTCCAACTGTTTGAATAGCTTTCTCGCTAATCAGATTCAGCCCTCTTTCGAAACCAAACCCGCCGCCTATATAAACGCCGCCGTCCCCTTCTGTCATTTCTTGTAAGAAAGAAAGCAGCGTTAGAGAAGGATAGAAAACTGATTTATTATCATCAGGTAAGTCTAAGAACCCATCAACTGGTAGGGTTCTTGAGGAGCCTCCAGCTAAATTACCGGAAGCGTCTACTTTATATCCATTTTCTTTTATTGTTTTAAGCTTTGCTTCATCCTCCGGTAGCGCGTTAATGTAGAACTTGCCAACACTCCCTTGGAAATTACCACTGCCACTCAGCATTGATATCTTTTTTTCGTAAATAGCTATTTCTTCTTGGGTGAGGGAAGAAACTAAAGCAGCAGGTAAATTATTCTTGTTTGGTCCTAAAGACAAAGCATCGTCGGAAACGATATACTCTTGCCCGTCAAGATCGCCAGGCGAAGGTGCTGAGTTTGGGCTGTTTGGGGTCATGCCTGCTAGGTAAGCAGTAGCTTTTGCCTGAAAATTTCCAGGGGCAAACCCAGACCCTAAGACAGAGTTAGATATTGCTTTTTCAAAAGCTTGAGTACCAGTTAAAAATCTTTGTGTGTTTGCTGGACCCATAGAGTTTGCAGTAGTATCAGGGTAGGTAAATTCTGGTGACGTAGGTTTTCCATTTCCGTCCTTTGGTATTTCAGCCTGAGCATAATCGGCACCATAGGTTAATATACCGTCCAAAGAAGAATTTGTTAGCCTGTTGTAGGCAGTCATGGGCATTGCTGGGTTTCTTGAAAGTGCGTTACCAGACATAATACTTTCTACGTTGTGGGAAATTAAGGTTCTATCTTCCCAACCTTGTTGAGAAAAAGTAGTGTCTTTTATCAACATCTTTCCCTCTGGGTAAGTTTGCTCAGCAAATTTTTGCGTAAAAGCTAAAGTAGAATCATTGTCTCCAAGGGTCATCGAAAAGTTTGGACCATCAGAGTTTGTAGTTGGCATGTATGGGTTGTCCGACATTTAAGGTAGCATCCTTCCTGGTGTAACGTTGCTGGTATCAAGAGTAAAATTGCTGGTATTGTATAATAGGTTCTTAGTATAAACACCTGCCAAGTTGCTAACTACTAATTCCCAGTTTAGAGTCGCTGGCGTTCCATCATCATAGTATTCGTCCCAAAGGATTAATGGCCATTCTGAAGATTTTACATATAACAATTCTAGAATCTTGATATCTACGAATGCGTTGAATAGTGCTATGTTTGATTCCGACAAGCCGTCTAACAAGTCTTCTTCGCCGTTTGAATAGTAGTAATAATTATTATTACCTGGCGATCTTTCAACCGACTTAAGAAGATTCAACAACGTAGCAAATTTTTGATAGATTACTTGAGTGCCAGAATTTGCTAAAGTATCACTATAAATTGAACCTTTAATTTTTTCTTCTATTAAGTTAGGATCTTTATTAAGATTGATAAATGTATTTCTTACAAATTGGACTATTGAATCAAGATCCTTAGATGGTATTCTATAGAATATAGATCCCATAACTCTGTCAAAAGAATCTTGTATCTGTGTTCCGAATCCATTATCGTATACGTTTGTGTCCTTTAGGTAATAGTCTGGGTTGTTTCTTTCTGCGCCAGCTGTAAAATCGTCCTGAGTAAGCGGCTTAACATCAAGTCTTGCATCTACTGCAGGAGCAACTCTTAATACAAAAAGCCTACCAATTAATGATTCATAAACATAAGATAAAGCTCTTCCACCAGGTGAAGTAGGGTCTATCCAAGATAAGGTTGCTGGGTCAGTATTTATAGGAATGTCTCCATAGTTAGGACCTCTTCCAACTAAGGGTCCAGTTCCACTTATCTTGTTTATTTCTGCGGCGTTTATTCCTTCAAATCTTACTTTGAACGGAGCAGAACCTGGTCTTAGCACGTCTTCCACCATTAATGTGTCACCGTCAATAAACTGTGTTACCTTGCAAACTACTTTGAAGAATTGGTTCATGCCTGCTTTTTCTGGCCCAATCCCAGAATACTTTATCACCTGTGCGTTTACTAGGGCGTTCTCGTAGCTGATATGTCTTACGAGATCTGAAATTTCTTTTTCTTTCCAACCAAGATTTTTCAAAAGATCATCAGTTCTTATGTGGCTATAGCCTTCTGGTGTTCTTATTAGTTTTCTAGAATTTACTCCCAATAATCCTGGTAATAGTGCTTTTGAATGGTACTTACCAACAACCATTCCTTGGTTATAAGAAAGGCCAGCATCCATTGGCTGCCCATTCTTTGTTAGGTACTGAACATAGCAGCCGTGTTGATCTAGTAAGTTATTTTTAATGTGGCTCCAGCCCGACCATGCTATATCGCCGAACACTGCAGCTCCGGTTACACCAGCACCAACAACAGCTAGTAGAGGTAGTGCTGCTCCACCAGTAAGCACTGTTGCAGCAACTGCAACACCTGCTCCAAGAACTGTAGCTAATCCTGTTGTAACCATTGCGCTCACCATTGCACCTTGAGCTGTTGGGTCTTTGCCTTGTGAAGCTTGTGCAGAAGCTAACATTTGTTGTTTTGCATCAGGCATTGCGTTTGCCGTAAAGTTTGCCATAACATCTTTAACTAAAGCAGAAGAGCCATGGGTGTATTGTACTCCGCCCATCATCTGAGCACTAAGCGCTTCGTTCAGTTGGTCAACAGAAACTTGTCCACCGCTTACTAAGCCAGTTCTACCATTGTTTGCAGCTCCCAGATAATATCTAGTGTCATTTCTTATTGTTTGTAAGCTCATCCAAGAGTTAAGCCAAGAAGTCATAAACCATCTAGCTGGGTCATTTATTGTGACTAAAGCATTGGGTGTTATAGAAGTTATGAATCCCATTTCTGGAGTAAAGTGATGCACAACTTGCTCTACTTCAAATATACCGTACATTCTTTCGTAAACGTCAGCTAAATAAACCAGGTCATGAGGTCTTATGTCTGCGTTGCCCACTATAACAAGTTCGCCAGTATAAATATCTTTTATGTTTTCTTTCAAATGGGACAAAGCTACACGTCTTGCCGTTAATTCATCTGCTGAACCACTGGCCGCTTTTGATATACCTCTAAATGTTTCGAATGGATGGAACATAGGATGCAAAACTCCAAAGAAACCAGAGCCTCTTATGTTGTCAAAATACAAACCAGTTTCTACAGTTTTTTCTACTTGTCTTTCAGAAGGCGCACCCTTGTCCAAAGCTACGGTTACTGGGTATTTGCCATCAGACACAGCAGTTATAACAGTTGCAACGTCATTTATATTTTCTTGTATCTTGTTTGAGATTATATGACCAAAAGAACTTAAGTAATGTATTCTCTGGAAAGGTTCTCTTACCTCTACTACTGGCTCGCCATACTCTCTAGTGAAAGGATTATCTACAGCTCTTAGTAAAGATCCTGCATTCCCCAAGGAATAGTAAATGCTGTCGTTTAATAGCTTATTCAAAACATTTGCTTGCTTATTAAGATTGTCTGCTTCAGCTAAACCATAGCCCATTTGTGCCATTGATAGCTTAAACATATTTAAAAGACCAGAAAGACCATCTGAAATAGCAGTAAAGTAAACACCAACGTTTTTATCCCAAAAATCTTTTCCATCTTGGAAAGCTGCTGTTAACCAACTTGTAGCACTGTCTCCTTCTTTGGCGTGCGCGACTAAAAATTCTTTAAATTTATCTGGGCTTTTTGCATAAGATGAGTTTGGGTCTATAAAGGCTTGCCAAGACTGGTATATTGGTGAAAAATCCCATTTTCCATCTGACCTTTTAAGGCCACCATTACCAATGTCACCCACCAAAAGAGGGTTAGATGACCAGTGCTTTAGCCTTCTGTTTGGCTTTAGAACAACCCAAGCTCTACTGTATGGGTCTGACCACATAACTTGTCTATACCAACCAACTATAAACAAATATAATTTTCTAGGAGTATCTATTAGTCTCATGATTCTTATTGATTCGTCATTAACACCGTCCTTATTCTCGTCTCCTTGAACAATGCCTAGTTGTTTTCTTAAGGCTAATATATTTCTTCTTGCTGAATCGCTATCGGATTGATTCAAAACAGATGGATCAAAACCAAATGGATCAGGAGTTTTTCCGTCACTCATGGAACCCAAAATAAAACCGAGCAACCCTGCTAAGTAACCATACTTGATTCTGATACCAGTATCTATATCTTGGAATAAGCTAGTCGATTGTACTTTTATACTGTTATTGGCAATTGCAACTTTTACGCCGTTATCTAAAAATGTGTCCGCGCTAAAATTGATTGCTTCTTTAACTGCAGTTGCATCGATTGGATTTCCATCAGCGTCCTTGCCACCATAAACGAATTGCTCCCCTAGTGTTCGACTAAATTCATACCTAGCGTCGCTTGCCGTATCCGTTCGCTTTTCTGGCGTTCCATCTGGACCAGCCCAAATAATCCCATTTTCATCTTTGCCGATAGGACCAGCTTTTCCATCAAAATTTAATTCAGAATCTCTTGACTGCAAATCTTTTCCAGCACGTCGCTCACTAGTACTTATCGATGATGTATACCTATTCATGATTGGGTCATTAGCAGACCCCTTGCCTGTTAGCAAGTTAATTATAAATTCAGGAAGCTTTTCTTCACTGTCTGGATCAACTCCAAAAGTTTGCTTAAAAATAGCTTTTACCATTTTATCGTCATGGAATGTTACTCTAAAGAAATCCCATATTTCTCTAGCTTGAGATAATGTTCTTCCATTACCAGCTATAACTCTTGTAGAAAGATTGTAATCCTCATCATAGTTAGCTCTAGAAGATTGGGATAGTTGAGGGTCACCAGTCTCATCAAAAACGTCAACAAAATTTTCTCTCTTTATTGGGCTGTTGTCATCGTCTTTAAAAGTGCTTGTTTCTTTTTGAAGAACTTCGTAAAGATTGTCTTGAGAAATTTTTTCGTATTCACCGTTAACAGCTGCCTTGAAGTACATCAGTGGGTTGCCACCGAATATCGCTTCTATAAATGAATCTTCTGCTGACTTAAAGTACAATTCACCGGATTCTGGACTAAATAAATTTTTTGCTATAGCTTTATTATCACCTAAAACATCTTTTAGACTATCCGTGTCTTTTAGTATATCTGCTAAATAACCAAATGATCTATAAGACCTATGCTTGTCACCGTCTGATTCAAAATCGCCGCCTCCATTGGCTGATATTTCACCCATGCTAGTGAAGCTACTGCCATCATCTGCATCGTTGTAAACTGCTTTATTTATTCCATCTTTTGTACTAGAAAATCCAATAATGAAGTTGTCATCTGGTTGCCATTTATTGCCAGCTTGACTAGAACCAATTTCAAATCTTTTTGAAACTATAGCAGCATTTGGTATAACTCCTAATGGAAAATCATCTTCTACAAAAGTGAAGTAACATGATCTAGAGAATGGGATAACAGACAGACCGATAAAAGTTGTAGCATTGTCTTCTAGCCAAAATTTTTGATCTTGGTTGCCAAAAGCTAATTGTCCTAAAGCTTCTAATGTATTTTCTATATCCTGAGGATTATCTGGGTCTCCAAATTTTTGTTGTGAATCGTTATCAGTAAAATACTCAAACCCATATGAATATCTACTAGGGTTGCCTTCCCATTTATTGCCACTATTTAAGATACCTAAATGGTAAGCCGCATCTGGTGATACTACCGCATCGACGAATACGTTTTCTGCATCGGTTATAGAGTTTGGATCGGCTGTACCGTCGCCAGTATTATCCATAGCGTTATCGTAGTATGTATTATCTCTAACTTCACCCCAAAGATAATAAGCTGGTCTTAGGCATACTGCGGTATTTGTTGTTGGGCTATAAACTAAAACTTTTCTATCCTTGTAATTCTTGACAGTACCATATTGGGCTAAATTAGCCTCGCCCATTGGAGTTACCCCATAGTTATAGTTGGAGTATTGTTTCTCAAAGCCTGTATTAATTTCACTATCCGTAGACCAATCTGGTTTATACGGCCATTTCATTGCTATATACCACTGCTCGTCTTCTGCTGTATCTGGCATGCCCCATTCGGCGTATATGCCCCTATTACCGTTAAGTCCTTTTAGCTTTGATGATAAAGCTGCATTGTATTCAAAGCTACCAAACATGTACTTTGCAGTGCGGTCTCCATCGTATTCTGCATCTATTCCATCTATAAAAAGGTTTGAACTAGAATACGGATCTTTTTCGTAACCAGTTTGTGTTACTCTTGAGTTTGCATCAACTACTATCGATGGAAGTGGGACTCTTACTATGTTAAAGCCTGCGGTACTTGAATCTGAAGAATCCATAAAAGCAGTCGTTTGTAACGACAATACAGTTTCCGGAGACTTGGTGAGCATCTCTTGAGTAAACTGGAATGCACCTGTTTTTATTCTATATGATATCTCATCAAGACCGTTAGATTTTTCGTTACTCGGGTCTACTAATCCATCTGAAGTAAATTCAGCTGAAACTCTAAACTCAGCAGCTAGTATATTAAAATAATTTGCTCCTGCTGCGTAATTTAATGGATGATCCTTAACGCCGGCGTCATCTTTTAGGTCAAGAGGATTACCGTCACCATCCGTATCACCTCTAATGAATTTGAATTTTTTTTCAGTATATCCAATTAACGTTTTAACATTGAAATTAAATATATAACCATTATGCTTACCATCAAAAGAAGTAGTTTTTCTGTCAGTGAAATAAGGAAACTGATACCTGTATGGAAGTTGTGGTATTTGTTTGTGGGTATTCTTTATCTTATTTATATCCATTTCTGTTTCGCCTTTTTCCCCAAAAGGCAAATGGAAGCCGACGTTTACAATTCCCTTTGCAACTGGGAGTCTTGCAACAACTTCTCCCTCTTCAACAAAAAACATTCTTCTAGGATCCAAAAAGTTAATCAATTTTTTAGTATAACCATTAACTGGATCTTTTACCCAAGCAACTGGCTTGTATGAATCTGTGCCTTCGTTAATGCTTTTTATGGTTGCGATAGAAGTACTTAATGGTTCGAAGCCTTGCGCGAAAGCCTGTCCATCTTGCATTGGGCTTGACTCTTTGTTGACCTTGTCTAATATCTCTAACAGATCCTGGCCAGCTCTACTGTAAGTAGGGCCAGTGTCTTTGATCCCTTTTTTGATTGCTGAATCAGGGTGCATAAAGCCAGTTGAGATAGGTACTACCCCTGAGGTGTATAGCCAATGCGGTTTGCCATAGAATACAGTTGATCTATCTTCAAAAGGTCTTACCGCAACAATATAGTTTGGAAGAAGCTTTGCACACAATTGGAACATATCCCATACAGATCTCATGTATGTTTGGGCTCTGAAGGAAACTTCATCAAAACCAGGAACATCGTCATCTAACGATGAAACAAGTCCAAGCGTTTCAAAAACGCTAGCAGCTGCTCTTCCGTTAGTTACGCCCAGTAGACCCGTACCAAGAACTGCAGAACCTAAAACCGGCATTCCAGCAGCTACAGCTACGGCACCGGTTGCGGCCATCAATCCAGAAAGTATCTTTGCTGTGCCAACAGCCCCACTAGAGTCGTTCAACTTAGCTCCGTTTGCTAACTGCTGAGCTTCTGCTACCTTTATATTTTTAGTCATAGCTGTGCTCCAGTTTGCATCACCTAATCTAGTCAAGTATGCTTTTCTGTCTGCCTGCATGCTACTGAACTCATCTGAGCCCATAGTTGAGGCAGTAGACCATCCGGCGTCTAAGTCTCCACCAAGGAATTGCGCTACACCCAGACCATTGCCTGGGTATATGTTTCTTTTAAATATTTCGTAATCTCTTTGCGTTGAAAGATTAGACATAAGAGTTCTCATGTGACCTAGGACAGGAGACCTCATAAAGCCACCTGCTGCCCCTGCGGTTATAGCTCCAAGTGGCCCACCAACTATTCCTCCTATAGCAGCAGATGCTGCTGTTATGCCAACGTCAACTCCATTATATGTTCCTGCAGTTGAATTCCATGCACCTTTAAGAAGAGAAGCTACAGAAGCTCCGTCATTGCTTACTGTATCTATTGCGTTCTTAAATGCTGTTTTTAGTGCATCGTTTTTTTGTTTCTCAACGTCATTTAATGGTTCATATAATATGTTACCAAAATGTCTTATTCCAAATTTATTTTCGGAAAAAATTGTTCCTCTAGTTGCATGGGCAAATGATTCCCTAAATCTAGATGTTCCCATTGACAAAAGTTTTACCATTAAGTCTCTAGGTTCTGATAAGAACATCCCAGTGTTTATACCGCCGTCTATTTTTCCACTGTCGCCTTTTTTATTAGCTGAGTTAATAATAGGGCTTAGTTCTATGGCGTCTGATTGTGCGGTGACTGTTACTATTTCGCCCATCTCTACGTTTGTTATGATTCCATTAAATACTGTTTGTAGCGAGTTTGGATTAGATCCATAGCCCACTCTTAGGTGAACTCTTACACCAGGCTTTAATCTTATGTTTTCTATGTCAACAACGTATTTGTTTTCATAATGAGCTCTTATGTTTCTCGACCTATTAAGAAGAGTGTCAACAATTGCAGAAAGATCTTCTGTCATTGAAGTTGTATCTTTTGGCTCGCCTGGATCAAATATTCTAGCAGATTCTTTTTGCGACAATTTAGAATACATATTTGATACTCTAAATATTAAAGTGTCCCCTAATATATCTTCAGAGCTAACTACTGAAAAATCTATTATAGATTGTAGGCCGTAAAAATTATCAAAGATCTTTGTTCCGGCAAACCCGATGCCACCTTCATCTATTAACCACAACATATAAGTTGGATAAGCTCTTACCATTCTTCCGGATATGTCTCTATATGATGTATCTATCAACATTTTTTCCCAATGCTTAGAAACGGCGTGCTGGCCACCCTTTGCGGCTGACACTGACTCAGCTTCTGCACCGCCTGCTGAGTAGGCATTCTGATACTCAGAAAATGCTTTAGTGCTTATCTCTGGCATGTGTGAAGTAGTCAATGTTTTATCGGGAGTTTGTGAGTCGGAAACTTTTATAAAAGAAATCTTTTCTGTTGTTTCATCATCTTCGTTCCATTGCGAAATTGACTTGGTAAGTTTGTCTATTTTTGCTTTTAAAAGCGGGTCTTTATTTCCGCTATCAATATCTTTTTGAACGTCTTCTTTTTGTTTTTTTAGATCATCAAGAACAGAAGATTTAATTCTTGATACATTGAACTTATTGTTCTGCATGTAGAATCTTCCATCTTGTCTAGAAAGATAACCAAAGTTATAGCCCTGCGCGGTTTGTATCATCGCTGGGAGTTGCACTGAACTACCAGTAGTTGCAGCTGGTATAGCATAAACTAGACCGTGGACGTAATCAAGCATTGAGTCAGTGCCCTCTACTCCTGCCATTAAATCATCTGGGTCTACGCTGACTTGTTTATCGTCCTCATTGCCTTGATCAAACACAGCCTTAAGGGTCTCTTTAAGCTTTTCCTCAGTGCTAGAGGTTAACTCCCCAACTTTATATTCTCCCATAGGAACTGAGAACTGGGTATCGGTAAACAAGTATAACTTATCTTCTAATTCCAATGTTTCGACATAATCTAATGCAAGAGTTCTTTTCAAGGAAGAATACTTCTGCACTGCTTTATTAACTATTCTGTACCCATCTGAAGGCTTTAGGGCGTTAGCGTCAACCCAAACCTTCAGTGCCTTAAAATCATTTTTTCTAAGAAATCCTATTATATCTGCTATATATCTTTCATCGTTCTGATCCATTGTCTTTTGTTCGGATTCAGTAAGTTCTTTTTGGCTGTAATTAACTCTTACTTGGTTAGTCTCCTGTATGCTTTGGTTAACTATAACATCTCTATCAAACATTTCAAAACTTCTGAAATAATAATCTGGGTCCATACAACCAACAACGTCACCCTCTTTACTGTAAACCTCAAGAGGCAAGTCTGGGTAGGCGTTGAACGATCCCCACAATTGCTTAATTCTTAAGAATGGGTTTTTCTTTGTGCCAAATTCGTCAACAAACTTTTGTTGTTGTTCAGAAGAAAGTTTTTCTCGTTTTTGTTGAAAAATATCAAAATCGACTAAAGTTAAGTTGACCTTATACACATGAGGAAAATTAGGTATTGTATCAACATTGTACTTTAACGGAAGGACATACTTGACACCACACAAGGCAGTGATGATATTTTTTATACCAAGGAATCCTATAACACCTGCGGCATGCTCTAGTCTTGCTAGGCCGTTAATATGCTCAAAGATATTTCTTATTTTTATAAGTTCCGATTCACCGAAGACAGTCATTGATATATTAATGTAAGTATCTTTGCCACCTATGTGTTGGTAGGTTGGCTCTTCTTGCATTTGTATTTGCATCTTAGTTACATTGTTTCCGATGCTAACGCTTACCCCATCTACTATAACTTTTTCTTGATCCAAATCAACTTGGATCATAGGGACTTCCCACTCTTTAAAGTTTGCTTCTTTTTTGTTAGCTGATTCGATAAATTCTCTTATAGGTCCAGACATAAAAAAGCGTTCATATAGAGTCTGATTGAAACCCTTTTTGAGTTCTTCTTTTACCTGTTGTCTTATAGCTTCTTTTGCTTGTTCGCTAGGATTAGAGGTCCCAATTCTTTGCAACACCAGCTCTTCTATGAGCTGATTTAATAATCCATTACTACCATTAGCCTGCTGCTCAAGGTATCCACGCACGTATCTTAAATTGACGCTAGAATTTTCTTCTGTCTTAGAGCCTATAACCCAACCAGTTATGTCGTCAGAAGGAACAACAGTAGATTTCTTTAGTATATAATCTACGCCTCCAGGAGTTGTATACACCTTTGGGTTTTTAAGCATCCAGACCACTGCTAGATAATTGTAAACTTTTTCATTTATTGTGTCTTGTGTTTGACCAGACAATAATATATCTATTGCTGTGTTAACTTTTCTCTTTAAAGAAGGAGGGTAAGATGAATCTTGAGAAGTATTAATAACTGAATCAAGATCCCTTCCATAACCAGTTTCATTGATGTCAATACCTAGTCTATAAAGTACGCCATTCCATATGTTTCTTCCAGTATCATTTAATATTTTTTCTTGGTTGCTTCTAAAAGTGCTAATGTCTGGAGTAAATATTTTTGACTGTACTCTTTCTGGCATGAATATCGATATGTTATTTCCAGTAGTCCAATCTTGAATTATGTTTGTTGTTAGTACAGAATCAATAATCTTGGCTGAATCGTTAGCTGTGTCTTTGTCTGTCTTTTCCAGGTCTTCGTTGTACCTATTCGTCAACCAATTATCCATCTCGCGGATCTGTGCCGTTGGGCTCTTGCCGTCGATGTCTACTGGCTCTTGCGCCGTAATTTGTCCAAGCGGTCTTACTAAGAAGTCCTTGCTTACATAATCATCAAGCTGCTTAGCGGCTCTACCCATATAGTGCCTGTACTTGCCCCAATGCACTGCTTGGTTAAAGTCTTTTATCATCGGCAAAAACGGTTTGTGGTTATAGCTTAACATTTCTAAGTCAACTATCAAGCAGAATGGGTAGCTAGGTATAGTAGATACGCTCATGTTAGTTAAGGCAACTCCGGTTATACCATGAACATTATTTATATAATGATTCTTTATCGGGATTATCGGAGAAGTTTTAAATGTCGCAACTAAGCCTCGAAGAGAAGATAGAAACTTATCTATTTTGTCTTCACTGTCTGTAGAAAAATCTATATTAAAATCTTTAGTTAAATCTATATTTGATGCATCAGTGATTGATATGCCCCAGATTTCTTCATAATTAGGGAAATAAAGTCTAAGATTTATTGATGTTTCTTTATACCCGGCGTTAAACTTAGGGCTATTCTTCTGTCTAATTGCACCACCAGTCAAAGATCCAGCCTTGAAAGCACTGTTAACAGATATGGAAACTGGTGGTACGTAAAAGTTTGAAGCTCCAATCCTAAGATGGAAAACATCTGGCGTTCTTGGTGGTATATTTGCCCTAACAGGGAACTGATCTAAGGCTTGTTGTATCCTGAGTCCTGTGTTTATCAAAGTCCATGCCGGCTTGAATATAGCGTTACCCTCTTCATCGGTACCAAAAGACTCAAACAGCATCTTGGCTACCTTGATTGGGTCATTTAATGGGTCATCGATACTGCCGCCTGCGCCATTATTACTATAGTCTGCAGTTGCTGCTAACGCATTAAATAAGAATTGTGAAACACCTGGAAAATATTCATTCATTTGCCAAGCCAATATAGGGTCTAGTAAAAGTGTGTTATAGACCCTTGATAAAATAGTCAACCACTGCAGATCCTCACCAAGAGGCGACGAAGCATTGAGCGCACTTTTTTCTAGTGTAGATTTATTAATATACCTTTTTTGTGCAAAAACTTGGATTTGATTTTTAAAAAATAATAAATCAATTAATCCTTTTTCAACTAATTTAAAATAAAGATTTTTAAATAGAATGCCTCTGTCGCCTTGAGATTCTATTTTATCAAAGCCCTGACCTGGTTTTATTATCTCAAAAAAATCTTTTGGATCTGTTAAAGTTTTTCTATTTATAGCCTCGTCTCTAAAGGCGTAGTAAGTTTGGCCATCTTGCTTATAGCCAGAAAGATCTGCTTTGTTTGCAGGTATCGACTTAGTCCCAGGCTTCATTAGAATCGTCTCTCGAACAGCCCCAATAGCAAATAAGCTTTCCCTTGCTTGCATCATAGGGTTTAGGTAGGATTCCCTTACCCATTGCTGAGCAATCATTGAAGGATTGTTTATGGCACTATTGTTGCTGGCTTGAATTATATCGTTAATGTCTTTTGGTATAATGTCGGTCTCTAAAGGACTTCTTACAAGACTTCCGTCTGAAGTTGCAATAGGGGTAACTAATGTAGCAAGATAAGTTTCAAACCATTGCTCAAAATCTGTTTTAGAAATAGTATTTTCTTTAGACATTTTCCATACCTTTAAACTAAATTATTATTTCTAATAACTTTAGAAATTCTATCACTAGAAGAACCCAATGAAGTAAAACCACTATAGTTAGAATTATTTCCTCTAGACATTATACCAGAAGTTAACGAACTAATCGAGGGTATACTACCCATATCTCTTGACATTGTTTGCTTTTGTACTGCATTTTCTGAGTATCTACTGGTCTGCATGTTCTTGTTTAGATATCCAGAATTGTTCATTGTTATGTGAGCCGAAGACGAGCTCATTAAACCTTCGTAGGATGGTCTACCGTGCTGTATTACTGTGCTAGATGATTGGTTTATTCTTCTTTTGCCTTTATTAACGGAGCTATCTCCGTCCCCCTTGCTTGCTGAAACATCTTTGGATTGTCTATTAGCCTGCTCTAATCTTGGAGATGTATCTTTAGGTGTCTTGCCGGCTTCGCTTAATGTTTTGTTTTGGTACCCTGCATCAAAAATCATATAACATCCTTAAAATGAACTAACAATTTCGCTGTATGGGTTAGCAGATGCGTCTCGAGCGCCACCGTAATAAGAAGTAGAAAAGTCCGAAGTAAGACCACCAGCTGCTTCAGAGAATTTTTGTGCATCGGCATAGCTCCCAGAAGCGTTAACTCTATATGTAACGCCATTTTGGCCAGAAGGTAACAAGTTTTGTGGTGGAGGCATGTTGAGAGTGTTACCTGGGTAGGCTGATTCATAGGCACTCCCTCCCGGTAGAAGCGGTGGCCCTTGCATATCTTCTACGGATCTATCTTTGTTTGCGGAATAAACAAAACCAAAAACTGCTAACGCAGCAGTTCCAATTGCAGCAGGTTTTATATAAGGTTTGTCCATCAAGTTTTTGATGGTTCCATCTTTAAATAATTCTGTTATTCTTTTATACCCAGGACCAGATACTGGTGTTGTAGCAGCACCGGCTCCACCAGTCAAAGTATTGATAAGCTTAGGTATAGTTACCTTGCCTGTTGCTGTATCTGCATACCTAGCTTCAAAACCAAGCTTTCTTGCTTCAGCTAAAGTCCTAAGTTCTCCAAGAGTATGACTTACGGCTGACATATCTCTTGTAACGGCATCGTCGATAACGCCTACCGGATCTTGGTCACCCATTTTAATAAGACCGGTTATAGTACGATACTCATCTGGGCTCATTATGCCATCGACTAGTTCGTCTAATCCAACACCTCTTGCTGCAGGGCCTCTGAGTGTTCCTTTTGGCCCACTAGGCCTATCTGCTAAACCAATTAAAAACTTTTGTAGTTTTGCTGTTTCATCAAAGGAATCCTCTAGACTTGCCCTATGAGTTGGAGTAGTCATTGACAAGGCTCTATCCATCACTTGGCTTAATCTATAAGTGTCGGAAGATTCAAAGCCACTAGATGAAGTTATCATTGAGTATTTTCTTCGAACGTCTGCCCTGTTGAAAAGATCAGCTAAGTATCCACCCTCTTCTGTCTCTGAACCCAATAGAGTACTCATTCTATTTTTTCCGGTTTTCATAGACCTTTGCGATCTTTCAATTGCATCAGCAACATCTAGCTCATCTATTTCAGTAAAACCTTCAGTCCTTAATCTTTCTGTTTCTTCTTTTATTAAGGTTTCATATTTTTCACCCATCTTGATTTTGAAAATACTTTCTCTACTTTTAGCTTCTTGAGTTGCCTGATAACCAGGCTCTCTTAGCATTGAGTCTATTTTTCCAGCGTCATTTAAAAATTCTGAAACTAGTTCATTACCAGCTTCTTCTAGCTGTCTAGGCATTATGTCACTTTGTCTTCTAAAGTAAAACGCATCAATTTCAGTTGGGTTTAAAGACTTAAACAATTCTCTTTGGCTACTTGCTATCATTGCGCTAGACGTCTCGGCTGCATTTATTAAAATACTTGCTGATCTATATTTGCTATTTCCAGCTAAAACTATTTCGTCTCTTAGGCCTGCTACTCCTTGTTCTTGGAATCTTTCGCTAGTTGCTCGTATTGAATCTTTTTGAGCATCGGTAAACAAGCTTTCACCTAAAAGATCTGTTGCGCCTTGCTGCATGCCTTGTAATATTAATTCTTGTGCTTCTTTGTTTGTAGCTAGCTTTAAGTCAAACAAAGCTGAGTCTAAACCAAGGTTTTCCATATCAAGACCTAGAGCTTCTTTAGCAGCTCTTTGCATGCCCATTCTTCTGCCTGCTTGAGTTAGAACGTGCGCTCCTGCTGAATCAAGATCACCTATTATTAAGCCATCAAGTGCAGCTGCTATTTGGTCCACGTCCGCAGTTTGTTGTATAGCTTCTAGTGCAGCTGCCGTTCCTTGGATGAACGCATCTCTTACTGCGGGCGAGTTGACGATGTCTAAACCTTTAATAGAAAGAGAGCCAGCTTGCACTGCCACGTCGACAGCATCCGACGGGGCAAGTAAACCTGTCATAGTCTTTGCTCTGATGATATTTGCTAACGAGGCTTGTACGCCACCAGCTTCATCTAAACTCTTTAATATATCGTCTTGTTGTTCCATTGTGGAACCAAGAACCATCAACTTGTTTATGTACCCACCTATATTGTCACTTTTTTCTGGAGCAAGAATCCTATTTTTATACGGGCTCAACTCTGCTTCTATTGCAGCAAAGATTCCTTCTTTGCCAGCAACATTATTTCTTTCTAGTATTCCACCTAATCTTTGTCTAAAGAGATTGTCGTCAAGATCATAAATGTCTCCAGTTTTTGCTATAAGCTCATTGATCTCAGCCGTTGAAGCTGCACCAGTTCTTGTCATAGCATCTGCTATCCCTATTCTGTCAGCCTCCGTAAAAAGAGATGCTGATGATTCAGGAATAAGCTTCATAAATTGGCCTTGGAAGTAAGCTGGAGCAAACTCTAACTGGTCTGCTGGAGCTAATTTTCTCATAACCTCTGGCGTCAAAGCTAAATGACCTCCAGACTTTGTAACTGCCATAGCTCTTAGGACTGGGTTGCTAAGCTCGGTAACTCCGCTTCCGCAAGTGCTGATAAACCGATTCTATAACCCTAGTTGCCTGGTCTTGCCCTTGAGAGAAATATGAGTTGCTTGCATCAAGCAGGGTTGAATCACCAGAACCAAAGAATCTTCCAGCGGCTATATCTTTGCCAGTGACTCCAACACCAGCGTATTTTCTATGCAAAGACGAAAACCTTTTTGCATTAGTTGAATCAGGAACCATCCTCATGTATTCTAAAAGTTCCATAGCCTCAGTATCGCCGCTAGTAGCAATTTCTTCTAAACCAGCCATAAAAGATTTATTATGACCAAAAATTTCATTAAGAGTTTCTTGATCTTTTAAGAAATCTTGGACAACGTATTCCATAGGGCCAGTTGGTTGTCTTGTGGTAAATAAAGCTAATTTTTTCTTTGGAGTGCCAGATGAATAGTCTTGGTAACTTTTTAGTATCGGCATTCCCTTGTCGTCAAAGTCGAATCCTCCTAATGCTGCTTGGTACTCAACCGATGCTCTTCCGCTAAACAAAAGGCTGTGTTGATGTGCTCGTGTAGTCATTAACTCTAAATCAACTAGCGCACCTGATTCATCCATTATCTTTGACTTAGCAAACCCTCTAGATCCAGTTAACATTCGCGCTTCGTTTGGCTGTCCCATTAAACGGCTAGCCTCTGACTCTATGTTGTATCTTTGCAAATCCGGCATGTTGGGTATTCTTACAGTTCTTTGCTTGATGCCTTGACCGGTAGTCTTTTGGCTAAACATTTGATTTCTATAATAATTACTTATTGCCGCAATAGTGTCTACGTCAGTAACGTTATTTTCTAAGATAGCGTTATTTATTTTTCTAACCATCTCTTTGTTTTTTTCTTTAGATCCAATTTTATGAGGTTGGTAAATTGCCATAAATTCGTCTACCGAATTTGACTCCATGTCCTGAATTAATCTTTGTCTTACATTAGCTGGTATGATACCTGTTCTTGTTATCTGTTCAAGTTCTGCTTGTAGCTCTTGTTGATATCTTCTAGTCACAGCAGGAACAACCCTAGACCCATCTGGAGCTGTTTCTAAAAATTCTCCACTATGAAAAACTGCCATCTGGAAGTCTGGTGCAATGGCGTCGGGTGGTCGTTTGCCACCTCCAGTTATATCAAAGTTTATAAATTCTTCAAATCCAGTTTCTGATTTGATCATAATGTCAGGGGTTAAAAATCCAATGTCATCAGGCAGATCGTCTGATACATACATTCTACCTTTTATTAGTTTACGTTCGCCTAGAGTATTATGGAATCCAGTTCTTCCAGAGAAGTCATAAGATTCTATATTATCTTTTAATCTATGGCCAATAACTTTCCCTGTTTTATCGGTAACCTCTTGCCCAATTGTTCTTAACTGTTGCCTCAATGATAAATATGCTTCTTGTGCGTTTTCTCCCATCACAACGCCGCTAGCCATATTTCTTTCATGATTTAATACCGTTGCACTCCAATCTTGAACTGTTCTTTCTAGGTATTTTCTATTTATATAAAATGCACCGTCAACAGACGTTTCAAGTCCGGATAATGTAGCTGATATTTGATTTTTAAACGCTTGCCTTGTACCAGGCAGCGCTTTAACTAATTTTTCAAATTCTTTTGTAACGTTTCCATCTGGACCTGCTGTTGCGATTGCTCTCCTCATCATCTTTGCCATTTGTGAATACGCTACCGCCGATCCTGGATCGCTTGGATCAAAAACCATATCAAGAATTTCATCACCTGCTGCTTTTGATAAACCAAAGTTTCCATAAAATTTATGACCAACGCCGCTAAAAGCTGTTTCTAAATCAGTCTTTAATTTTCCAGAAACCTTACCAGATAAAGCCGCCATCAAAGCTTGTGCCCTAGTGTCTGAAGCCTCTATGGCTTCTTCTAGTGTGCCAACACCACCTAGGAATCCAGTAGCACCTGACCCACCAGTTATGCCTACTCCAGATATCGAAATTTGCCTTGCAGATGCAAATGTTTTTTGACGCTTTCCAACTTTACCCAGTTGCTTTTCTAGCCCACCCTCTCCCTTTTTTAAAGCTTCTATTAGGGTGCTCTTTTGTAATTGCCCAGTATTCATTAAAGATTTTAACGCAGCTATTTCTTTTTCATTTAAATCCATACCTGGAAGTCCAAACTTCAGTATTTGGAACCCATCGTCTCCAGGTACAACCATGCCCTTGAACAGGCCATCATCGCCCCTAACTCTAGCTAGAGCATCCGACATAGTGTCGCCAGTGAATGCAGTCTTCAAAGCCATTGAGGTAATCTCAAATGGATTTTTTATAACTGTTCTACCTCTTATTGTAGTTAGCTCTAGGTCATCAATTAATTTACCCAAGCCTGCTTCTCTTAAGCTTCTTGCTTCAGCTGATGTTGGATTAAGCTTTGCTCTTTTCAGCATGCTGTTTATTGTTTTGTTTTCTTGCACAAGTTCACCAAAGTTAAACTGTCTACCAACTGCTCGTGATGGATCTTTTGAAAGTCTAGTGTAGTTAACAATGCCCATTTCTGCAGCTTTGTTCATGGCTTCTCCAAAGTCCTCTGTTTCTTCTCCAGTGACATTGAATATAAATGATGGTCGGAATCTTGACCCTATAACAGCACCAGACGCATCTGTGATATCTTCGTCTGCGCCACCAATTTTTATAACATTACTGCTACCATACATTGTTGCTGATAATAGTTTGTTTAATAAATTTCTAGGGTCTGCTACTCTAGATGCAGCAGTAGGTGAGATGCGCGATATACTGGCTAAGACGTCTTGTATATTTAAAGACATCTCCATTGGTTTGCCTATATTTATATTCCTCATCTAACGCCTACTGACATGTCAATACTATTACTTGCATAAGGTGTGTAGACTGGGCTAACGGAGCCAGTTAAACCATTGTCTAACATCATTCTTTTAAGTTTTTCTAAAACAGAATCCTGGCTTGAAGATTGGTTAAAGCTTGGATAAGATGGATTTACTAAGTTGGCTTCTTTTAATTGTTGTGGGTAATAACCCATTTGAGATAAATCTACACCCATGTTTTGACCTATCTTTATTTTTACATGCTCCATGTTTGTATTAGGGTGCCAAACTTCTGAGCCAGCATCTGGTAATTCATGCTTAGAAAAATAATCAACCAAGTCTGGTTTCTTTTCTACATCCATACCCCAAGCTGCTTGGAATATTCTTCTTTCAAGTCTTGGAGCAGTTGAAAGTATTCTTTCTCTTTCTTCTTCTGGAGCCCCAATCATGGCTTTAAAATGTTCTCTTTTTCTTTTTGGAACTGACAAAGAAAGATTTTCTATAGAGTCGCCATAAATGTCTGCCCCATACATTGTTCTACTGGCGCTTTGTTTGAACCTATTAGCTGCCTCTGTATCTCCAGCTTTTTGAGCTTGAGAATATAACGACATATTTTTTGTATATGTTAGTATGTCAGTGTACTCTTCAAGAGCCATTTGTTTTTTTCTGTCTTTAGGTATAAACCTATCGCCAGTTATTCTTTCACTTATAGAACCATATGCTCCTGCGGCTCCACCAGTTACTGTGCCAACTGCCGAGGCAAAGATTTTTGCTCTTGGAGTCACACCAAAAGTTGAACCAAGGGCTCCAAGAACTGTTGCTCCTAATAATGGACCTCTTTGGGTTGCTTTATAAACCATAGGGCTAATGAAGCTTTTTATTGGATCTTGCCATTGAGGGAAACTAGAACCGTACACATTGGTTCTTTCATAATCTTCAGCAGCTGTTTTGTTCGGCATGAATTTAGTGTTAAAAATTGTGTCTCTGTGCGACAAGTACTCGCCAGCTCTTAACAGTGTATGTTGAGTGCCTCCCATGCCCATTTCTTCTGCTGAACTATATTTATACTTGTAGGCGTCAAACTCTTTTCTCTTTGTTATAGATTCTACTTTTTTTCTAGTCTCTATAATCGAAGCTCTTTCCTCTGGAGAGTTTATTTGTGAGTTTATACTTCTGTTTAAAGATCTATATTCCGGTGAATAAGGAGCGACATCTCCGAGTATACTTAACTGCGTTGCTCTTCCGTATCTACCAGTTTCGTCTGAAATTGGAGTATTGAATCTTTCGTAAGCTACGCCAGGAAGCCTTAGTTCTCCTTCTGGCACCTTAGTATAAGGGTCACCTGTTTTAAAATTTGTGAAATAATTTGGTCCTGGTAAAAACGGATATTTTTCTGCCATAGAGTTTCTAATTGGGTTTAGATAATCTATGTCGTTTCTTTCTTTGGGTATAAATCTTCTAGTTATTTCTGATAATTCAATGTTTCCAAGCGGCCCTTGTCCAGGCAAAGGGACGTCACCCATACCACCAAAGTTTTGATCGTAGAAAGATCTACTTGCTCCATAGGCTCTAGAAGCAGATTGCAGGACTGACCTTTGTGGTTGCAAGTCTCCTTTACCAAAACCAAAGCCTTCTCTTGCGGATGAGAACATGAAGCCATATATACCAGCTAACTCTTGAGTTCTATAACCAGTTTCGCTAAGCTGAAATCCAGTGCTTCCATAATTGATTGGTTTGCCAGTTGGTATAATCTTTGGAGGTACTATACCAGCCTGTCTTGGTGGGCCATAAGATGCGTTTGTAAGCATCCTGTTTTGATTTGATATTCTAGTTGTTATATCTCTATTTGCAGTTCCTAAAGGTGAACCAGCCATAGCACCGTAGCTTGCGTTTTGTTGATACAACATGTTGCCTGCAACGGAATTACTTTGGTTAGATGCAATTATTTCTGGATATGCTGTTGCCGCTACTGAAGAAGAACCTGTGCCTAATGAACCTCCGGAGTAACCAACTCCACCCATAGATGTTGTATAACCGTAGTCTTTAAAAAGTTGCCCTGCTCCGTTTGGATTTGATACATAACCAGATGCATCAAAAGCCCCAGATTGCCCGACCCTAACATAGTTAGCTAAGCCAGCGTCAACTTCTTCTTTATGCATTCTTAGTTGTGGCTTAAGTATCTTTCCTATTGTTGCATTTAGTGCGCTAGTTGCTGGACCAAAAGGACCAGAGAAATATTCACCAGTTAAAGGGTATGGCCTATCTTCGTAATGTTTTCTTTCAAATCTATATGGATCTAATGGCCTTAAAGGAGAGTAATCATTATAGAACAAAGCTTTTTCTGCAGGACTGCCATATGTATCGGATGTAAACATAGCGCCAGCTTGAAACTTTTGATACCACGACGGACGGTAGTATTGTATTTTTCCACCTTTAAATGGGGTGTTACCTAATGGCCAATATCTTCCCTGTCTTATCGGAACATCACCAGTAGTTAGCTCTTCTCTTTTTTCCTGGTAAGACTTTCCACCTGGAATAATACCAGACACGGCAGCTTGTGTTTCCATCAACCCCGTTGCTGCTATACCAGTAAAGAATGGTGAATACACTCTTTCATTGTTTGCGTCTTTTGGCTGGTTATAGGCCCCTATTGTTCTGTCAACAGCCATCAATGTGGATGCACCAGCTACTATTGGAAGAGCCCTCTTAGCTACATACCCTCTTGCAAAAAGATCTATTGGGCTTTTATATTTTGATACATCTAGACCAATACCTAATGTCCCAAAGTTTTTATTAAGTCTTTCAATCATGTGTCCAGAGAACATGGACAAATTAGAGAAGTTTTCTGGGTCATTGTAAGTTGTTATTCCAAGCGCGCTTGCTATGGCCCCAAAAGGATTTTTATTAAATACAGTTCCAAACGTTGGTACGAAGACCGTAGAAGAGTTTCCTCCTAGTACGTTTGCTTTATTCGATGGATTAAAATCAGCAGTGCCAAAGGATCTCCTCAAGAAAGGGACAATGTTAGCAATTGGTTTTCTTAAAGTAGACGTAGTCAAACTTATATCAGAAGTGCTAAAAGGCCTAAATAAACCAGCAATACTATCCGAAGAAGCTACTTCATCTAAAGTGTGAGTTATAGCTGCGGCGGCATTTTTTGCAGTTGAGTTCTTTGCTGCGTATCCTGCAAATGAGCTAGCATTATAAAGCGAACTTAGTGCTGCACCTTGTGCTTCCAGGAACTCGGACTTTCCAATTTGCCCAGATCTCCTCAAAGCTAGAAGCGCATCGTTGATTGCGTTGATTGGTTCCGTACCAGAGCCGCCTTTAAGGGCAGCATTTCTTTGACCTAGGTATTTAAAAAGTTCACTCTTTAATTCGTCTAATCTAGTTGTGATCGAAGGAGATCTTGAACCAGTCATTGAACTAGATAATAGTTCACCCTGCTGAAGTATTTGATCAATTCTAGAAAATGAACTTCGGACATTAGATGGCAAAGCTTTAAGCCCAGCATCATATCTCTTTAGGTCTTGGGCAAACCTGACTACCTGCTCTGCAGTATATAGATCGCTTAGCCCCTTTACTCCTGCAGTTCCTGCTCCTTGTCTTTCTCCAAATTTAAATAAGTCTGCGTTTGCCCTCTCAACGGCTTTCATTACCTTTTGAGAAAAACCAAAATCATTTGTTTGGCCAAAAAATCTAGTTGCCGCTCCTACAAATTGTTCGTGATCTGCAATTACTTTTCCAGCTTGGTCAGTAACGCTAAATGTAGTTTCTGCTTCTATCGCTTTACCAGCTGCATCAAAAACCCTATTTGTATTTAATGTCAGCTCGTTTTTGCCTATGGTAGCTTTGCCAGTTTTTGAGCCAAGCAAGCTGGCTAAAACGGTTGGGTTTTCTATGTCTGTTTTTCTTCTTGCAAATCTAGACAATAAACCAGGAATTGAACTTGGTTGATCTTCTGCTATATCTAAAGCTGACTTTATTCTCTTACTTAAAGATAATGGCCTTCCTTCTTTAAAGTCAGAAATTAAAGACCTTATTGGATTTTTTTCTCCTTCTGGATTCATTAAACCAGAAGCGTAGCGAGCTTGTCTTGCCATCAAGCCTTCGCTAAGATTATTTATGGGACGATAATAACCTTGCAATTTATTTGCAGTTGTTACACCTTCTACATCAGTAGAGTAGGCTGTTACTTCTCCTTTTGTTTTTCTAAAAAATGATCTTTTAGTTTGATATATAAAGAAGTCTGCGTCCGTTTGTTTAGCCATATCACCAAACGGCTGGACACCACCACCTGGGACAAAATGCAAAGGAGACTTTTTGCCCATTTCTTGCATTTGTTGAAGACCAAAAATACTTTTTGGACTAATGTGAACAATTGGTATTTCAAATTCGCTAGCAAAGAAGTTACCGAGAGATCTAATCGTGCCGGTAAGCTTTGTAGTATCGAGTATCTTGCCAGACCTACTTGAGTAAAGGCCTTCTATGCTTGAATGTCCTATAGAGTTAGATATTGGATCGTTAATAGCTGATTGCCTATTAACGTCATTTAATATTGTTTTTTGTCTCTCCGAAAGATAGTCAAAGAATCCTTTTTGTCTAGCCTCATCAAAACCAACTTGCTTAAGTCCAAAGATATTAAATCCACCAGATAAGCTTGGTCCAGACATTTTTTTATTTTGTATTAAGAAAGCCTTTAGTGAACTAAAGTTGTTAGCATCTATTCCGTTTCTTGCTAACTGGGTTTTTATAATATCATTTGATATTCTTTTTCCATTTGTATCTAAAAGCTTAATACCTAAAATGTCTGCTGATTGTCTTTGTAGATATTCTTTTTGATCTACAGAAAGTTTTCCAGCAAAAGCTTCATACGCTTGTTTTTGTGGTTTAAAAAGACCTTGGGTATGACCTATTAAATTTTCATTATATAAAGTGTTCCATTGAGAGTTAATTTTAGCTGTAAGATTTTTTTGGAATTCTTTATTCGCAAATTGCGAGTTAGCGTTCTTTAATGCCCTTTCAAGTACATCGCCGCTTAGGCCACTATCTGGCTGTAAGCCCTTTATTGTTGCTGCACGTGTTGCCAGCTCTTGGAAAAAGTCTGGGCCTTCTTTAAAGATAGGGTCTTTGCCTATGCTAAATATTTGCGATATGTCTTTGCCTTTTCCGGCAACAGGGATGTTCTTAACTTGGACTTGAGTTGAAAATAACTTTGCGCCTTTTTCGCTAGCACCTTCGTTAACTAAATGTTTCTCTACTTGACTTCTAAATTCTTTTTCAACTAATTTATTATAAAATTCACTTCCGGATTTTCTAAACCTAGAACCATAAACATTTTTTCCACCCATCCATCCTTCAACTGTGCTTGCAAAATTAGACAGTCTACTAGAGTGTTGGTTTTGTATTTCCTCTATTGCTGTCCCTAAAGAACTCTTTGCAAGCTTATCTGCTACGTCATCACCAAGGCTGCCTTTGTTCTGAATGCCTTTTGTTTTAGCTATTGCTTTGTCGTAAGTTATAGCTTTTGTTACGACATCGTAACCTTGCCCCATGATTTTAAATCTTGAATTGAATTCAGAAAAACCGCTTCTAAATCCTCTCATCGCAGGCATTGCGTCTATCAAACCATACTGGCCTGGGCCTTCTGCGTTTCTTCCAATGAATGCCTCTTTTGCTATTTGGGCAAACGGTGCATTACGTTCTCTGGCTTCTCTTACTCCAGCTCTAACGCTTTTAAAAACTTGTAATTGCTCGGGTTGGTCTTGCCTTGCTGCGATTGATGCTCTGTTGAATGCACCAGAAAATTGAGTTGACCCTCTTATCACCTTGTCAGTTATACTAACTAGATCATTACCAACTTCACCAAGGATAGTATTAAGATCTACAAATCTTCTTTGCAATTTTTCTTGGAAAGGAGTTGTTGCTGAACTATATAATTTTGTACTTAAAGCTCTTTTTGCTGTGCTTGTTGCTGCACCAGCTAACTCTTGTGGTCCCAATATTGAAAGGGTGTTAAGAACAGATTGTTTAGCAAAGTCAGCAACAACGTCGACAGGGTTATACCAATTGACTTTACTTTTTTGTTCGTTATCCCCAAACAGAGGGTCGATAAAACCTCTTTGAGTTACATACATTGCTGGGAGAGTGTAAGGTAGTCTTCTACCAAGGCCAACTAACCTTTGCTGTACCTCATCCCTATGAGCCCATATAGCAGCTGGTTCGCTAGTCAGCCCTCTAGCAGCGTCTCTAATCTCTTGCTGGGAAAAGTGCATCCCAAATCTTGTGTTCTTTAAGGCATCAGAATAACCTGTTGTAAGTCCACCTTCTGCTGTTTCTAAAACTAAGTTTTTATAAAAATAGTCAGGGTCAACACCTTCGCCTACGGACCTGGAAATACCCTGAAGGGTGTCCATGACCTTCCTAAGTTCGCCTACGCTTTCTACCAATCTAGTAGCGTGGCTTGTCCCTCCTGTGGCTCTTGTAGCTCTTGCGGCATCATCTATTGTCTTAGCTAGCTTTAGACCACCCTTTTTTACCAGCATTGCTGAAGCGCCAGTTGCGACAACCGTAGCGATGTTTGTTGCTATAAATTTGGCAAAGGGGTGCCCATTAAGTCTTTTGGCTATAGCACCGGAGTTAGCACTTGGGCCCTCAGTTTCCCCCTCATCGAGAGGTATGTCCCTTGATGTAACGCCATGCCCTAAGCTACTTAATGGGCCTTTATCACGTATCAAAACTTTCCTCCGTTGTGTTACTTCATTCCCCAAAGTTTTTGTGCAATTGGATCCTCGTAATCAGCAGCGCCTTCTAGCTTGGAAGCATTGTGTCTCGCTGCGGATTGCTTAGCTTTATTTACTTCTTCTTCTGGGTCTATTAATTGCAACTTAAGATCATTTGGTTGTATCGAATGCATTGCTTGTGTTATCTCTATAATTTTTTCAGACAATGCAACTTTATCAGCTAACTGAGAGTACGTCATATTATCAAGATCTTCGGGCTTGTATGTACTTATAGTAGCGAGAACAAAGGCCTTCATTAAAGTTCTTACTTGTCCTGATTCAGCTCTTTTTTCTTCTAGGATATTTTTTGCAGTCTTTGCGCTATTGAACCCTGAAATATCAAGAATCTGAGTAGCTAATGTTGAAACAATTCCTGCTGGAAGCTTGTCTACATTAAAGTTTTCAGGATAAACTACAGCCGTCGTTATAATTGAATCTTCTGAATCAATAGAAGATCCACCGTCTAAATCCTGGTAGGCAATGATGTCATCAAACTCAGAAAAAGTTAGCTCTCTAAAGAATACAGTTTGGCCTTTAATTTCTGTTGAAAATATTGGACCGTACTTTTTTCTAATTTCTACAATCTCTTTAGGTTCAAGCATTTTAAAATTATAATTGACGAACCTCTAGAGCGACAAAGCCTGAAGCTTCTAGGACTTCCTGGGAGATTAGAGAGGGCATTCCGGCCATTTCCTTGGTGATCGCTGCCTTGTCAAATGAAGGGAACAGGATGCATATTTCAGCAATTGATTCTTCGTTCCACATGTTTGCTTCTGCAGATGACAGTTGGCCAGCAGCGACGAGCTGCTCCATCTTCTTAACCAAGTGCTTGTACTCTATTCTGGTTAAAGTTCTCCATACTATATGCTTTTCAAAAGACAAGGAAGTAACGTATACTTCGCCATGCTCTTTCTTCCAAATTTTAATTAAACCTGCTGTTGGTCCACCTGGCCAAATCTCTTCGTCATCAGGAAGATCTTCAACCTCTTTGTTTTCTTCTTCTTCTAAATCCGAAAAATCATCTTGTTCCATAACCATCGCGTCGTCTTCAAGCATCTCTGCTGGAATCTGATCATTTGGTTCAACTGAAACTTTTCTTTGGTTTGCCATTATCTTTTCTCCTGTCATAGACATTTGTTTTATATTCTATCATCATACCACACTAATTGTATCATTATCTAACCAAAAAATGGGTTATTTCCTCTTTCGGTGCTTCCGTTTAAACCAGAACCAGTTCCGCTAGTATGGGTGTTTGGAGTCGCCTGGTTTGCCCCACCATTTGCGTTGACTCCAGTTGGGTCTTGAACTATGTTTTGCAGTGGATTGCTTGATCCATCAGCAGCCGTGTAGTAAATGTCTCTTGCTATAAACTCGTAGCCTTCTTGCAAGGGCGCACCGCTTGTGTCATAGCCAGTAGACATGCTCAGCAATTGTACATTTTGTAAAACAATTTTCATTGGAGTTACTTGATTACTTATCTTAGTTAACCTGGTATTGTAATCTGTAGAAAGTAGTCTATCATGGTTGTCAGGCGGGTTTGCGTTGTTAGGAGCTTGCGTTGCACCTTTGTTAACTAAACCGTTTTCTTGAATACCATATATAATTATTATATTGAAAGGTGGATGCGCGCTAAAGATATGCTTATCGTCTGATGGAGAATTAGCAACTTTTGCTGGGTCGTATGTAATTCTGTCTAATTGGCTTCTTGCCCAGTACTTTAATATATTTGCTTCATCTTCTGCGCTTTCTCCAGAAGAAGAAAGAACAGATATAACATTTGCTTTATCAGCTGATACTCTCTTACCAACGCTTTCCGATCTGACTCTTGCAGCCTTTTCTAAAAGATCAGTCATTCTTCTTGGGTACCTAGAGTACACAGCAAGGTTGCCTGCTACGATTCTAGCACCATACATTATAGCATCGTAGTTGTAAGACCAAAAACCATACAACGGCTGCTTCTCTTGCTTGATAGAGAATGTCATACTAGAAATATCTAGCTCGTCGCCTGGATCAAACAATCCATCTATATAGACCTTAACGTCTTCTCCAGAAAAATAATAATCAAAATAATTACTAAAATTCCTATCTTCTCTAGAAGTACCTGCCCATTTTAAATCAATGTCTTTGTCTAAAGGATCAAAAGAACTATCGGCAAAGGGAAAGCCTCTTTTTATGCCATTTCTAGATATTACTCCGTCTGGTATATAACCACTAAAAGGCCTGTATGGACCCCTGTTATTTTCCGGCATTTGTCTTCCTAACTTAGAGGTATTGTTTTATCAATAACGTTATGGTATTCTCTTGCTTTATCTCCAAAGAAGCCTTGAGATATTATAGCAGAGTTTACTCTCTTTTCAATTTCGTCAGGATAGGTGAAGCTATCGTCTGGGTCGTAATGGACAAGTGGCTGTATGCCTCTAGCCATATATGTATAAGTTTGTTCTGTAATAAGGTCATCTACAGACATTGTTTGTCCTTCGTCGATTATAGTCAAACCAAATATTTTCATTTTTCCATACAAACCATGTTCGTTAAAGAACGTTAATACTATATCAAAAGGTGGAAGCATGTCTGCTAAAGGAGAATACCCCAGCATAGAAAGCTTTCTTTTAAATTGCTTTATTCTATAGAAAGCATACTCGTTAAATACTGTAAATATTAATGACCCAGCAATTGTTCTAGGGCCCTTTACAAAACCTCTTGGGTTGACGTGTCCCAATGTTCTAACTGGCGTGTTCTCTCTATGCATCGAGTAAGATATTGTTTGGAGTTCAGCTAACTCTATGACGTCGCCTTGATTATTTAGATTGCCATCTTCTGCCATATCCGGTATGACCATGGTGGCTGATATATCCACGCCAGCAAACGACATATTTGAAAATGGATCTGGAAGATTCTTTTCTCTTCTATACTTTTTAACGCTGTCTTCGTAAAGACTGTCTCTTGTAGTTTTGTTTATTTGAGCTATATCTATTTGAGATGGTATAGTTATACCGCTAGTGTATTGCTCAAGTGGCCTGAATGACCCAGTATTCGGGATTGGTACTTGCGGCATTGTATTTGTTTCTCCTTAAGAAAAGGGGCAAGCGCAGAGAGCGTACTCCCTACACTTGCCCCAAACTATTCTTAAACAACTAAGAAGTTGTATTAGTGCTATGGTCTAATGATATCAGGGTTAAGCTTCGATTGCTTAACTGCGTCCTTTGAAATTATATCACCAAGATTTTCCGAATTCATCCTGAATAACTGGTCATTCGCAATCTTGTACATAGGGCCAAGTTCTCTAGCGACATATGTCATAGTTTCTTCTATAACTATATCGTCCATCGATGCACCAGAGCCTTCGTTAAGAAGTTCGCAACCATAGATTGATCTTGCAGCTGCCTGACCATATTCGTTAACAAAAGTAATTGTTATGTCGAAAGGTGGTATTTGGTCTGCGTAGAATGGAACCTTGCTTGTTACGTCTCTTGTCTGATCTGTAAATTCTGCAATGCCTCTTCTATGGTTAGTGTCTCCAGGAAGAGTGTTATGGGCTCTTGTGAAGAACTTCATCTCGTCTGGTGTGTTGTGGTGCTTATCAAGCATGGTGTACAGTGCTGGTCTGTCAAAAACTGTAAAGATTAATGATCCAGCGATACCACGTTTTCCTCTAGAAAAAGATCTAGGGTTTGGTGAACCCATGGTATAAATTGGTGCCTTTTCTCTGGTGACAGAAAAAGTTATGCCCGAAAGCGCACCTATTTCAATTCCACCAAATGTTGCTACAATGTCAGCTCCAGAAAAAGTAGTATAAGTATTCAGATACTTATTAACTGGACTGTCGTAATATTCTCCTGCCATTTGAACCCTCCGTGATTCTTATCGGTTATGTTAGGCTAAGTTTACTGATAAACGCACTTCGATACTCTTTAGCTCGAAGGCTGGTGTTACTACAAGGTCGATTACCGCCTTATTCTCGTTCGCAATATACGAAACCGCAAAATCTGCGTCGAGTAGGGCACCTAATTGCATCATTCCTCGTAGAGCTGATGTGACTGCAGTTTCCATTGAGTTTCTAACTTGAATGGTAGAAGCCTCTCCGACGAACTTCTGGCATACTTGACGAACAAGCAAGGAGCACTCGCTTATTATTCTCATAGTAGAAATTCTAGTGTAGTCTGAAGTGTCTGCTGCAAAAGAAAGTCCTTCTGCAAAAATTGGAACTCTGTTAAAGTTTAACGCTACAGAGTTAATTCCCTTAGAACCAATAGATGCTTGCGCAACTCTTGATGGGTTATATCTCATTGTCGTTATATTATAAAGTACTTTGTTAGATGGCGAAGTATAAGAAGCCAATCTTGTTAATGTACCAGCCAATGAAGCTGCTCCGTTTGAGTAACCCCAAGTTGAACTATAGCCTGTTGGGATAAGCTCGGAAGCAACAACGAACAAGTGCCTACCTGCTTCGGCAAGTCTGACATATATTATGTTACCAGCAGAGTCAGTTGTAGTAACAGCTATGTCCTGGTTCCTATCTGGAAGATTAGTCAAAGCCAAGTGGGTGCTGACAACTGATGGTGTCATAACTTCACTTGCTCCAAGATAAGGCTTAATACCCATAACTGCGAAGCAAGGGTGTGAGTTCTGCGAAATGTCTGCGCATTTTCTAGCTACTCTTGTAGCCATAGAATTATTTACAGTTGCTGTGTCATCTGCGTAGAAGCCAAGAGTACCAGTATCTTCAGAAGGTGTAGCACCCCATTGTGTTGGGTGGCCACCACGACCCCAAGGGATAATGATATCTGGCAAAACTGATTCTGCTGCTTCAAATGCTGCGTCGAAAACGCTTGTGCTGCTTGAAGTAATGTCTGCAGTTACTGATGAAGTACCTGGAACAAAAACAGTGTTTGATGGCAGTGGAACCATATAGATTCTTTCTGCACCTGATGCAACTAATTCAATAAATGCACGATGCAAGTCTGAGTTATTGCCGAAAGCAGTTATCGCATCTGCTTCGTTTGTCACTTGGACAGCGTCTAAATCTGGAACATTTCCAGTTCCAGCAGCGGTATTTCTTTTCGCTATTACAACTACTCTAGGTCCAACCGGAAGGTCCGAGCGAGAAATGCTATAAAAGCGATCTTTGATTATTGTTTTTACACCTGGAATAGCCATTTAGCTTCAACCTCCAAAATTGATATTTAAAAATTAACTCATGGAGTATAGTAACAAGCAAGTTATAAAAACAAACTACATTAATAAGATGGAGTACTAGATTGATATAGGTCTATTAAATTAACTTCTGTACCAGTATAGTCAGGAGTAGATTTTAAGGTATTTGACATTTCCGTAGCCATATAAGACCTTATGTCGAGTATGATCTTTTCAATCCTAGATATGGTTGTAGCCCAAAGTTTTTCAGTAGTCAACATATAGGTGACTGTTCTTTTACAAACATCTATAGAGTTCCTAGAAGACTTAGAGTCAGCCATTCTTCTTGAGTATACAAACTCTGAAGCACCTAGTCTTTTAAAGACTGGAGTATGCTCCATCATGAAGTCTTCAAATACTTCAATTATTCTATCTGCTGCGTCTGCACCGCTGTACCCGGGGTTTTCATCGTCTGGTATATCAGCCTTATTGGCTCTAGTATAGACGTTAAACCCTACGACATTTTGAAACCTTTGACCGTATATGATCTCGTCGGCGTCTTTAGGCATGTGTCTAGTTCTTGGCTTTGGCTCTGAAGTATGGGTCCTCTTGAGTTCTAATGTATAAGTTATCATTGGATAGCTTGCGTACTGCCCGCCATCTTCTGGCTCAAGTGGTATTTGAGGATATGCGTTTTCCCATAGGGCTTTTACTAAAGCCATGAATTCAATATAACTTAAATTACCAGCCGCCTGAAGTGGATCGCCACTGTAAGACCTATTGGTTAAAATATCATTTTCGTTTAAGCCAGGCATTGAAAAAGAATTTTGTGGCATTGTTAAACTCCTGGTCCAGTTAGTATATTAAAACTTATTCTTTTTAGAGCATGAGACGATATTAAATCAATTTCTAAATATATCTTGCCCTTTTCTTTTTTATCCGCAAAGATCTCAAACCTGTAGTCTCTAACAATAGATGGAGTTGTGTTTTTTAAAACCTTAAACATTCCATTAACTTTTTCTTGTATTGTATCGTACGCAAATTTCCCTATGTTTGACTCTGCTATTAGTATAATTTCATTTATTATCATAGCGGCCAATCTTACTTGCGGGACGTTTGCAAAGCTAGAGCCATCTTTTGCTAAAGTTTTATCATCGGACAAAAGAATTTGGAATGGTATATTTCTTCTAGATCTATTATTTTTTACAAGAGTGTTTACCTTACTGCTGTGCAGTTTTGCCACATGCGCTGCATTCAACGGAACTCCAAAAGCAGAGTACGCACCTTTTAAAACTTTTCTATTCAAACCCATATACACTGGCCATTCAGATAACTGCCCAGCAACTGCCGCAGCTATTGAGTTAGTGTAAGTAAAGGATAATTGAGGATAATTAAAGACTGCCTCTCCATAATATAGTAAGATATATCTTCCAATATCTAGGTTATTACCATCTATGTCTATTTCTTCTGGCAATGTCCCATTTGAATCTTTTAATATGTTTTTTAAAAAATCGATACTTGAGATAGTGTTAACATCTTCTTCGTTCATCCCTTTAGACCTAGAGCCAACAATGCCTATTCTTATCGCCGAAGTGTTTCTATAAACGTGATCGCAATGATCTGCTAGCTGTCTAACAAATTTAACTCCATCATTCCTTACAAAAGAAACTCCAACTGGAACTATTATATCTATAAAATCTACTTCTCTTGCATTGAGGTATGTTTTTTCTAATCTTTCATAATACTTTTCATAAAAAGTTAAAGAACTTGGTGTTGAAGAATTAGATATTAAATCAGGTCTTTTTTGGTTTACCATTGATTGATCTTCAATATACTCAGACATCGGAGCAGATATCATTATATAGATATCGCTACATCCTGCTGCTTGGCAATCGAAAACTGCCCTAAGGAGCGGTGAATTTTTGTTCCCACTCATTATATCTATTGCTTCTTGAAGAGAGTTTATTCTTCTTATTTCGTTAAGGCCTAACAGAGTCGAGTCAGCGTGACCAACTAATAAAACTGAATTTGTTCTACCTGGAACTAAGGTCTTGTATATCGCATTTACTTGTGTGCTATTAGAAAATATTGTCTGACTAGTTACCAAAGTTGGAGTATTGGATTTTTCCCTAAGAACAAGACCTGTTGAAGAAAGATTTGTTAAGTCAACGTCTTCTGCTTCTTTATACACCGAAAACTTGTCTGAAGACAAAACAGCACGAACTTGATATATTCCATCTAAAACTGGGTCTACATCAGTTATAGTTATTAGCTCTTCCGGTTTTAAGTCATGGGTATTGACTGTTGTTAAAGTTGCAATATTATCTTGTATTTGTTTGCTTTTTATATATATTGGTTTTTTTGAATTTACATCTCTTACTTGAAAATATAATTCTCTGACTTCTCTTACGCCATCTATCTTTGCTTCTAAAACAATTGTATATTTACCTGGAAAAAGTTTCTCTGGTATCGTATATACGAAATTATATACTCCTTTTGATTCTCTTGTTATATAATTTTTTTCCAACTTAGTTTTTAAATCAGGGCTTGTGTTAAATTGCGTTGTGATAGGTATACCGTAGTCAGGCACTAGCGACTGAGCGTTGTATGAAAAAGTGCCATCGACAATTCCACCGCCGCCATTTTCTCCCCTTATGACGTTTATTAATATATCACGAGTAGTGGAACCATAGAATGGCGTAGCGGATGTATTCCTTTGTGCCCAGTTGCTATCTATATAGATTGGGTCGTAGAACTCAGCATCTAGATTAAACAAGAACTTAAAAGTAACTTGTTGACCATTTGTATATAACGACATATTACACCGGCTTTTCTCTAGTTGCTCCAGCAACCCAATATTCTATCTTGCCAAATCTACCACGCATAGGTACTGCATAATCTATTAAGTATACCATTTGGCCATCTGGATGATTTTCTATATTTTCATATATACGATCACCGGTTCTTGGATTAATGTTTGTTTCAAAATAGTATATCATTTCGACCGCATCCGGCGATGTTCCTTCTGACGATTCTCTTAAAAGGTTAACTAAATCTGAGTTTGCTGGGTACATATGTCTAGTCGTTACTCTTTCAAGGGTAGAAGAGTAGTTGAAGTCATTGTCTAATCTTCTTTGGATAAGAACGTCATGACCCCATTTTTTTAGTATGTTTCTAAAAGTTCTACTTAAATCAGTCACGACTTCTTAGGCCCCTCTTCGGCATTGGGTCGTCAACTACGCTACCCTTTCTGCCCGGACCATACAGTTCCCTATCTGAAAGATAAATAACAAGACCAGTGTCTGGGTCTATTTGCTTCCCAGAAGTCTTAGTTCCAAGTCCACTAGGAAGACCCTTTGGTTGAACGCCTCTCATAGAAACTTGAGAAGCTAAAAGTTCTTTTCTCAATGAGGCTGCAATTTGGCACCACGTTGTGGCGTTACCTCTATTGACTGACGATCTTGGCATTGACTTGTTGGTTACGCTAAGGTCTCCTAGTTTAAGGGAAAGCTCGTCATCGCCACCAAACCCATAGGTTCTACTAAGCTCGCAAGCAGAGGATGCCTTGATATACTCTACCGCTGTAAATGGCAAATCTGGGAATATATTTGAATCTTCTATTGAAAATATTTTTTTAACTTCAGTAGAATAATGATGTATTAGCTCTCCCACTTCGGTTAAGGAAGCATCAGGGAAAAAAGCTAATAGTTCTTCTGGGTCTAGATATAATGGCTCTACAACAGTGGTAAAACTTATTATCTCATCGCTACCTAGGGTTACTGTTGGCCTGTAATCGGTGGCCAAACTGTTGACATATATTTGCTGCGTAACTGTTATATAGGTTCCATCTTGCAAAACACCAACAAACGTTATATTGTACTCTCCGGCTTTTGATGGGGTAAAATCAAAGTAATACTCAGAAGAAGTCAAAGACACTGGAGTTGTATTTGAGACTGTTGAGTCATCAGGGTCTTTAATAATTAAAGTTACTCCACCCTGAATTGGGGATACGTTTACCTGCTGGCCACTTACTGGGTCAGTGTCTACAAATTTTACTTTAAGACGTACTTTATCATTTATGATAATTGAAGTTAGTGTCATTGGAGCCTCACTAAAAGAATTGTAATATTATAGTAACAGAAAACGTGAGATAAATCAGATAGCGGTTAAGAAACTGCGATTAAACCATGTCCTAAGTTTGAGAAACTAGTTATCCCGATAAGGGCACTTGCCGTTTCATCAACCACGCTTACCGTGATAGTCCCGTCAGGTGCGGTATCTATACTTAAAACTGCAACCGTTGTATAATTTGAATAGTTTAATTGATTTACAGAAATAATGCTTATATTATTTAATGTAATTGGGTTTTCTAATGAGGGGGCATATATGATAACCGTGCCAGAATAAGTAGCGTTATTTTGGCTATAGGCAATTTCCATATTGTACATAAGTATGCTCTTTCAATTTGATCTACTAGCTATAGTAACTAACCTTAAGCCTAAAGATACTGCCATTTCTAGAATGGTTTATCGCCCTTAATTGTTACCCTATGCATTACTCTTGTTTTACCCTTGTAGTCGAATAGGGCGTAGTGCTTGACTGATCTATTATCCCACATCGCAATCGAGTCTTTTTGCCATCTAAATCTGCAGGTAAACTCTTCACTAGTGCAGTGATCAAATAAAAACTTAAGCAGTGTCTTTGATTCCTTTTTTGATAATTCGACTATCCTATTGGTGTATGAATAATTCACAAATAATGCTTTACTGCCGGTTTCCGGATGAGTTCTTACAACTGGGTGAATAGCCTTTGTCGTAGCTTCCTCTTCATTTTTTGTATCTATAGAGTGAGAGTTTTTAGAATAATATCCATTACCAGCAAAGATTAGACTTGCATCATGAACTGCATGCAGGCCAGATAAAAAATCTTTCATACTGTCAGAAAGCGCATCGTAAGCGGCATGCTGGTTAGCAAATAAAGTATCTCCACCAAAATCAGGTACTTCTTTTGCGTGTAGAATTGTAGCCATATCTGGCTTTTCCATAAAGGTTACGTCATGATGCCAGTCGCCTCCAAAGTTAGCTGTAGTAGTTGGCTCTGTAAGCACTTTAATTATTTCGGGATAATTCTCTGCCCCGCCTATAAAAGGGTGAGTGTTAAGTTCTCCAAATTTTTTACCAAATGCTATCAGCTGTTCTTCGTTTATCTTTTGATCTCTAAAAAATAATACTTTGTGGTCTAACAAAGCTGAGCGTATACTAGACACTTGCTTTTCTTCTAGGTCTTTAGTTAAATCAAAGCCAGATACTTCTGCGCCAACACTACCTGAGACAGGATAAATTTCCATAGTATTAACCATGTCTCTTTGCGTCAATTATTTTTCTAGAATCAGATTCTAAATCTTTAAGCCAATCTAAATTTCCACCATCGTTTACTAGGCCGTCTGGGTTAGTTGGAATCCCGTAAGCAAAGAATTGCAAGAAAGCATATCTTTCTCCTGCAGTTACTGGTGTGACTTCGTGTGTCCCTATATAGTTAGACGGGTATAGGACAACGCTTCCAGCCTTTGGGGCATAATCTAAATCAGCGTATTTAAATTTTATATGACCGCCACTAAAAGACCCATCTTCAACTTCTGATTCATTATCTACGCAATCGTTTAAATATAATGCTGCGCTTATTACGTTATGAAATGGCATTGTTACCTTAGGAAGTTCAGTGAAATCAAACTGAACCCTATTGTCACAATGTGGGCCTATCATTTTTCCTTCTGTGTAACCAGCTATATGACCGTGCCCTCTCCACCAGATGGTACTAGCTGCCTCTGTGTATATCGAGCAATACTGAACTAAGCACTTGTAGGTAGCATCTGCGCATGCTTTTACGAAATCTGTATATTCTGGTTTAGGCTTTCTGCCAGAGTGGGAACCAACAGTATCAGTAAATCTATCCGGTGCAGTTTCCAAAGAGTTTAAGTTAAATTTAAATCCTGATCTATTGACTGCATGGCTGCCCTCCTCTGTTGTAACTTTTTGGAAAACTGATTCATCGTTTTCTCTTAGCCAATTTATGTATTCTTTTATAAAAGATTTATCTATATCCAAGGCGTTATCAAAGACGACGACACCATGTTTATGGTCTTTATATTCCATTATTGTAAATTCCTCTTTGATCTGTATCTATCATATTAGCTAGCTTATTATATAATTTGTATGACTTCTTAATTTTTTTTAAATAAAATTTGTTAGTTATTAAGTACGCCTTTACATCTTGATTAACCGTACTTCTATAGTTAATATTGTCAACTCTTGGATGTGTTTTTTCAATCGTTGCAAAAGGTAAATTGTATTTTTTAGAAAAATACTTTAATATATAATTATTTGTTTCATTTTTACTTAAATAATCTTGATACATACTTAGAACTTGCTCAAAGCTTATAAAATAAATTTTGTCATAATTTTTTATATTAAATTCAAAGTATCTATTGTAGAATTTAACTGCACTTTTTATTATTTGTTTGTTTATTTTATTTTTACTTTCGAATAAATCTTTATTTATTTCGTTATCAGAGATAGATCTACTTATAAAAGAACAAAGAGTGTCGTGAGGCTCTCTTAAGGTACTGACCACTATCTCCCCTTTTTTAATCTTTTCTTCAGTGAAAGCCACTACGTGTACCATTGCATCTGGCATTATCAGCGTGGGAAATACTTCAAGAAAGATTGCTCTTAGAGATGTATTGCCTTGTCTTGGAAAGCTGTCTATATGGAATATATATTTGCTATTTCCATTTTCTCTTCTTAGAGTATAGTGAGATTTTGTTTTCTTTGCTAGTTGTAAGTTTTCTACCCATTTATTGTTTTTTATATTATAGCTCCAATGCCCTGCATCTGGCGTATTTTTTTGAAACAAAGATATAAAAATTCTTACTTTAAGAATAATATTTTGTATACCAAATATATTTATGGCTTTATATATTGTTCTTACAATATACTGTCTGCTAATTTTTTTTTGCTTGGTTTGGTTAGTAGCTTGATCTTGTAATGGAAAGTTGCTCTGAGTGCTCATCGTAGCCTTTCGAAATTAAATACTCTTTAAAGTCTTTTGCCAAGCTTGGCATATAGAGATTGGTGTCATGGATCGCTGACTCTGGATTCTTTATTGGATCAGTCACGCTTTCATGCACAGCTGGGTTAGGCGTACCTTGACTATACCAACCAAGATAACTATATCTTTTGCCTTCTGTTACTTTTCTTACTTCATGAGCTGCCATATAGTTAGACGGAAACATAAGTATGTCTCCTCTCTTCGGTTTGTATTCTATATCAAAATAATTAAAATAGTGACTACCGCCAACAAAATTGGAACCATTTAATTCATCTACAGAGTCAACGCTATCATTTAAATAGATTAAATTTGTTATTATATTTCTCAAAGCAAGTTGATCAGTAGGTTCTAGGATCCCATATATATAATCAGCACTTATATCGGAATGAGAACCAAGGTAAACATCCTTATTGTATTCAAGAAAATGGCCCTTTACTTTCCACCAAACACACTTATAGGCTAATGGAAATATTTCTAAGTACTTCAATAAATACTTGTCTTTAGTCTCTTCCATGAATTTAAGCCATTGCATAATTTCTGGATCTTTATTATAGTGAGCAGCGGATGCCCTTCTTGGCATCAAGTTTATGCTATCTTTACCGTAAAAGTACCCACTCTTATTAACAAAAATTTCTTCGTTTGTTTCTGGGTCGATCCCTGGCACGTACATATCAGACCATTCTGATTCGACCAAAGAAGCAGTAGTTTGGATAGCCCAATCCCAATCTAGGTCTATAGCACCGGGAAAAAGAATAACACCATTGGTAAGATTTACTGCTTCTACATTATTGTTTATCATAATTGAACCTTTGCTTTATCTACTTCTTGTGTCGTTTTGTCGCTTGTATTGATTCGGTTAGTCGGCCTATATAGCTCTGAGTTATCTTCTTCCGAACCTTTGTATTTACTATCAAGATAAGATATATAATCATTAAACAGCTCAGGTATCCAAACCTGTCCGCTGTCTATTATATCACTCTTGTCTCTTATGTTGATACCTCTATCTATGTCAGATGAACCTTGGGCAAAGTAGCCTACATATCCGTATCTTGATCCTTCAGTGCATGGCTCGACCTCATGTGTTGCCAAATAGTTTGAAGGAAACATTATTATATCACCAGCTTTAGGTGAATACCTAACATTCGCATATGGGAAAACTATGTCTCCACCAGAGTATTGGTGCTTGCTTACATCCGGGTTTGATTCAACTGAATCATTAAAATAAATAATAGCGCCGCAAACGTTTCTAATAGCGAGCTGTTGGTCAGGGACAAAACCTGGTTTATAGTTTACGTCATTATCACAATGAAGACCAAAAGAACTTCCTGGTCCGTAAGCAACTATGTGGCCTTGGGTTCTCCACCATAAACAAGGGAGAATCATAGGGAAAATCTCAATATATTTTAACAAGCTTTGGTATATTGAGTCTTCACATTTCTTAAAAAACTCAATATATACAGGGTCTACATTTGGAGTAGCAAACTCCATTATATGACTGCAAGATGACTCTATGTCTTCTAGAGCGTATCTATGACCAGACCTATTAACCGCATGAGTTGCAATGTTATTCTGATCATATATTATAGTGTAATCTTTTTTAATTGCTTCTTCTTTTAATGAAGCCAAGTAGGGCACTATTAACTCTTGGTCAATGTCAATTGCTTTTTTGAATAAAACTATCCCGATTGCCTAGTTGCTCTATAGCTGGTTCAGCGTTCATTTTATATTATCTTTTGTGCGTCTGTTCCACAAGGGCCCTCTAAAGAAGGTTCATTTTGTTGGCTATTTGATTCAGATTCTTTTGCAGCAATCTCTACCGTATCGTGAGTAGTATTATATTGTGCTACTTCTCTTCCTTGGTAAACCGGGTTCCAACCTAATTCTACGTTATTTTTTTCTGCGTTTTCCCAAATAGAATATTCTGATTTACAATACTTTTCATAGTCATCATATATATCATTAAACCAAACCGGTGGACACCATTCGAAGCTTTGATCTGGTTCAGATATAACAACGTTTGCAGTTAAGTCACTAGCCCCTTGGCCAAAAAATGTTAAATAAGAATACCTAACACCTTTGCCCATTTTACTAACTTGATGAGCTGCAACATAGTTTGTTGGGAAGAAAATAATGTCGCCCTTTTTTGGTTCATAAGATATACCTAAGTGTACAAAAGCAAGGTTGCCACCAGTAAAGTTTTTGCCATCTAACTCTTCTTCTGAAGAGACACAGTCATTTAGATATAGCAACGCGCCACATGTTTGTCTTGATGCAACCATGCCTCGTGGCATGTACCTAACACCTTTGGTGACTTTATAATTGGTATCATTGTCAGCGTGACAGCCGAGTATTCCACCATCTCCGTATCTTAATACGTGCCCTCTAGTCTTCCACCAAATACTTCCAACCATTAGCGGATATTGATCTATGTATTTAATTAAAGCCTTATATATCTGTTCTTCTAAATAAACAAAATAATCTTTTATATTGCTTTCGGTTTCTGAGTTTACTGGATCAAGAATTCTTACTGGAGTGTTAGGAACATCTTCTGGTCTATATCTAAAACCGTCTTCATTAATGCCAAACTTATTTCCATCTTCGTCTTCTATCCAAGTCCATCTATTGGCGTGTGCTGCCTCTGCTCTAGAATCAATATGAGGCAAGATGAGATCTTGTCTTGGGTCGAACGCGTTACGTGCAACCATGATTCCTGGCCCAAGGATCTCTATCTCTAAATCAGCAATCTCTTTTATCTCAACGTCTGTTATTTTTGGCGATACTGGATAAGCTGTGTCGCTTATCTTTTTTCCTTTTTCTGGAATAGAAGAATCGTAGCTCATCCTAAAATCTCATCCAATGCTTCTCTTATTGTCCAGCCAGCACCCATCACTCTTGGTATTTCATCTAGTGGCATATCTTGCCAGTTGAAGCGAGATATCATTCTACCGTCACCGCTAACTATAAACTTTTCGTATCCATGAGGAATTCTAGCTATAGCTTGTCCAGCTAAGTTCTGGCCCTTCTGAGCTGCGTCTGATTGGTCTGCAGCGGTGTCAGAGTAGTTTCTTTTTTCGTTGCCTTTTAGCGCAGAAAAAAGAGGATGTTCATTTTTTCCATTTACATCTACTTTTTCAAAAAACGGAAATGTTACAAAAGGGTAGTACTCTTTTATGAACGCACTTATTTCTTCGTTAGTTCCAGGCTCTGTCGCAGCAAATTGATTACAAGGGAATGCTAGGACAGAAAAGCCTCTATCTTTAAACTCATCATGGACTTTTTGTAGTTGCCAAAATTGTCTACATGTTCTTGCGTAAGACCAGAATCTTGAACACTTTGGGTCATAACCAGCCTTACTAGAAACATTGACCATTAAGGTCACCTTACCTTCGTATGGTAGAAGTGCGTTCTCTTCTCCGTCTATCGATCTAATTGGTATATTATATATTGACATTATTATACTCTGCCTTAAAATCTAGTTTTGGGTACTCATCAACCTGTACGGTGCCTATGATGGAATCTTCTGTGTGTGTTCCTCTTATGGAAATTTGCGCTTTTTGCGGGGTATCCACACTGAAATTTATTTGCAGACTTCCATTATCATACTTGCCGTTTTCAAAACTTGCCGAACCCATGTCCGTCCAAATCTTTCCTGATAAAGATGGGGAAATTTCTTCTATTGCAAGGTTATATTTTTCTTCCCCAAAAGGGGTCTTTACTGCCAAGGTCCATTTGCCGATCATAAAATCCTTTTTGCCAAAATGTTATTTTACCAATTATAACACAAACACCGTCAAAAGATAATATCTACTCAAAATATATTTTTACTATTAAGTGAAATTATTTTTTATCCCAGTATGGTGTCCAATCTGGATTTAAGGTTAATGTTGGATCTTTTGGAGAAAAATTAGCACTAATGACAACACGATCTTCGTCGATGTTGTTGTGCCTATTTGTCATGTGGGGGATGAAAGAATTAAAAATAATCAATAATCCATCTTCTGCTTTAATAAAAACTGAGCTTTCTAATGTGTTGCATGCTGTAATCTTAAACTGAACATCAGAGCTACCAACCGGAACGTTAACGTAGTATGCAATTGAGTAATATTCAGAAGGATGTAAGTGGCTGTTTGATTTATGGGAATGGTATCCAACTGATTGGCCATTCTTAAGAGTCAAAGTCCATATTTCAGTTAACAACATTTCGCGACCAATGGCTGAGCTTACTTCGCTAGATAAAGAATTTACGAGCTTATTACACTCTAGACCATCAAATGGAAATGTTTGATCTTCATAAGATTGAATCTTATCTAAATTAAAACTATCATTTAAACTTTTAGAATATTTTTTAATCTCTTTATAAATTTTATTATTATCAATATATTTTAATTTTTTTTTATATATTCCTATATTTAATAATGATTGAAACTCAAAATCATTCATAAAAAAACTCTCCAAGAGACAATGCTAAAGGTGGATTGTCTTTATGCCAAACGTTTATAACCATTACTTGTCTAATACCAGAATTTGCTGGGGTTGTTCCGTGGATAACGTGGCCGGCATCTAGTATCACTAATCTGTTACCTTTATAAGCTATTCTTTCTCTTTCTTCTATCGGTGATATCTTAATGCTATCTTTTTCTAAAGCTTCATATGATCCATCAATTAAAGTATGTCTGTGAATTTCTAAAAACCCACCATCTGGGTTGTCGCATCCATATAATATTGCACCGTTTACTGGCCCGGTAAATACTTTATCTCTAGCATAAAGGAAAGTATCTTCATCTACGTGTGTTGCAAGAAATTGTCCAGCTCTATAAGTTCTGGTCCAATATTCAAAACCAAGTATATCGTCATGCTGGTACTCTAAACGGCTACCCCATATACTTTGTATTATCTGTTTTTTTAATGTATTAGCTGGACTATTCCACCAACCATCCCAAAACATGTACGGGGCATAGCAGCTTGCTTGTTCATAATGGTAGCTATTCAGCTCTGTAGCTATTTGGTCTCCACCACCCATTGATTCAGGATAAAAGTTGAGATCTTCTAACATCTTTGAATGAAGGTCTTTATTTAAAAAATTATCTAATACAATCATCTACTGCTCCAACTGGTGTTGTCAAATACCCAATATTCAAAATCTATCCCTGGATCCCAAACTGGAGAAGCTAAATCCAAAACTTTTTTCCATCCAGTCTTTGCTGCATAGGCTAAAGATCTACTGTTGGATTTCATAATCCAAGAACCACAAACATTATAACCTAATTCAGTTCTTTTTTTTAATGAATCTTTTCCAATTTGTTTGACCATATCAGAACCTCTTGCTGCTTTTTCTGCAAAAATATAAACACAAGGATTTTCGTCTTTTTTTGATGTATTTAAAGAAGTTTGTTTTTGGTTTATACTAAGAACATCTGAATCGTACAATAAATATGATATCACAAAATTATTATCTTTGTCTAATGCGTACTGCGCAAGTGGCATGACTTCTATGGCTTTAATCCACCAGTCTATCGTTCTTGTTTCTAACCTAGAAGCTATTTGAGACGCGCTAAAGCCATTATTTGCAGCTATTGTAGGCCAACACTGAGACCATACGGACGAAAATATAGTGGCGTGCTCTATAGATGGGGTTGCTTCAAATACAGATATCCCCTGCATAAGCCACTTAGTCCTTAATTAGTACGGTAAAACCTGTTCCAGTAGATATATGATATGATTTAGAATTATCTATAGACTTAATTAATTTAGCCAAATCATCATACAAATCTGTTTCGGGTGTTACGTATGTAGTTTGGTAATTATTGTTGTCCAAGAAAATCATGACACCACCAGATGGTAATGAATTAAATATATTTTGCACTATTTCTGTATTGGGATCTGACACTAAAGCCTGGCTATTGAAAACAACTACGTTTACATCTACGGGCAATATCCCTTCTTCTACTTCTAAATAATCAAAAGTGTTTAAAGGGGTTGGGCCATTAAGCCAATTATTTTCTGATCTATAAAGATCTTCGTCAATTGGTACATAAACAGGACATGATAATAAGCTATCTAAGTAGTTATGAGGAGAAACCATAAAGCCTAATTTAAGAAATAAAACTCCAGTTGGTTTTGCTAATTTCAGTAGCATCTCTAACTGCAGGGCACTAAAGCGTGCAACTGCCATGGCGTCAGTGTGCCCATTACTTACCTGTTCATAACCATAAAAGCTGTTTGGGAATGCACCGATTGACTCTACGGACCTATCTGCTTCTAGCCCAATCTCATTAGCAAATACTGAGGAAGCCATATCTATCAAATCTTGTTCTGAAATAATTTCGTCATAATGACTGTTGCTATATTCGACAGACTTAAGCATTGATGTAAATAGATTTAATCTTTGGGCCATTTTTATGCTCTTTTCTTTATTAGCTTATAATAATACAAGTTTTCTTGACATGCTTTTATTATTCTTTTACGCTCTTTAGTTATTGTACTAGTTGCGTTTCTGTCCGACCCTGATAGTAAAGGATAAGTTTCCTCTACCGCTGCTATAAGTTCTTGTGGCGTAATTGTTCCAAGCCTATTTTCTTCAATTCCTAAAGAAAGGAAAAGCGCAAGCAAGTTTGCAGCTATTTTAGCTTCGTGTTGTTCTTTATTGTATTTCATTATTAAGCTCCATTTTCTTGTGAAGTAAATAATTCACTTCCAACAGCAATATTATGACACAGAACGCATGAGTGGCTGTGGTCGGTTGAGTTTAAGTGCTCATCTATAGAGCTTTGCGTTATGGCAAGAACTTCTTCGTTGGATAAATTAATCATAGAATCATAAAATAAATTATTTTTTTCAGCTTCTATTTGCATCGTATTTATCTTTGATTGCGGGATCTCAAGCTTTGCCATTTAGCTACCTTGCCTTAATGCTTTTATTTCTTCTATTAAATTATAAGCTACTATTGATGGAGCATACTTTAACGCGCCCAGGCTCAAAGGGTAAGCTGCGTCTTGCTCATTAGGGACTGGTATATTACCATCTACCGGGATGGAGTCTGGGTCGATGCCTAAATCCAATAACAGCTTATATAATACTGTTTCTTTAGCCTTAATGCTATTTGCTTTTGCTTTGGCTTTCTGCGCGTCTGATAAATTAAACATTGTGTCCTAACTCCTTTATTGTTTTCCTGCACTGTTTTACGGAAGTAACTAAAAAATCGACTCGAGCATGAAGTTCGACTAAGGGATTTAAGTGCCTTTTTTCTGAAGACATAACTCCATTTACTTCTTCCCAAGCTTTAGTTTCTTCGTTAAAAAACCTATCTTCAAAAAATTTAAAATCTTTTTCTGGTATAAAAGATTCTATCGTGAAATCTTTTAACAATACGGGCTCTCTTAGAATAATTTTTTGAAGCTTTTCTTCTGTTTCTTCTAAGGCAATTTTTGCTAGATTAAGTTTTTCAATTCTTTCAATAGTAAAAAACATTATACTCCTAAAGCTCAGTTGGCAGTATCTCACCCTGCACTATAGTAAAGCGTTTTCAAGTGATCACAACCTATTCAGGCTCATTAAAAGATGGAAGGCCGGAAAACGATGGACCGATACTATTACCCTTTGCGTCTAATCCGGTCTTAATCCCTTTAGTCCATGTCCATGGATTCTCTGTATTGTTCTTCATTTTCATTTCCCCATATTCTGCCCTATCGTTCATCAACTGGTGTTTGTCCCATAGATTTTCTACTTTAAACTCTACCGATTCTAATAGTGTATTATCATATATGTTAAAGAAACAGAATGGTGAGCCGGCTGGAAAAGTTACTGGTTCACCTATTTTTGTAATCTTCCAATTCATTTGAGATTCATCTGGCCACCATGAGCTAGGTATAGTCGCAGTCAAAGCAGAAGCCCCATCTAAAAAGTAGTTAGGGGATCCGGACATCCAGAGAGAGTAACCTGGCTCGGTGTTTATTGCCCAACCCATATTAATAGAAACCATACCTATAATTGATGCGTTAGCCTGCTCTCTGCCAGATGCCGTAGTTTGCCCAGACAATATCACTGGCGGAGTGTTGCCACCGTCCCATTGGACCACTAGGTCTTCCTCCATTTGAAGTTCCCAGCCATATACGTTAGCTACCGTCATAGGCATACATTGATAGGCGTGCTTCTTGTATGTTTCGTCCATCCAATCTCTTCTAATTTGTGATTGCTTTATAACTGGCGGGCTTTGATGGGTTTTTGTTAATGTAACTATTGTCATTCTGTTATTCCTTTTAAGATCGGGTCATTTGACCCTTTGGCAATTACTGTATCTTTGCTATCAACACTCTTTTGTTCCGGCGCATTTGAACCATAAGAAGTATTTTTATGGTTAGCGTCATTGTAGTCGAACATTGTGACAGCAGCATACTTTACCCCGCTTGTAACTTTAAGCGATGCGTGTGCAAAAATATAAGTTGATGGAAACAAAACTATGTCTCCATATTCTGGCTTAAACTTTATGTCCAAGTAAGGAAACCACAGTTCCCCTCCTTCGTAATCATCATTCAGGTACATGACAGAAGATAGTGTGCAGCTGTAAGAAAAACCATGATCGCTATGCACAGAAAAGTGCTGACCAGGCTGGTATCTAACAAAATTTATAGCTTCCATGAATTCCATTTTAAAATTATATCTAGATTCGTAATGGTTTAGGCAAGGTGTTAAGCAGTTGTTTATATCGTCGTACACTGCTTTTACTTCTTTAAACTGTTCAGTTAAATATGGCCAATGAGCTGGGCTAATTTTTAGATCAACACAATCCCTATACTCTGGCATTTTTGTGTTATAGCCAACCATTGCTTCTGACCATTTAAATAGCTGATCAGTACTGTTGCCTATGGTTTCTTCTAGTCTTTCAGATGTTCTCAAATCTTTTGATATAGCGTTCTTATATAAATGAAACCCAAGCTTTGGATCGCCAACATGAAAGTATTCCATAAATTTCTCCTTCTTATGGATAGGGGTTAGTTCTAGATGATACACTATACCATAGGACATGCCCAGGAAACAACACCATTTTTACCAAGAAGGAAGACTATGAACCCTAACGATGAAAAGTCATTAATTGAACCAGGCCATTTTGGTAGCTCTATTGATAATATAAAAATTATTAAGAATTTTGTTGAACTTGATGACCTAAAGAAGATCGAAAAATTTGTCCCAACAATTAACGAGTGGATGGACGCCGGCGAAAATATTTATTCAGAAGATGGGACATGCACTTATGATGCTTCTTATTGGTCTAATAGACAGTGCAGTGGAGAAATATTATCTAAAATTAACCTAGAAATATACAACATAGTTGATAAGTATATTCTTAAAATGAAGTATTTTTTAGAAGACGCTTTCAATGTAAAACTGTCAACTAGACCACCGGTTATTATAAGATGGTTTCCAGGGCTAGAGCAAAGACCCCACGCAGACAAACAGCTAAATGACGGCTCCCCTAACCCTTTCCCTAACTACGATTTAAATTCGTTAATATATTATAACGACAATTTTGGGGGAGGGGAACTTTACTACCCTCAACACGATATAGAGGTAAAGCCTGAGCCTGGCTTAGCTGTTGCCCATCCTGGAGATATCAACTACCTTCACGGCGTAAGAATGGTCACTTCTGGCGAGAGATTTACTACACCATCTTTTTATACAATTACAGAATTGAAATGATCTCAGAAGTTTTTTACGTTGAAGATTTTATACCAAATCATCTTTTGGATACACTGATAAGTTGGGCAATAGTTGCCCCCACAAAAAAGGATAGCTATAATCATAATGCTATTGAGTTTTTGCAGCTTTCTGGTGATGAGCAAAATATAGCTGCAGCTTTTGCTGAATTGAATGAATTAACCTACAGGTTTATAGAAAAAAAATTTATGTGCAGTTTGTACATGGAAAATGTATGCAGTATGGTTGTGTATAGGTCTGGTAGTTTTTTACCTAAACATATAGATAATGTTCCAGGACAAAATCTTCCTACACCAACTGGGAATCCTTCAAGGGATATTTCCTCAACATTATATTATAATGACAACTATTCTGGTGGTGAAATAGTGTTGATAAATCAAGGCTTAGAAATAAAACCAAAAGCTGGAAGCTTAATCTTATTTCCCTCTAATGAAAACTATCCTCATGAAGTTTTACCCGTAATCTTTGGAGATAGATATTGCAGTACTAACTTTTGGTCTTTATCTACTTAAAAAATGGCGGGAAAAATGGCGGGAAGAACGGTGGGAAGAATGGTGGGAAGAATGGTGGGAAAAAAGGTGGGAAAAATGGTGGGAAGAACGGTGGGAAGAATGGTGGGAAATAAGGAGGGAAGAATGGAGGGAAGAACGGTGGGAAATATGGCGGGAAGTAAGGCGGGAAGTATGGAGGAAAGTAGGGCGGAAAATAGGGTGGAAAAAATGGACTTTTTCTAGTGTAATCTATTGGGGTGCTTAAGGTTGTTAAAACACCTGCAGTTTGAACTTGAGCTGTTACATCACCTAGTTCTCCTGATACGGCGGTATTAACATTTGTAATCGTACCAACGCGGAAACCAGCCGTTGTAATAGCTGTATTGGCGGTGCTATCTTTTCCGTCCAGTTATATTAGGGACTATAGCTTTTCTAACTCCAGATTCATCACCAGTTATGCTCATATTATGCTGCCAAGTCTCCTATTGCCACCCATGTATCTGTCGCTCTTTTAACAAGTGTAACAGATGACCACTGTGCACGCAACTTTAACCCTGGAGTTCCGTTTACAGTTACGCCAGCTCCTGCGGTAACGGTACATTGCCCAACTCCAGTTTGTAGTATTCTAACTTGGGTTCCAATTGGGAACGCTACAGATGAGTTTGGCGGAATCGTAATAGTATTTGCAGAAGCATTTGATATTTCAATCATTTTATCTTTGTCGGAAAGAACTAGTGTATAGCTAGCTGCTTGCGCATTGGTGATAATGTTAGAAGAAGCAAAGTCTAGAGATACTGTTCCATTACCAACTTGTATTTTTTTATTTGTACTGTCCCAAGAGATTCTAGCATCTGTTGTTGAGGAAGTATTCGCAAGAGTCAATGTTGGGGAGTTTGTTACTGGGCTTGTAAATGTCTTGTTTGTTAATGTTTCAGAACCAGTAAGTGTTACGTAACCAGCAATATTTGCTCCAGCCGGGATAGTAACATTGCCAGTAAAAGTTGGAGAAGCTGTGTTAGCTTTGAGCCCGATACTGGTTGTGAGGGTTGCAGAAAGATTAGCATCGTTTCCAAGTGCAGTAGCAATTTCGCCAAGAGTATCCAATGTTGAACCAGCACTACCGACAAGAGCTGCAACTTCTGCACGAACAAACGCGGTAGTAGCGATTTGCGTTGTATTGGTTGCTGCTGCCGCAGTTGGGGCTTCAGGTACGCCTGTGAAAATAGGGCTCATCAGCGTAGCAAAGCCAGAGATAGATGCCCCCATAGGTATTGTAACAACTCCAGTAAAGGTCGGCGAGGCTATATTAGCTTTAAGATTAAGCGCAGCTTGTTGATCAGCAGAAACTGGTTTTGCTGCGTCTGCTGTATTGTCAACGTTACCTAAACCAACCATCGACTTTGTAATACCAGAAACTGTGCCGGTAAATGTTGGATTAGCAAGTGTTGCGTAACCAGAGATTAACGCTCCAGCAGGTATCGTAACAATGCCAGTGAAAGTTGGAGCATCAATCGGAGCCTTAAGGGCGATGCTGTTTGTTACAGTTGTGGAAAATGAAGAGTTATTTCCTAAAGCTGTGGCTAACTCATTAAGGGTATTGAGAGCTCCAGGTGCTCCACCAACCAAAGCTGTTATTTCTTGTTGAACAAATTCGGTAGTAGCAATTTGCACTGTGCTTGTTGTTGAAGCAGCCGTTGGTGCTGTTGGTACACCGGTAAGACTAGGGTTAGCAAGGTTTGCTTTAAGATCAAGTGCTGCTTGTTGTGCTGTGGATACGGGCTTGTTAGCATCGCTTGTGTCATCTACTGATGTTAGGTTAACCATTGCCTTTGTTATCCCAGCAACAGTTCCCGTAAATGTTGGGTTAGCCAATGGGGCTTTTGCAGCTAAAGCGGTAACTATTGTAGCAGCATAGCTTGCGTCGTCGTTTAGTGCATCTGATATTTCACCAAGAGTGTCAAGGTTAGCTGCCGCTGTTCCTACTAGGTCACTGATAACGCTCTTTACAAAAGCGGTAGTAGCAACTTGTGTAGTGTTTGTTGTGCTGTTTGCGGTAGGTGCTGATGGTACCCCAGTAAAAGTTGGTGATGCTATATCAGCTTTAAGGTTTACGTTTGCAATTGTTTCATATGTAGAGCTAGCAGTTGCTGTAGCAAGCTTGGCGTCTATCTGAGTTTGTATAGAGCTTGTTACTCCATCTACGTAATTTAACTCAGAAGTAGAAAGAGTAGCCCCGTCTAAAATATTTAACTCTGCAGCTGATGCAGTAATCTCTGAAATATCAGAAACAGTTAAGGCCCCCCAAGAAGCTTCTGACCCGGAGGTCTTAAGGTATTTCCCTGAATTCCCTGTTTGGGTTGGCAAGAGGGCCGTTAATGCTAGAGGAGCAGTTGCTTGGCCGGTTCCTCCGTAGGCTATCCCAACTGGTGATCCATTCCAAACTCCAGTAGTTAAAGTACCAACAGAAGTAAGGGAAGATCCAACTACGGTCACTGGCAACATCGTGCCAGTTAAGGTAGCTGCATTTGCCGTAATAGTGCTTGTCTCTCCTAAGTTTATGCTTGTTCCGTTGATCGTAAAAGAAGAGTTAGCTAGTTGAGCATTGTCTACGCCAGAGTTCTTTATTGTTACTTCGCCAGAACTAACACTAAAGTCACCAGCGCTAAAAAGGGCTATTCCTTTTACTGTGGTGTCGGCGTCTCTAATCGATGCAGTTACTGTGCCATCGATTCTTCCATAGGCATCTACTGAATGCGACTGAACAAAAGACACACCTGCTGAACCAGTTGAGTTTGTTTGAGTAACTGTGGCTAGGTCTATATTTCCTGCACCTACATTTATCCTTGAAGAGTTAGCTGAAACAACATTCAGAGTATTAGCGGTCCTGGAAAGACCTGCTCCAGCAGTTACTGAAGCCTGTACATCTGCAAAGGTTGTTCCATCATTTGTAAGTTGCCAAGCGTCTGTTGTTTCGTTCCACCTGATAGAAACATTATCACTAGATCCTCTTTCTACTTCTATGACACCGTTTTCACTTGGGACACCAGATGCAGTTGAGTTAATTATTATCTTATTATCTTCAACCATCAAAGTAGTAGTATTTACTGTAATTATATTTCCAGTGACAGAAAGATTGCCACCAACACTTAAGTTATTGCTTACCGTAGCGTTGTTTGCAGTTACGTTTGCCGATATGGTTGCTGATCCAGAAACCGCAAGAGACGATAAAGTGCCTACGGATGTAAGACTAGAGTTTACCACTGTAGACTTAAGGGTTGTTCCGGTTAGAGTATTTGCATTAGCTGAAGCAATAGTTGTACCTGTGACAGTCAAGTTTCCAGTAAGAGCAAGATTGCCAGCAATAACAGTATTACCTTCTACGCTCACGGAGGCAACTACTGTATTGGATGAATTTTTAAACTCTACTAAATTAGCTGTTGCCCCAGAAGCTGCCTGAAAAATAGCAGACTCGTCATATACAGTGATTTGTGGGGCAGTTTCTATCCTTAAACGAGCCATTTTGCTCCTATGCTAAATATCGCTGAATTGGTTAACTCTAGATATAGTAATGCTCATACTACAAAACTATTGTGTTCTAGCCATTAAATTGCAATGTAGAATTAATATAGTCTTGAATGCTAGAAGTATACTTCATGCTGCCAAAATGGGAAAGATTTATAGATGGATCTAACCATATTTTTCCGCCTATATTTTGCCAATATCTACAAAAACCGTAATCTTCCGAAAGGAATCTGCCAGTCTCATCTACGTATGAATTAAAAAAAGCGTAGCCGTAATCTAATTCTTCTGGGCTAAGAGCGCCGGTATCGTCTAAGTACTTATATTCCCCATACTGTTCCATCATTTTTTCCAAAGCTTCACGCTTTATCAGCATAAAGCCAGTTCCGGCTTCGAAAACTTCTATCGCACCTTTTTCTACATTGACAGTAGTTTGGTTTTCCTTTGCTAAATGAACAACGTGTTTTGTCGACTTAGATAACAAATCTTCGTGGGCAGTGTCCTCTATTGACAGTTCTTTTACTTTTTTCCAATCTATTTCTTTAATTGGATATGAGCCTGTTATAATTTCTTTGTCATGCCAAAGAAGTTTAACGATTGATTCATGATCAAATTGAATATCTGAATCTATAAACATTATGTGCGTGCACTCTTTATTACCCAAAAATTTAGCTATCAAATTATTTCTTGCTCTATTTATCAAGGAATCAGCTATAGTACACAGTGTCCAGTTTAAGCCTATGGAATTTAAGTATATACTAGTTTTTAAGAATGAAGCAAAAAATGGTTCTGTAACCACTGAGTTATAACAGGGAATGGCAAAAAAGACATTCCAAGATTGGATTTGTTCTTTTGAGATTTCGATCTTATTATTTTCCATAATTTTTATTATACCATATCTTTTCTTAATTAACTAAATCATAGACAGCTTTTTCAAGCATAGTTAGAAGAAGATCACTATCTTCTATGATGCCATCAACTGAACATACGGAAAGTATTAGTTTTTCTTTATCAACCCTAAACATTGTATTAAAACCTATGCTTGTATTTGAGTGCACTATTGTAGGGAAAGTATTAGTTTCTAAAATTTTATTATTATTTATAGAATAATCAAAATTAGAAGAAGTAAGCTTTTTTAAAGAAATAGAGGTTGCATGTGAGAAACCTTCCTTATTAAAAGAAGGGATTTTTCTACGATTATTCCAGTCTAAATTGTTTAACATTGATATTGAATAATTTAATTTGCTCTTAAAAGGATGATTTAAAAGACCTTTATAATAATAGATTAGAGGAGATTTTTTTATTAAAATAAAATTCTTTTTTATTGATTCTTTAATTTTAAATAATCTTATTAAATTATCTTGTTCCTCTGAGTTCATATCGAAAATGGCGAATACAGCTTGCGTTCCATATAGTGGCTTTTTGTTTTTTGTTTTTCTATAAGTAATTGGAATTGACCCATATATTTTTTTGTTTATTGTTTTATTTTTAGAAAATTGATAATTTACATAACCAGTAGAGGTTACATAGGCGCAAAAATCAGTAAAAGAAACGCCTAATATTTTGATTTTTTTTTCCACATCGGAATAATTTATCTCTAATTTTGTATAACTTTTTTTTGTATTTCTTGGATTAATCCATTGACTTTGTTGAATGTCAGTGCTTTTTTCTATATGGTTATTAATATCGTTTGTTTTTAACAAAAACCCCATTGCAAAAAAGCTATAGTATTTTAGTATTTTTTTTGCATTTGATGCTTTACAATTAAACCAGTTTATTTTTTTATTTTTTAACTTTACGCTCGGAAGGGTGCATTCGTCAAAGAATATATTAAACGCTGCAGCATTTGCTTCTCCGTCTGCTATCAGGTGTGGTATTCGTCTTATAAGAGCAGTGTTGCCAAATTTGTCAAAATTATATATTAAAATTAATTCCCAAAGTGGAATTTTTGTATTAAATTTTTTATTATAAATGATCTTTAAAAGATCGTTTTTTTCTTTTTCCGTTAATAGACCATCTAGATTATAAGAAGTAATATGATTGTCTAGATTTAGGTTTTCGTCTTTTACCAAGTACGGGTACTCTTTTTGCAAAAGCCCTTTTGTTAGTTTATGAGAATGTATTACAGAATTAGATATGTTTCTTTTTATATTTTGTTTTATAAAAGGAATTAAACATTCTTGGTTTTTATTCTCTATAAGAGTAAAAGTGTTTAATGGTAAGCTATTTTTGTGTTCCTGTAATAGGAAAAGATAATCCAAAACATTCATCTGGAGCATACGCAACCCTTAGAACAGAACAGCAACTACCAAGAAGAATCTAGTTGTACCCTTCTCCACACACGAGTGCTGTTATTTACATAATCACTATAGCATACGTACAGGTGGTTCGCATCAATGGATATGTCTCCTTTTTTATCTCCTGCTTGGCCATAAATGCTCGATGGTATAACGGTACTTATTCTCTGCCTGTTCGCCCAAAAGGACCCATTATAGATTAATGTTTCGCTATTTTGTACGCTGGTTAAGGTAATATCATTTAATTCAGATAAATTACCAAGGTCATACTTTGAACCTATTGAGCTAAATACTGTTATTCTTTTAGATAAAACTCCTGGAGCGGCGGAAAACCTTACTACAGCACTGTTGTCCGAATTCGCTTCCCATTGTATTTCAGAATAAGCGTAAGGATATTCTGTATCTCTACATACTATATTTATATTTTTTGTATTTAAATTATGAGTAATATTAAAAGAATTTGATACGTTGTTTCCAACATTAACAGAATATGCAAAGCCTTGCAAAGGCACAAAAACTGAAACTGATAAAGAATCCACTGCTGGAGGAGACGAGAAGAATAAAACACCATGCTTCTTTGACCTAGGCTCAAACCTGCATTCTATAATTTCGTATGGGGCAGTTGTACTCCTAACTACCGCATAAGCTTCCTGTGAGCCTAATAGATGGCTTACAGGGATTTCTGTAGAGGTACCATCGCCTATAATTTGAGTATGTTTAAACCCTGTACCAGCTGAAAGGACTATGACTTTTTTTGAGTTAAGGTCTACTACTTGAGAAAAGTCTAAAGTTATTGCATTTAATGTAGTTGCGTTCCAGTTTACTATAACGTTTTCGTAATTATTTACATTTTGTACAATAACTAAAACTTCTCTTGTACCCAAATTATGAGTAATTAAAAATGAGCTATTTATACTATCACCAAATACTTCTGTATAGGATCCTCCGGTATTTTCGTAAATAGATATTACGCCGGGTATAAATTTTGTTCCGTTAAACTTAAGTACTTGGTTTGTAGATGCCCCAGAAGGGTCTATCTCTATTGAGTCAACTAAAAGTGTGCTTGCCTGCACTTGCGAAACATTTATTGTTGACGGAAGCGATAGGGTATATGCTCCGCTTGTAGAACTAACAGTGATCTGACTTGCTGTACCAACAATCGAAGATATTAACGCTGCTCCGTACTATGGAGTTTGAGGAATTCTTATAAAATAGTTTACCATCAGCGTAATTTATTGCTAATTCACCATCCTCCAAAGAAGATGGTGTTTGGGCTACCTGTCCAGATCTTTTTACCTTTAAGATATTAACCATAATATGGTTTTTCCTTTACTTAAAGAATGGTGGGAAGAACGGTGGGAAGAACGGTGGGAAGAACGGTGGGAAGAACGGAGGGAAGAACGGTGGGAAAAACGGTGGGAAGAATGGAGGAAAGAAAGGTGGGAAAAACGGTGGGAAGAAAGGTGGGAAGTATGGCGGGAAATACGGTGGGAAGTAAGGAGGAAAATACGGTGGGAAAAATGGGCTCTTTCTAGTGTAATCTATATTAGTGTCCATCGGTGTCAAAGCACCTGCTATTGGAGTTTGGGCAGTTACGTCACCAAGTTGGCCTTCTACGTCAGTAGAAACATTAGTTATTGTACCAACGCGAAAACCAGCCGTTGTGATCGCTGTGTTAGCAGCGCTGTCTTTTCCGGCCAGTTACGGTCGGGACTGCTTTTTTCCTTGTTCCTGATTTGTCACCTGTTGCCATATTATGCTGCCAAGTCTCCTATTAAAACCCAAGTATTTGTTGCTAACTTGACAAGTGTAGCAGATGACCACTGTGCGCGCAACTTCAAACCTGGAGTTGCATTGACGGAAGCAGACCCAGTACCTGCAATAGTTAAAGTACCTGCCCCCTTTCTAAGAATGTCAATCTTGTCACCTACAGCAAAGGCAACAGATGCATTTTCTGGCACTGTTAATGTCATAGGGCTGCTATTATCCATGGTAATCAGTTTAGCTAGGTCCTCAAGGACTAAAGTATATGAAGTTCCTGTTTGAGCATTAATCTCTGACCTAAATCCAGATCTAGCTGGGCCAGTTGCTAACATGGTAGGAGTTACCGTAGCCGTATCGGTAGTATAAACTCCGTTAACAACGGAAGCTGCTTGACCAACGTAGGTATTTGCGGTTAAAACTTGTGTTGAACCAATTGTAATAGAATTGCCTGCAGCGAGTGTTATTCCGCTATTTGAAACTAAAGACTCAGCAGTTACGTTATTTGCCTTTAGCGAAGCGTAGGCTAATCCTGCTTCAGAGAAGTTTACTGTTGAAGATGGCTTTGTTGTTGCTGATGTAAATATTTTAAAGACGCCGTCTGATGCGTCTCTGACTATACCAGAGTACCTAGTGCTTGGTGTAGCATCGCTATTTTTATATGCTGTGACAAAACCAGAGTCGAGTATGTCGCTAGTATTTGCATTTGCTAAGAAAATAAAAGGATCAGTTACTGAAAGGTTTGCGGTTTCTACGGTTGTACCACCACCACCAAAGGCTATTGTTCCTTGTATGTTAACGTTTCCTGCAATGTTTAAGTTTCCTTGGATACCAACTCCACCAACAACAGTAAGTGCTCCAGTTGATGGACTTGTTGAAGGAGTTGGTATTTCTATATGAACATTAACATCTGGGAATATTGTCATTTGGGTGTTGTCCGAGGACAATCCACCAGCAGCAAATACTATATGGTTATGGGTTCCATTTGCTCCAGTTGCAAAAACTAAATTACCACTACCTGTTGTATTGGCTTTGGCTTCATAGAATATGTAGCCATCATGGGCTCCAGTAATAGTGAATGCTGGGTCGGAGAAGTTACTAGATGTTACTCCCATATCTATCCAACCGCTTGCATCTGTACCAGTGTCGCAATAAGCTATGATGTCAGTAGAAGAATCTGGGCTTGTGCCGGTATTTCTAAAAGCTATCTGAGAATAATCAGTATGATTGGCTTGAACTACTAAAGTTGGATTAGTAAGAGTCCCAGCAAATGTGGCTGCATTTGATCCCAAGAATATATCGCCTGCAGCGCTAATATTATTAAAGCTAACATTTGCGTTTGTTCCAACTTCTTGTCCAATAGAAAGAGTATGAGTTGTGCCTTCTCCTGAAGTAGAGGCTGTTGATGTAACTCCAGTGCCACCAGTGATTGTTGCTACATAATCGCCTGTTGTATCGGTACCCAAGCTAACCGAGTTTGCAGCTATAGTTGCAGTCAGTGTTGCGCTACCAAGATCAGTTAAGGTGACCGAACCAGTTAAATCTCCACCAAGGGTAATAACTGGTGAAACTGTAGAGTTGACCCAAGCAGTGCCATTCCATTTTACGAATTGATCACTTGCTACGCTTGTTGTAGTCACATCGCTAAGTTGGTTAAATGTCATCATACCGTCTACTGGTATATTAACCCATTTGTCTGAAGCTGAATCCCATCTCAAGTGATCATTATTGGCAAGACTTGTTATATTAAAACTTACTATATCTGATATGCCTATTCTTGCGTTTCTAAATACACTGCTGCCAGCATCATAAATGATAACTTCTTTATTAGCAACTGAAGTAACGGAAACGTCAGACAGTCCATCTAAGCCTAAGCTCAATGGAGCGTTTACCCATTTTGAACTAGCACTGCTATAAGAAAGAACAGAACCATCTTGAACGCTTGTAATTAATACGTTTGAAAGATCTGATAGAGTTAATGCCCCAGCGCTAGCAACGTTATCTTGTGATGGAATAAACTTAGTACCATCATATTTTAGAACTTGACCAACAGTTGCCCCTGTTGTATCGACTTCTATCCCGTCAACTAAAAGAGTAGGTATAGTTACGGTACCAGTAAATGTTGGACTGCCTTTTGGCGCTTTTGTGTTAACTTCAGTAATTAAACTAGTTACCGTTGATCCACCGCTGGTGAGTAAATCTTCTAGCTCTTTGAGTGTATCAAAAGCAGTTCCTGCTCCGCCCAAAAGCTCAGTTAATTCAGCCTGCACAAAAGCCGTAGTTGCTATTTGCGTAGTATTAGTATTTGCGGCTGCAGTAGGTGCAGTTGGTACACCCGTTAGCGCTGGACTTGCTAATGTAGCAAAACCAGAAATAGATGCTCCAGCAGGAATAGTTACAGTACCAGTGAATGTTGGAGAAGCTATATTGGATTTAAGGTCAAGAGCTGTTTGTTGAGCTGTAGAAACTGGCTTGGCTGCATCCGTTGTATTGTCAACGTCGCCTAGGCCAACCATAGATTTTGTAATGCCAGCAACTGTTCCAGTGAAGGTTGGGTTAGCTAGTGTCGCATAACCAGAGATAACTGCTCCAGCAGGGATAGTCACGGTTCCAGTAAATGTTGGAGATGCTATATTAGATTTAAGGTTAAGAGCAGTTTGTTGTGCTGTAGAAACTGGCTTCCCAGCATCTGATGTATTGTCGACGTCTCCTAGACCAACCATAGCTTTTGTCACACCTGCAACTGTTCCAGTAAAGGTTGGGTTCGCCAGTGTTGCATAGCCAGAGATAACTGCTCCAGCAGGAATCGTAACTGTTCCGGTAAATGTTGGAGAAGCTATGTTAGCTTTATTGGCGACTGCTGCTGCTTGGAGTGTAGCCGACAAAGTTACGTTAGAAGTTCCATCTAATGAAACGCTACCTGATAAATCTCCAGCTAATGTTATAGTCCTTGCAGTAGCCCATGCAGCAGAGGTTCCTGTAATGTTTGCAGTTGTTAATAAGAAGTTATGATAAGTTGTTCCATCATTGGTGAAAGTCCATCTATCGTTACTTTCATCCCAAATAATAGAAACATTAGCGGAAGTTCCGCGTTCGACTTCAATGCCTGCATTCAATGTAGGACTTGTTGTAACTCCAGAATTCAATAGAATTATATTGTCTTCTATGACTGTAGTTTCTGTATTTAATGTAACTGTTGTGCCATTGACCGTCAAGTTGCCGGCAATAACCATACTTCCAGAAACTGTAATACTATCATCTGTAGATATAGCAGTGTTGCTCACATGCTGCCAAGACAGTGATGATTGTACTAATGTGCCTACTGCGTTTTTATAATATAAAACTCCAGTGCTTGGATCAATGGCAAATTGGCCTTGCGTTATTGAAGGTGTAGTCATTTAGTCCTCTTTCAAGATTTATTTAGAATGTTCCACCGTCGATAGTAACATTATCAATAGTGATATTGGAAACAGCGCCTCCAGTTATAGTCACATTGTTTGCATTTTGCACTGCTATTGTGCCAAGGCCTAATGTTGTACGGCTTGTTGCTGCGTCTGCATCATCTATCAAGCTTCTTCCAAATGTAGTAAGCGTAGCCAATGAAGCGGTGCCAGAACCAGTAAAGTAAGGAAGCTTATCTGCAGCTGACGTAAGACCAGCTAATGCTGCCAACTCTGCGTCGTAAGCCTGAACATCTGTTCCTATAGCTAATCCAAGAGCCGTGCGTGCATCTGAAGCAGTTGTTGAACCAGTTCCACCGTTAGCTATTGCTATTGTAGAACCATTCCATACTCCTGTAACGATTGTTCCAACGCTTGTAAGCGAAGAAGATACCACGGAACTTCCCAAGCCTGTTGCCGAAAGAACGGTTACTCCATTAACTTGGAATACTTTTCCTGTAGCTATATTTAAATTTTCAGAAGAAGTCCAGGCGTCAGTTGCATCTACCCAATTAAAAGTCTTGTCTGTACTTCCTTTTACTGTGATTCCTGCACCATCTGCAGTAACGTCACTTGGCGAAGCGGTGCTTGCCAGTTCAATATTTTTATCATCTACAGTAAGAGTTGTTGAATTTATTGATGTTAATGATCCATCTACTGTTAGGTTTCCAGATACTGTAAGATTTCCACCAACTGATGTATCTCCGGTTGTAGTAACAGTAGCAAAAGTTACGCCACTAGTTGTTGCTACAGTTTGACCTATTGATATTGTTACTGCGTTGTTTGATACAGATGTAGCTACACCAGTACCGCCAGTAAATGTCAAAGTATCACTTAAAAGATCTACTGTATCAGTTCCAGTTCCACCTGCTATAGAAAGAACAGTTGCAACATTTGCTTCAGACGCAGCGGTTAAACGACCTTGTGCGTCTACTGTAAATGTAGGTATCTTTGTTGTTGACCCATATGATCCTGCTGTTACTGTAGTGTTATCTAAATTAAGAGTTACCGTATCTGTAATAGAAGCAACGCTTGTTAAACCTACTCCACCAGATATAGTAAGAGTGTTGCTTGTGTTAATTGTTTGGCTAGATCCACTATCTGCAGCAACAGTAAACGACGCATTTATAATTGAGTTGCTAATTAAATTATCTACATATGTTTTAGTAGTTGCGTGTGTATTTGCGCTTGGAGTTGGGACTATTACAGCTCCAGAAAAAGTTTTATCTCCAGTTATTGTTTGCGAAGTTCCAAGTGTGGCATAAGAACCGTATCCTCCAATAGCAATTACGTTAGTTGCTGTACCACCGGCACCGCTAGTCCCTTTACCGTAATAAAGAGTATTGTCGGCTTCATTAAAAGCTAACTCTGCATTTTCCAGACTATCCGGCGCACCTGCGGCACCAGATCCCGATCTTCTTCTAATTCTTAGAATGTTAGCCATTTAAAAATTTCCTCCATCGACTAGATTGCTTTCTGCATAATTGATCCACTGCGAGCCGTTATAGCGCAAAACTTGACCACTAGCAACTGAGCTTATAGTAACATCGGTGAGACCATTTAGTACCGATTGTTCGGCGATTTGTCTTTCTGCTTCGAAAATCCTTGCGCCAACTGTAGAAAAAGTACTACTAGGATTAACTCCTAGTTCTGCTTCTATTGCTTCTACTGCATCGTTTAGATTAGAATGCTGAGTATGATGAGGTACGGTGACAGAGTTCAACATATCAGTAGAGCTTGGGTTCGTGAAATTGTCTAAAGATGCTGGGTATTGTATCGGCACGTATATCTCCTATAAAGACATTATTTTAGTTAAAGTGTTGCTCCAATTTATAGTAATTGGTACTTGTTCATTAGTGAGTGTATATGGCAGACCAATTCCTGTATCTATGTAAAAAACTAATCTAGAGGATGAATCTGTTGAGCCTACTTGGTACAAAACCACAGCTTCAAATGGACCACTAGAATAAGAATCTACGGTGATATCTGCAGCATCTATTACCCCAAGCGTGTTTGTTATATTAGAAATATTACCAGTCCTATAGGCTATAGCACTGACATTAATATTAGAAACGAACTCATCAGAATTTTGAGAAGGAGTATATAAAGAGCTTTTAATAAAAAGAAGTTTATAATTATTTGCTGAAAAGTTAATTTGCCCATTAAACAAAGCCTGTTTAGCTTTTCCATAAATAAAATTAGCCATTTAAACGCCAATTTCTTTAGATATTATAATTCTATATTTATATCCAGTTTCGAAGTATTCTTTACCAGAAACAAAGAAAGAAGGCGTAACATCTTGAGATGGAAAGTCTAAGTATACTTCAGGCTTCCAAGAATGCATAAGTACTTGTGTCGATACATTCTCCCACCTTGATGGTTGTCTTTGCACTTTTTTCTTTTGTACCTTAAAATAAGTATTGTTTAGAAAGTTTGAAGCTGGTCTCTCGCTAAAAACTATTTTTATTCTTCCATCAGAATAATCATTATCTAAATAAAAATCTCCATTAACTGGATCAGTGGATTTTATATAAAAATTAGGATTCTTTGCTATTATCTGATATGAACTAAATGCATCAACTCTAATTGATTTATCTTCAATTAAAGTCTCTACTAACGTTGGTTCATTAACGCTATTGAATGTATTTGTTCCATTCGAGTTCGGAGTAGCGCCACCAACAAGTGTAGTAAACACTATTTGTTCTTCTGCTATTGGTTCATTTGCTGCATCAAAGAAATTAATTAATCTGATACTGTATTCAGTGCCAGGCTCTAATTGCACATTCCAAAGAAGCTTTAATGTTCTAGAAATTGAGTTAAAATCTGCTAATGTATCAATAGTTTTAAACGGTGCATTTAAAACAGTTGGTGTTGCAGAAGTTGTTTGAACAATAATATTTTCTTTTTTAATAGAAGATATCTTTATAGTTCTTCCAAATTTAATAGAAACAGTACCAAGACCAACAGCGGCGTTTTGTATCAAATTTAAAGCCACTTTATTCTCCCGTCTTCAGGCATGTTCTTATAGTAACAGTATCATAATAAAAAAAGTAGTACAAAAAAGAAGGGAGTGGCTTGACGCCACTCCCAACTCTTCCACAGTGTTGCCACTGTATATTACGGATAGTTTTTTCGTAACTACAACGATATCTATCCTAAGGTTTTTATTATGCCATCTCGTTTGTGACTTGTACTTCGTAGTTACGGGCAAGTCTAACGTTCTTAGCAACAGTGATACCCTCACCGTCACCAAGCATTACGATGTCATAACGCTCTTTCATCTTCATTTGACGGATGTCGCGTGAAGGATCATCGAACTGATCGGTGCTCATGTCGTCTTTTACAAGAAGTGTTCCAACTTCATTACGGTCGATCAAGAAGAGGTCAGACATTGCTGGCGTTCCACCTGATTTTGCGGTGAAGCTAACGAAAGGAGAAACGATAACATTCAGACCCATAGGAGCGGTGTTGTTAAGAGCACCTGCTGCTGAATCTGGACGGTATCCCCAACTCGTGTTAACTGCAGCTGCCGAACCACCGGTGTGGAAGATAGCGTCCTTAAGGAACACTGACCACATAAGTGGGTGCAAGATGAAGTCTGTTGGAACATGATTTTCGGCCATAAGAACAGCTGCCATGTCGATAATATCATCCCATGTAATGGTCTTGTTGGCTGCGCCATCAATTCCACGACCGGTTGTATCGGCATATGAAGCATGCTCATTGTCAAAAACAATGCTTGCTGCATCCTTGAATCTGCTCAACGCAATTTGCTCTTTCAAACGAGCCATTGCGCGACCAGCTGCACGGACATGCAGGCCAACGATATCCCAAAGTGAATCTGAGATGACTTCCTCTGTGAAAGCCAACTTGACACCCTTCTTGGATACTTTACCTTCTACTTGCTTCGCAAAAGCGAGAGCTTGTTCTGGATATTCTTGTCCTTCTGGGATCTCTGCTGCCTGGATTGCGTTAACTGCTGGGAACTCCAAGGAGCGTCCCTTACCTAGGCGTACAGTCGAAAGCAGTGGCGTTACCAACAATTGTGGCTCTGCTGCTTCTTTCAATGTACGTGAGATAACCTTAGGAAAGAGGGCTGCTGCATCTGGTGATGCAAAAGCTTCTCTAATAGTTACTCTATTATCTCTATCGAGATAACCGTCCTCAGTTAATGCTGTTTCCCAAGCTGGGAGACCCGAGAGGAGCTCTTGGATTGATTTACTCATCTTAGGATTATTCCTCCTGTTAGTGTTTTCTTTTGTTTATTATTACAGTGTAAGATTGACACGGAATGCGCCAAGTACATTTGTTACATCCAGGTTTGAGCGGATGCCCAGTTTGCCCTGATAGGTGCCTGCCTTAGTGACCTCAAATACGGTCTTAAGAGCACCAGGATCCGATGGCAATTGCATGTAGGAAAGCAGACCATCATCAAAGTTGGTTGCAAACTTTTCTACTTCAATAACCTTACCCACCTGGAGGTAAGGATTTGTACCGCACAGTGCCGTGGTTAACGTTACTGGGCGACCCATGTGGTCAGCTCTAATCAAAGAACCTACTTCCACATTTGAGTTGATTCCACCGATAATTGGATACTCTACATAGCCGTGGGTAATGAAACCTGCGCCCTGTGAAGTGCCCTTATCAAATGGTCTGTAGAGATCGTACTGAGCAACACCGACTGGTGTTGACAGTGTCGCTACAGTGACTGCTGTATCTACTGAACCACTGCTATATGCAGGCGTTGCAGCGTTTGTTGGATCCCAGCTTGCAATGGTATCGCCCCATGTTTGGTCAGCGGCACTACCGTTAGCTGGTACGAATCTTGCATCACCATTTGCATCAGCGACAACCGAAAGAATAGTTCCCTTAGGAATTACGATTTCAAAGCGATCATCTTCTGAGTCAAGGTACCACGTTGGCAAAGCAACGTGTGGAAGGATGTAGGCTGCTGGTGCAATACCCTCAGAAACTACGAATCTTCCTGATCCGGTTTTAGCATATACTTTACGAAATTTAGCTAATGACATTTTTATTCTCCTTGTTTAATTAAAGTTTACGACGGCCCATAAAGGCATCAACGAAAAGTTGTTCTGCAAGATCGACTTCTGGGATTTCTACTTTTGCTGTCTCTTTTTCAAGAGAGAGAACATTAGCTTCTTCCTTCGAGCCTTCTGCTTCACTTGTAATCTCTGGTACTTGATTGCTAGAAATTTTCTTAGCTGGCATTTTTGCAATATCTCTTAAAGAGTCAGCGAGCGATGCTGCTGTTCTTTGTGAATGATCTTTTATCAGTTCATCTCTATTTTCAATTGCTTCAACGCCGGCTGCAATCTTTGCATCGACTACTCTTTCCGACAATACCCTATGAAGTGCCGACTTAAGGTTTTTGTTTTCTTCTTCAAGAAGAGCTACCTTTGCTAAAAGATCATCATTTTGCTCAACGGCATCGACTGTTGTTTCGTCTTTGAGCTCTTGATCTTCTATTGGTTGAACTTCTTCTTCCTGAGTTACATCAGGATTTTCTGTTGATTCTTCAGCTTTTTCGGACTTAGCTTCTTCTTGCACATCCGACTTATCTGCGTCTTCAACTGAAATCTCTTTAGACTCTTCTGCATCAGCTACAACCTCTGGGGTTGCAACAGTGTCTTCTGAATCAGCTTCTACTACTTCTTGCTCAACAGCAGCTTCTTCCTTGTTTAAGGCGTCAGCGGCTATCGACGACAAATCATCGCTGAGCTCATTAGCTACGGCCAAGATGTCTTCTTCTTCTTTAAGAACGGTCATTTCAGAATTCTCCTCATTGTTCTTTGAGTCCTGCCTAGATGATAGTAATGCACTATCATTAATAATGTAATTATCGCTCTCTTGAACAGACATAGCTGACAAGAAAGCGCCCTTCAACTGAAGGTACACAGGTCTCGATTCTTTCTTTTTCATGCCAGTAAAAAGCGACTTGCTTTCACTGACCGAATACACTTCTTCCTCATCCATACTTAGGATAAAGGCAGAACTTCTAGCTACCCAGTCTGAGTCGTTAACTTTAACATCACCACTAGATGGGGCCTTACTTCTAACGCTAGATCTTTGGTCTGCTGGCTGATTGACAAAAGAGTATTCTTTAAACGACAGCTCTTGCATTTCTATGTAGGCAACTTTACCCTTATAGACTTGACCTCTTTTATACTTAGACATCTTTGGTCTTCCGCTTGCGTCTTCTTTAGCAAGGTCTTCACCGCTAATGCTGCAAATAGCTTTTCCGGCTCTTCCGCCTACTGAGCCAGTTAGATACCTTTTGTCCATGACTTTCTGAGCAGCTACTGGATCTGTGATAGCTATTTGCAAACGTACGAACTTAGAGCCATCTGCTTCTTGGTCCATCTTTGCAGCCATTACTCTGCCGATAGGCTCAGTGTTAAGGTCGTGATTTAAAATAATAGGCTTAGGGTATGGTTCAACCCATGACTGTAAAGCTTTGTCTAATTCTTCTGCTGAGTAATTATTGTAATTACCAGTTAGTCCGTTCGTGGATTGCGGCTACTTCAATTATTAGACCATGGGTCAATGAATTTGATTCTGAAAAATTAAAGTCTTCCTTTTTCATTTCAGGAAGCTCTATAGTGAAACTTTCTTTAAAATCAAATGCCATTGTTATCTCCGTTTATTTTAATATCTTAACTTATAGTAATATATTTTACATGATTAAACACATTTATGCAAATATATTCAACTGTTTATACTGATTGATAGGCTACTTGCTGCCTACTGTCTCCCTTTTCTAAGAATTCCTGCATTTGGCCTTGACCCATAATGTGTGGAGTATATATATAAGACGCAGAAAAAAGGTTATAATTTTTTTCTGCGCAGTTTTTACTCCAACCTAGATCTTCGCCTTGTGCGTGAAATTCATAGTTTATATTTTTATACACATCCTTCGACATCATCTTAGCTGCCATTATAACATCTGATTGGAAGTAAGACCCTAACGGATAAGAAATATTTCTATGAGCCTTTTCATAGTTAGTACCATTAACCCATGACATCACACTAGGAAAGTCAATTCCAAATGGTGTCATAAACATCAACGTATTAACTGCGTCAGCGCCCATAGAAATATGACTTAATAATAATTCTATTGTGTTTGGATTAGTAAGTAAAACATCTGAGTCAAGACTAAAATATGCATCGGCGTTTGCGTCTCTTACTTTTTCTAAAATAGAATTACGCATTGAAACCATATTAGTATATTTAGCATAAGACCATTGACGGGTCCCTTCTTTGTGTGAGAAATGAGCTAAATCATCTCTTACTTCTAAATCAAATATTTTTACTTCCGGATGATGCTTCTTCCAAGCAGATAATACTCCTATAGTTTCATCATCATCAGTTCCCAGTTCAAAAACAAAACCAATATCAGATAAGTTGACAGACTGGTTTTCAATGAAGTACAACCAAGCTGGCAAAATCCAATCTCGTTTATAAATTGGGCATCCTATAATTATCATCAAACACAATCTTTCATCTTAAAGTTTTTTAATTCCAAACACTTTTATTAATTGTTTTTAGTACTTTGGCTTCTTCTTCTTTTTAGCAATTGCTGCTTGAAGAAATGGTGGCAGCTTCTTCTGCGCTGGCGTCATGCCGTCCGTTTTTGCTGCAGCTTTTTTAGCTGCTGGTGCTGCTTTTTTTGCCATTTTCTTTGATACTTTCTTCATTGCCATATTTTTGTCTACTTCTTTCTTTTGTTGATTTTTCCTAGCGTTTTTGCTAGATTTGCTTGTTTTACAGTTAGCTTACTATATCGCGTTGGATTTTTTGTGACTGCTGCTGCCATAGCTGGAACTGATTTACCAGCCTTTTTTGCTTTCTTAGTAAAAGCTCCAGGCCTTTTGATTGCCCCTGCTATCCAATTCTTTTTGGCTGCCATTACTTCTTTTTCCTTGCAGCTCTCATATTATCAATTAGATTTGGATATGGTCGTCCTGCAGCTTTTGCCATTGCTTTTGCTGAAGCTTTTGCTTTAGTACTTAGTTTTTTAGGTTTAGATTTTGGACTTGGTTTATCCCAAACTTTTTTCTTACTAGCCATAATTTACTTCTTTCCTTTATTTCTTTTGGAAATAGCTGCAGCTTTCTTTTTAGCATCAGCTTTTGATGAAGCCCCCCAAGCCTTAAGTGACAATAAAAGTCTTGTTGGTTCACCGTTTGGTTTACGTTCTGGACCAGGCATTCCGCCCATGCGTGCAAGGAATGAGGCACGTCTTGGGTTGTCGCCTGATTTTACTGGTGCCTTTAAGTTCATGCCTTGCTTCTTTGCTGAAGCACGCCCTTTTGCGTTAAGTCCACCTTTAGGGTTTTTACCCGCTTTTGTTTGCCATGCTGGTGATTTAGCCATTACTTTTTCTTCTTTGCTTTGTTCTTAGTCTTGGAAGATTTTGCTGGCTTTGCATCAATTCCGTATGCAGAATTGTTTTGCCCCATTCTAGGACCAGCTATATAAATTTTCTTTTTCATAACCATTGCTTTACTCCTTTACTTCTGCAATCATTATTCTTTAGTTTTAGCTTTAGCCTTTACTTCTTTTGATTCAACATCTTCTTTTACTTCTAAAGTGTCGATCTTAGGTTCTGCAATTTTTTCTTCTACTGTTACTTTTTTTTCTTCTACTACTGCAGTAGGTTGTTTTTCATCTTCGTCTGAAGAAAGAAAATCTTCTATAATATCCATTTTTTCTTTTAGCTCTTCTATAACTGGAATCAATTGCTCTAATATGCTTAACACATGGACATTAGCCAAACGGTACTGGCTATTTAAAACAGAATTTTCTAATTCTTCTAACAGATTTTCATCTACTATCATATATCTCCTATAGTGTAATCGGGTTATTTTCTTCGACTACAGTATAGTCGTTATCGAGCAACTTTTCAATTGCTGGAAGCCAACTTAAATCATCAGCTGATCTTTTAATATTAGAAGATTTGTTTCTTCCGAACTGGTTAGATGGTCGAGCTTTATTCCCAGCATCTTTTGTTTTAGAAGGTAGATTTACCTGACCCTTAGGTGCTGGTGTTTGTCCGTCTCCAGTTTTGCTAGTAGAAGTTGCTGCTGGCGTTGGAGCTACTGCAGCTGCATTTGCTGCTATATCCATTTGCATTTTTGCCTGCAAAGCCATATATAATTGTTGTTCATCTAACTCAGAGCTTAGGCCAAGTACTAATCTTGCTTCGTCTAATGTTATTAGATTATTAACATACTTCTGGATTAAATGGTTTTCTTTCTTAACCTGAGTATCAACATCTATCTCTTTAAATCGCAAGAAACATCTATCTGATATAGTATCTTCTATTGGGTTTGCAATTGGATCAAAGCCACCTTCAAAAAGAAGTTCGTTAAATATATGCAGTCTTACTAGATCAGAGAACTGCTTTTGTAATTGCTTAACCTTGTCATACAAAGCAGCGTCTAGTCTTTCGGTAACTGATCTGTTACCACCATTCATGCTCATACCAAGATGGTGAGGAGCAACGCCTAGACCTACTGCAACTCTTTCTTTGAAATGATTTAGGTACTGTGATGCATCAAGTGCAGTGTTGTTAGCCCCAATGACGTCTACAGCGTGTCTGAATGGCAATATTAGCCCACCTTCAGCTCTTATGTTTTCTATCTCAGCTGCAGCTTTTGTTATTTCTTCTGGCTCTGCTGGTTGCTCTGCTGTACCAATCGTGTACTTGTAAAGTGGGAATAGTTCTCTATGGACTAAGTTTTGTATATCTTCTTCCATTTGTCTTAATGCAATAATGTCATCAAGGACAGTAGACAAAGCTGGAGTACCAAAAGCTCTTCCTGGCTTTTTATCAAAGTACATGTGTATTACGCGCTCGGCAGACCATACTGGGTCTTTGTCGTTTGGCGAATATGTTAAAGGGTCAGTTGCCTGTTGGTAGGCTTTAGCTCTGTTCTGCTTGTCTCTTAAAATGTATACTTGCTCAGTAGGTATCAGATAGAACCCAGCAATTGGGTCGCTACCATTAACTGGAGTTAAAGTATCAGGGAAGTAAGAACTTAAATCAGCCCTAGCTTTGACAATAAAAACGTTTGAATACTTTATTAGCTGGTCAGACAGTTCCATCAAAAATTCCGAAAACGGTCTTTTCATCGTCATTTCAAAAAAGTCTATTCTCCTATAAAGATAGGAAACAGCCTCTTCGTTCTCGCCAATGATTTCCCAGCCCTCTTTCCAAAAGAGTTCACGGTGCTTAGACACAGCCTGACGGGCATAGCCGTCTGTGTCACAAGCTTGGGTAATCCTATTAAAGTCGTACGGAGACGGCTCGAAAGCAGCTCTTGTGTCATAATAATAAGAAGAACCTCGAAAGCCTAAAGCTAACGCAGCTATCTTAATGCTCTTACTTAAGCCTTTTAATTCTTCTGGTTTTAACGCTTTTTCAACTACTGAAGAGCCACTATTGTCAGAGAAAAAAGGCAGATATGATCTAACGGCCATAGGATATACCCTGCTTTAAACTAGGTTTAATTATAATAGTAATTGAAATTACTAATTTTACTTACTTGTTTCAGACAATCCAGACATTTCGAAAGATTTCTTAATAATAAGACTCTTAACTGCTTCAAGCCAAAAGATTGTTTCAGTTTCAGAAAAATCGCTCTTATAGGAAAGATTTTGCTGTGAAATCTTAATAACTACAGTTGCCTCTTGCTGGACATCTTCTACTTCTACATTGGTATCTTCACTCATTGAAAGTCATCCTTTTGTTTTGTGTTTTTTATTGTTTCTGGTTCTTTTGCAGGAGCGTTTAAATTAATCTCAGCTGTAAGCTGTTTAATTGTAGCATCCTTTATTATGCCTTCAAGAACTAAGGCGTTTACCTTGTCCTGGAAAGCTTGCATGATGAAATTTACATCTAAATTATTTTCCATGAATTTTATTATATCATCTTAGCTTCTAAAGTAGCAACTTTTGCAGATAATTCTTGTATTGCTTTAATTATAGGAGATATAAATTCCTCATACCTAAGTGCTTGGTCTGAGTCTGGGTTTTCCGTATCTGTTAATATCCATGGGCCAAAATCCTTTGGATCAATATTGTTTTTATCTATTGCTTCTTTAACTTCCTGAGCAATCAAACCTAGGTGCCTTCTTTTACCTGGAGCACCTATTCTTACCTCTGGTATATGTGTAATTGGATCTCTTATTTCTTCTCCGTTTTCGTCCAATACTGCTTCCATGTAAGAAGCTATTCTTCTGTAAGAAACTGGGCGTAAGTCATTAATGAAATCTAACCCAATATGTATATCTTCTATTGCTGTTTTTGTTCTTCTGTCTGAAGTATTTATTGAACCATCAATCGACCAAACTTCTGTCCATCTATAATCTGAAACTCCGAAGAGCCTTGTTGTTATCTAGGTATGGGTACCAATGGGTTTTTGACCCGCCTGTAGCCCTGCTTCTCATGCTTATGGCATTTACTAAAACGCCATTATCTGGGTCAACGACAAAAGACCCTGGTTGACTAGCATCCCATTGGTAGACTACAAATGCACCATTAGATAATAACATAGCTATTGGGTCATAAGGTACGTTGCCATAATATGTCCCTGATGTTCTAATCCCGCCACCATCAATAATCCAGCCACCAATAGTTCCACCAGTGGCTGTTAGGTTTCCTGTATTAACGGTTCCAGTGATATTGGCTGTTAGGGCGGTCATGTTCCCGTCATTATCTACGCTAAAATAAGGAAAATAAATACCAGACGAACCACCTGTGTCCACCTGTATGTACCTAGAATCTGAACCTGCCCTAAAATAAGCCGTATCATTGGCTTCTCTTCTTACCCATGCGTTGTTCCATGTTCCATCTATCCCTAGACCATTATGATCCGCAGCGTCGTTGACGTTTTTGCCAATGTAAACATCTCCAGCTCTTAAATACCCGGTCATTGTTCCGCCAGATGCGTTTATTGTTCCGGTAAATGTTCCAGATGTTGCAGTAACTGCTCCAGTAAAAGATCCAGACGTTGCAGTTATCGCTCCACTAATAGTTGCTCCTGTGGCAGATAGCACTCCGCCAGCAGTCACCCCAAACTTTCCTGATGTAGTTGCTACTGTACCATCTGAAGATATAGTTAAACCAGTTGTAGTTACGGATTTTGCATTAATTTCTCCTCTTATTGATGCTGCACTAAACTCTGCATTTCCGTCACCTTTAATTGCCCAACCAGAACCATTAGCCCCAGCTACATAACCTGATGATTTTATTATTGAGTTAACTCCATCTAAAGCAATGATGGATGACGTTATAGTTCCTGCTTTTATCTTTGTGGCGGTTAGCTCTGTTATTTCTGCAGAGTCAATTAGTGTTGCAACTGAACCAATTAGCGAAGTCCAAGGGCCCCTGTTGCCAGAGTTGTCGAAAGATCTTACTCTGCCATAATAGATCGGGGGTGTGACAGCATTTAACGCAACTGTAACACCTGCTAAAACTACAGTGAATACGCTGGTATAGCTAGATCCGCTCTTGCAGTAACGTGGTAAGACTGTTGGTTGAATATACTTGATAATCGTATCCAACTAAGTCTTTATCAGTAGGCGCATCAAATTTGAACATAACAGACTTTGAATTACTGTACAAAAAGAAATTTGCTATATCTGGGGTGCCAGGAATAGTTTCATCTCCCGGTGTTTCAAATATAAAACTTTTTTCAGCAATTATAGTTGATATATTTTTATCGTTTACTAAAACTTTTGCCAAGTACCTTGTATTTGGCTTTAGGTCTTGTATGGTCTGTCTAAATTGGGTCATGATTCTCCTTAAGATTTAAATGAAAGTACACTAGAGTATTCTTTGGAATCCAATGTAGCTACTGGTCCTTCTAGATATTTAAAATTTATAAACTGGACAACAGTATCTGCTTGGTTAATATTATCTTGTTCTATTACTTCTATAACAAAATAATATTCTTCGCTGTATTCTAGTGTGTCTATCTCGTAAACTAACTTTGAAACACTTTCATTGGAAGCTAGGTTTATAATTACATTGCTCACGACTTCTTTTTCTTCAATAGTAATTGAAGTATCATTAGCGTAATCATTTGTTGTTATGGCTTTTTTGATAATTTTAAGTTTAAATTTTCCACCATTTTTTAAAGTCTGCGCGGTTAATTGAAGTATAGGGCCCTTAAAAGAACCGGTCACTTTTGACCCAGGATTATTAGATTTGTACTCAAGCCAATCAGTTGTTTGGTTATAGTAAGAAAAAACTGGAGAACCATCAGTTGCGTCATTCTTGGCATCAACTGTAGTTAGATAGCTTGCTATCGTCGATATGTTCAAGTTGTAATCTGCTGTTAGAAGATTTGCCGGCGTGTTAGTAAAAGAAGTAATATTTGCTTGACTAATTTGTTTGTACTTTACTACGCCTGAGTGCGTAACTGGTTCTACATATTTTATATAAGAATTGCCGTAATATATATGATATTTTTCATTTATTGCGGTTCCCTGTTTGTGGGTATCGCCACTTAAAAAATACAAAGTAGAATTAATAATATTAGATTTTACAACTTTAAATATATTGCTAGTAGGGTCACTTTGATATACAACAACATATTGTTTGTTGTCTGTTGTTTTTGTTTTATTCTTATCTACTTTAGTATAAAAAGAATCATCGTTTATTTTGACTACCAGTAAATTATTTGGCTCTATATCATAATACGGAGCACTAATCTTAATTTCGTTTCTCATTGGTGGAAAGATATATCTTGCATTTACGTCGTCGAATGATCCATCCCTTGATAAATAGTTAAACCAAGACATGACTAATCCTCTAATTCCACATATTCGACAATCATGTTAAATCTTTCATTGTCAATTCCTTCGGCTGATTCAAGGCCTAAGCTAGCACTTATTATAACATCAACAACTGGGACACCGCCAGTTAAAATTTCTGGGTTATAAGAATCTACAGATACAGAAACAGGATTGTCTGGATCTGTAAAGTTTTCTAAAAATTGTTTATCTATTCTATCCTGAGAATAGTCTACCGAACTAGCTCTTATGGGAGATGAGCCATCGGCTGCTGAGTGACTATGGTTAGCTAAATCTAGACCTCCTATTGTGGACCCTTCTGAGATAGTTATATCACCAGTAATAACTCCACCAGATCTCAACAAGTATTGAGGATGGTTGTCTTCTAATAAGTCAGTAAAATATTTATGACTTGAGTTTAATGTTTCATGCTTTTCATTATTAACTGAAGCTTGCTCAAAATACCCGGCATATTCGTCATAGGGAACATCAATAAAATATCTTTCGGACTTAGTGCCAGAAACAAACTTTAGTTGTCTTGTATAAGAAATGTATCTTCTTTTTTCTCTAATCATAGCTAAGACGCCAGATATCTTTTTATCTGCGTTGATTCTTTTATCTCTTAAGTCAGCCAATAAAGATGCTAAGTTTCCATTAATAGAAGAAGCTGCTATAACAACTTCTTTAGCTAAGTTAGGAGACTTTGTTCTCATGCTGCTAGATAACAAAGAAAGCTCTAAAGGATACGCGACTAAGCTTCTTGACTTAATAGCTGGAGATAAGAAATTGTCATAATACATGTCGCATGTATCTACCATTTCTCTTTTTGCCAAACCTAAAAGTTTTTTTGTTTCTGATTGGTAAGAGTTTATTCTGATCGAAAAAAATGCTTCAAATTGTGCTGCTTGGATTTGAGTGACATTATCCACCTCGGATTGGGGGAGTTCAGGTGGGCCTGAGAAGATTTCACGGGCAAAGAGTTTCGTATATTCTTTACACGTTTTTGCCCATTGGTAGAATTCTTTTGCGACCTTTTTTTCTGTATCATCGTCGTATTCATCCCCTATCGTATACAGCATGACGTTGTTCATGCGTAGCATCTCGTAATGCATGTACGATATAAATGTCTTAATGTCATAGTAAAAACTTAATGTAGTTTTACCGACATAAGCGTCGTACTCCATTACTAATGCTCTACAGCCCCTACACTGATGATCTACAGCGTAAAGGTATTCTTGGTAACTTATGTAGTTAGGTGCTGGTTTTTGAGATATTGTTATAATATCTGAAACTTCTGTTTTTGCAGCATTTACCACTTCTGACCACACTTGATTATGTGCTTCTTCTAAATCTGGAGACAAAGAACTATCTAAATAAGTAATATCTAGCAATGCTTCTATTTCTCCAATAACTTTACTCATTGACATTATTGCATCAGCTATTTCTGCCAAAACATTACCCCTAGGGATGACTTCTGTCATTGAACCTAAATAATGATTCATTGTTCTTAGGTCTGGCTGTCTTTGCATAGCCATATCCATTAGTTCGCTAGAAGTCAACCCACTTGTTTCAAATGGTGGGTTAGTATCAAATAAATTTGGTGACTGTGGGACGTTCGGCATATTTACTGACATAATTTCTCCTAAAACATATTTCTTTTTATCTTAGCGGTTGTTTTTTTTCTAAATCCCGCTTTGGGTGTACCAACATTAATTTTGTCTGCTCTTCCAACTCTTTGTTGATTATCTAAAGTATTAGTCGAAGAAACTAGTTGTTCTTCCGGCATAAAAAATGTATTCGATATACTTTCTGTATTCATAGCATACTTAGCTTTACTGAACTCTCCATAGTTTTGGGTAATTGCCAGTAATGCTAATATCAAAGCATCGTGCGCGTGATCAACTGCAGAACCACCAGCTTCAAAGACAGGTCTTCCAGTTTGGGTGGTTCTTACTACGACATAAGATATTAATTGCATAAACATGTCATCGTCAGATGCGGGAATACACAATTGTTCTCTTTCTAGAAATTGTCTTAAGTTATCAACCATAAAAGGCTTTAACTCTTTTTTGACCATTAGCTTAGTGTAAGGGTCTCTGATGTCTATTGTCTCTGCAAAGCTGACGCCTTTTACTTTTTCTTTTAATCCAGTATTTGGATTTTCTACACCATGCTTACGCAACAGCTCAACTTGTACTTCACCATAGCCTCTGTCCACATATATGTGTTTTGGGTTCAACATTGTGTTGAGTTCTATAATTCTAGCTACAGCCTTAGTTAATGTATATTCAGACTTTTCTATTTCTTCTCTAAAGCAAAGTTTTATCTTGCCTCTAAATTCTGCTTCTTCATAGTTTTCAGAACAAACTTCTAATACTACTATGTTTGTTCCGGCTCCATATTTGTCCCAGTCAACTCCAATAACATGGAAACTTCGTGCCGAAGTTATAGTTGGTATGTAAGACCAACCTGGATCTATAAAAGCTAAGTCAACGTATCTTCTTGGATACACTCCTTCTGAGTCTTCTCCCCAGTCTGCTTCGATTTCGTGGCGATATCCCATTTCGGAATATTGTTCTCTAAATTCATCTTCTTGTTCTTTACTAAAGAATGGGTTTGCGTATGATGGAAACCAAAATTCCTTAAACCTAGGATTCCTACACCATTCCCAGAATTTTTCTCTACGACCAGTTGGGGTAGATGCTGCTATTAAAACTTTGTCTGGTTGGTCTTCAGCGGTTTTCTGGAGCATTGCGTATAGCGCGTCAAGGTCATCATTGTGCATGTAGTCCATTTCGTCAAGCACAATTACGTGAGCTTCCTGACCACGAGCAACGTCTGACTTGCCTCCAGATCTCATTCCTGATGTGAAGAATCTAATTGTTGATCCATTAGAAAACTGAATCATAAACTGAGGGCTAGTTACTTTTCTTGTTATGGAATCAAGGACTATATTATTTTTTGTAGCTAATCTAACCATTTCTTGGTAGATTAATTCCACGTGAGATTTCATTGGCGCAATAACAAGACATCTTCCGTCTCTATGCGTGTAGCTGTAATGCAAAAGATAAACTGCCATTGTAAAAGTTTTACCTAAACGACGACCAGCTCTTAAAACTTTTCTTAATGCTGGGTCTCTTAAAATCAGAGTTTGGTAAACTCTAGTTTCTACACCCAAGAAATGCTTAGCCCATAGACAAGGATCTTTTGCGTAGTGTAATTGCCTTTGCTGCTCAGAAGATAGCCCGGCATTTAGCAAATTATTATCAACCTCAAATGGCTCATCTACTAATAATGATAATTCTCTATTAGTTAATGGCCTAGACTCAATGGGTGATCCGTCTGACCAGTTAACGTGAGTTAATTTATTAGCAAAGACCCATTCTATTCTGTTTACTTGTTTTATAATTTCTGGGTCTTGTGCTTTTAGGATCTCAAGAAGATCTTCTCTAGGAAGAGCTTCTAATCTTTCTCTAAAATTTTTAGTCTTATCTTTTAAGCTAGTCATGATAATTATCCAAAATGGGAAGCCATCATTCCGGCTTCAGAACCTAAAGCACTCCTTGCGTTTAGTCTAGAGTTTTGTATTGCAGCAACGCCTCTTGCTCTTGAAGTCGCAGCAACCTCGTTATCAACATAACCCATGCCAAAAGCAGGCTTATTAATGCTTCCCTGCATAGATTTCATGGCATCCCTTGCAAATCTGGCTCCTCCGCCTATAACTGCGGTTGCAGCCATCTTACTTATATCATACACTGCTGCTGCAGTTAATATTGGGTTAGCAAAGTTTAATGCAGCTACGCCGACTCTAGCACCTACTAGTTTAGCACCTTCTTTACCTCCGTACCTAGCTATCTGTGCAGCTCCTCTTACCCCATAGGTTTTGAGAAGACCTTGCTCTAGCATTTCTTGACCAGCCATCAAGCCAGCTTTTTTGCCTATTACAGCTTCAGTTACGTCAGCTGTAAGAAACTTTTTAGCTCCAGTTCCTGTCGCCATATTTGTGTTTACTGCTACTGAACTAGCTGCCGTGGCAGACCCTGGGGCCCCAGGTATAACACTAAGTATATCATCAGCTATAGTCTTAAAGGCCTGAGTAGGACCACCAGCTTTAAGTGCTGCTTTTTTGTTTGCATTAAAAGAATCTAATGTTAATGTTTTCCCTGCGTTTTTTCCTGCTGCGCCAACTTGACTTTGCATTTCGAGAAGCTCTTGTGCTGTTGTATGTATTGCTGTTCTACTAGATCTAATATCAGCTATTTTTGCAGCCTTGCTTCCACCTGATCTACGGACCTCTACTCCAGCTGCATCCATTCTACTCATTAATGTAGCAGCGTCGTTTACTGCTGACCTTGCTCCAGCTAAAGCTTGTCCAGATAAGTTGCCTGCTTCGGCAAAACCTTGAGCTCCACGAGCATAACCCAACATTCTTTTTGTTAGCTCTCCTCTTGCAGATGATGCTAGAGCGTTTCCAGTAGAACCTACACCATCTTTGAAAAATTTAGAGCCTACGTCTTGGCTTATAAACCTAGACGATCCATCATCCAAAACCGCACTGTAGCCACCACCACTACCTCTTATTATCTTTGCGTTTGATGAAGCGGTTACCCCAGGAGGTGCTGGTGGACCCACTCCTCCTGGAGGAGCAGCTGGCGTTCCCATCCTATTTCTAAAGTATGGTTGTTGTGTTTTAAACCTATTTTCAAATCTTCCAGTTGTTGGATTTCTAAATCGCGTTGTTCCAGTTGCTGGGTTAATCTTTTTAGTCGGACTTGCTTGTTGGAATGGAGTAGACCTTCCGCTAACTTGAGCAATCTGCAAATCTTTGACAGTTGTTGTAGCCATATTAAATGGGTCAAAGCCAGGAGTAGTTGACCTTGCTATGTCTGATATAGATTGCCTAGCTTTACCTAGCCTTTTTGTAAGCCTTGTAGTATCTTTGCCTGAAGCTGTTCTTTTTGCTATTTTTCTTTCAATGGCGTCAGTTTGGGTAGCAGCCCTAAGCATACCAAATGCTCCGCCACCCATCATTCTAGTGTCGTCACCAACTGTACCACCAACTAGTTTTTTATATTTTTCTCCACTAAATAATTTTTCACCAATATCATTTAAACCAGTAAAAGGACTATAAGCGTTTTTTGCACCAGTTAATGCCGTTACAGAATGGAACCTATTTAAAGCCCTTGGGTCTAAGTGGTTCTTTATAAAAGGTCTCATTCTTGGTGCAGACGCATTTAATTTACCAGTGGTATCCGCCAAAGCATCTGTCATCTTTGCCATTTTGGCGTTTCTACGTCCTATTGTGCCAACGTATGAACCTCTACCAAATCTTGCTCCACGACCGTCTATGTGCGAAGCCTGTAGTCCAGTTGCGCGTCTTGAGGAACCAGAACCAACCATTCTATTAAGAGAGTCATTTCTTTTAAAGAGCCTACTATCTCTATTGGTATCTAGGAAGCCACCTTTCATTATGGTGTTAGCGCCTCTTCTAGAGTTAAAGGCAAACATAGACATAAGCCCTGGTTGGCTGCTTTGAACGTCGTTAAATAAACTACTTTGTGATCTTGTAGTCATGCCAGTTACCTGGCCAGGGATACCAGAAGAACTATAATCTCCAGGATACGGTAAGTTTTGTCCGGTCATTGGGTCAATAGGCATTAGTAACCTCTTCTGGAGTTTTGCATTCCGAGAACAATGCTTCCGCTAGCTCCAAGTCTTTCTTCTTGGTTTTTACTAGATCTTCTATTTGCGTATGGACTTGTAGACATCTTTGAAACTAGCTTTTTTGCTGCGTAAGCAGAGCCGAGCATTGCTGCTCCACCAATCCCTGCTACTGTTCCAGATCCTAACATACCTCTTTTAAACAGTTTTTTTGCAGCCAGATTCTCACCCTTGCCTATTAATTCGCTTGCCCCATATGCTAATGCTGATCCAGCAAGACCTACTGTTCCCACCCCAGCTAACATTCCTCCGCCAACTGCTACTGGCCCTGCTGCTGCTGCGCCTGCTGCTTGACCTACTGGGCCAAGAGCTTTTCCTGCTGCCCCTATTGGTCCGCCAACTATTTGAGATGAAATATATCCAGGACCTATGTCTCCACCAGTAAATGCTCTGTCTGCCTCTGGATTATCAAAAGCAACATCGAAAGCCCCATCAACTAAACTTTTTGACCCACTAATAACACCAGCAACTGCTGCTCCACCAAGAAGCATCCCCATGCCAGCTTTTCTAACGCCAGTGTTTTTTGCGGTAGAAGATGCTGCTCTACCAGAAAGTTTACCTGCTCCTCTAATGGCTCTGCCTATGTTTAACGCCATTTTATTTTCCTTTAATTATATAAGTAATCATATTTATTTGGTCCCATTCTTGTGTGACCTATTTTTGATCTATCTAAATTTCCAACAACTCCAGCTGTAGCTAATGGGTCATTTATTTGGCTATAAGCCTGAACTGGGACTGGATCATAAATATCTGTTCTTGGTGCTCTTCCAGGCATAGTCTCTTGCTGATCCATAACTTCGTCGTATGGGTTTGTTTCATTTTTTGACTTGTTATACATATAGTAACCAGCTCCAACAATAGCTGCAGCTGCTAAACCAATTCCTACTGGTTTTTTATAGTTTGCGTACATTTGCCTAACGTTTCTAGATCTGTCAGCGTAGTTTATTCCTACCTTTAAAGAACTAAGTTCGCTAGTTATTCCTGACCTTAAAGTTTTTGATTCGTCTATAGTGTCAGATAATTGATTTGCTATACCTATGGCTTGTTTGTCTTGAGCAGATGATCTAGCTGCCATTTCAGCTGGGGTTAACTCCATAGCTAATCCTGTATTTTCTGCATTTTCAAATGGGGACAAGACTACTGCTGTTTCATCCATGTCTATAAGTCTAGAAGTTCTTCCAGCGGTTAACATATCATTTCCGCTTCCGCTCTGCAACTGCCCCTAATGTATTTTCTGCACTTGCCGCCACGTCATTAGTTATTCTAGCAACGCCTAAACCACCAGTCTCTATTTTTTCTTTAACAGCAGTTAGTGCTGCTTCTCTATCTCCTGAATTTATAAAAGCTTGCAAATCTCTTAATTGTTTTGTCCCATCAGAAACACCTTCTGCTGCATAATCTGATGAAATTCCCGTTCCTATACCACCTAAGTCTGAAGCACTAGCCACTGACTCAGCGGCTTCCAGTAATGATGATGCTAACACGTCTGATTGCTTTTGAGTATAAGCTCCTTGCCCACCAAGAAATGCATTTATTGTATCTTGACCAGTTACTTTTGATAATCTTACTTTATTCATTTCTGCAGCAGTGCTGACTACGTGTTCTGGTAATACCGTGTCGCCTACGCTTAAGCCTGTTGATTGTAAAATTTGTGTACCGGGTGTACCTATCAATGCATCTGAAAGTTTCATTCTTTCAACTAATCCACCCGCTCCAGCAACATTAACTTCCATTCTTTCAAAAACATCTCTACCAACCAATATTTTTGAACTTATAGAAGAACCACTCATTATTTTTGTTATATCTTGAGGGTTAAATACTTGTAGACCCAAATCAGATAATACGTCTGCGTTCTTAATAAATCTCATTGAGTTTTTTGTAACTGCTACCCCAGAACCTGGAGTAGCAAAAGCTGAATAGGCAGATCTACCTACAGCTGCTGTTGTTTTAGCTAATTCTACGCTTAATGCCCTACTTGTTATATCTGCTCCAGCGTAGGGGTTATTTATTCCGCTAGCTAATCTAGCTGCTCCTTCAATTCGTCCAGTCTCTAACCCTCTTCTTATCGCACCACCAAAATTAATATCTTCACTAGAAGAACCAAATGCTTTTCCTCTCATTTCTTCTGCGAGCGTTCCACTTGGTGCGGTTAGTCTTGAGGTTGCAGTTAACGACTGAATTAGTGAATCTTCATCCATACCAGCTATGCCAGCTTTGTATGAATCAAAGTCTGAAACTGGCATATTCAAACGCTGTCCAAACCCATAGCGTGCCGATAACGGCATTCTATCTATTTCGCCCTGCTCACCAAAATTAATTCCGGTAGATATTATTTTTTGAGCAGCTGGATTATAAGTTGCCGATATTCCAGGTATACCGTAGGATTCAGTAACATCCAAGCTTCTATCTTGAGCGTCTGCAAAAATCCTGTCAATATGGCTAGTTGCGGCACTGTCTTGTATTGGTATTGATTGAGTAAAATTTTCAGGATATAGGTTTACATCTGTTGGCAAACCAGGTGGAGGCGCAGGACCAATAATTCTTGGATCTAAAGAAGAAAATCTATAACCAGCATTAGAGTCTCTAGTACCTTTTGAGTAAGATACAACACCCTCCATTGCCCTAACTTCTGCTTCAGATATTCCTAGTGCAGCTGCCTTATCTGCTATCTCTATATCGGATAATACATCACCCAGTGATGCTTCTACCTTAAAGCCTCTTCTACCTAAGTCTGTTGATAATAATCTTTTTGATGCTTGAGAAAGCTTTTCAACATCAGCTATATTTGTAGTCATAGTTGGAGCTGCAGAACGAGCAGACACTCTTCTTGCCTGTTGTACGAATTTTCTTGCGCCTACGGGAAGATGGCTTAAATCCCCAGGAGAATAATCTAAATCTCCAGTTGCTACGTATTGCGCGTAGAATCCAGCTAGTAATGTGTCTGTTTCTGCAATGTGGGAACCTCTTCCCATTAATTGCATAATTTTTTTTGCTGCGTTTGATCCAGGTGCAGATGAATTACTTGCTTCTGCGTGTATTAATTCAAAAAGATTTGTTGTTAATCCTAAGTTTTCCATTGTATTAGGAGTAAAACTTCCACCTAAATCAATTTCCTGGAATAACTTAGCAGATCCGACTGTCCTTGCATATAATGCGCTACGAACCTGTTGTTCATCTGTTATGTCAACTCCATAGCCAGCTATTTGAGATAGCCTAACTGCTTCCGGGCTACCCGGCGTTGCTGCAGCAGCCATGAAGCTAGTGGCGTATTGATCAAATTTTTGACTCATATAAAGTCTGCCTGAAAAATCTACATCAGTTATAAAACTTGGATCAGAACTTATTCTTTCGGAGAATTTTAAAACTGTTTCCCTAAAAGCTTTATCTGTTTCATATCCTGGAGTATTTTGAGCTGTTTGTATAAGCTGTCTTAAGTCGAACGATGCGTTTTTAATTGCTAATGTGTCATAAGATAAATAGTGTTCCATTTCAGCACCGAGTGCAGCCCTTGCTGCTGCTGGGTTTCTAGCGACATCTATTGATAGTCCACCCTCAAGTTCGTTAACTCCTTCGGCTAAGTTCCTTAGCCCAGCTGGAGTTTGTATCACTCCACCTTCCATCCCTGGTTGTCTAAAAAATAATTTCCTAATACTACTTGGCCCACCTATTGCTACGTCTCCAGTATCACTCATTGTTGCTTCTGTTGTTGCAAGAGATCTTATCCTAGAGTTATCTCCAAGGCCAGTTGTTTCTGAGTCAAGAATTAACATTCTTTTTGTTAGTCCTGCTCCAGGCCTTTGTCCAAATGGACTTAATTGTCCGACCAGGTAAAATTTGATTAGCATTAGATGCCATTTCGGTCATAGACAAAGGGTTCATAGCATAAGCGAAAGATTCTATTAAAGATTTATTTGGATCAATATTAAAATACATACTTGAAAGAGTTGCCAGAGCAGGATGACTTTGAGGGTCTCTTACGTCATATTGCGTTAACGCTCTATATGCGTTTCCACTTGGTAGATCTCTGCCGGGCATTCCAAACCTTTGGACTAACGTAGGAAGATTATAAACTTCCTCTGCGGCAAATCGCTGTATTCTTTGTTTGGCATCTAGTGTCAGTAAACCTAGATCCATTCTTCCAGTTGCCTTAGCTAACTCCAAAGCTTTTGAAGAAGCAGATTTACTCAACATGTCTGGATTCTCTAAAAAGGTAGAATACATTGTCTGCAGTGTTTGGTATCTTTCCATGAACTTATCTGGTGTTCCAAATATTTGTTCAATTTGCGCAGCAGTTCCTGAGACTACTCTTGACGACGTAGATGAACCTCTTAACGTAGAACCACTACGACCTAAAAATTCAGTTACTAAGCTGTCTTTTTTAACCGGATTAAGTCTTGGCATCTTGGTCGTCTTTTTCGCTTGGTTGTTGTGCCTCTATGTAGTCGTCTACCTCAAGAGTTCCTAGCTTCTTCTTTATTAACTTTTCACGTTCTAATTCCATAGACTGAACTTTGTCTATTATTTCTGATATTGCCTGTGCTGTATCGAGTTGTGTTTGGCCGGCTTTAGCTCTTGCTTCTCTAGTCGCCAAAAGCTGATTCCTAAGATCTTTTCTTCTCTTATGCAATCTATCTTCTAACTCTACTGCTAAGTGCAATTCTTTCTTTAAAATTGGCTCTCCACTATTTGGGTCTATACCAATTATATTTTCTTGTATAAAATGCTCTTTTGCTAGTAGTTTAGTTTTTCTTACGTATTGTATTTCTTGGTCAACTAAATCCCTAACCATTGATACCTCTACTAAATTCTCTGGGCTGACTTCTAGTTGATCCATGTATTCATAAGTAAATTGAGAAACCATAGACATCTCTATTGGACATGGGTCACCCTTTGGAGCAAGATCTTCTTTATGTAGCGGGCATGTAGAAGCAAATATACATTTTACTGCTTCACACCTCATGGGTATAGATGCAAACATAGAAGTTCTGGTTTTTTGCGGTCTAATTAAATCGGAAGCTTTACTTCTTTGTTCTTCTGTCCATTCTTCCGGGAAGAACAAATCAGGCCTCAACGATTCAAATGTTTTTAAAAAACTATTTTTATTATACTTTTCAATATCAGACATTAAAGTCAATCCAATCAATAGATCTTAAATTACCATTCTCATATTTCTCTACATGAGCACTTTTACAATAGCAGCAATAGTAATCTATGCTGCTAGTGCTTTTTCTCTTTGCTGTATCATCTAATACTAAAATCATAGAATGATTACATCTGCCGCACAACAAAATTATCTTAAATCGTTTAAGACTTCTTGAAGACCTTTTTCTAATCTTGCGATAAGATCATCACTTTGATTTGCATTAGTAAAAACGCCAATTTCTCTCATCTGATCTGCTGATAAATGAGAACTAGTTATATATCTAGCACCTTTGCATACTTCGCAGTAAGATTCTCTTTCGTCTGAAAAGCATGTGCACTTTTGTATAATATCAAAATGCTCAAGTGACTGAGCAACATCAAACCATTTTTGTTTAAACATCTTCTTAGTTTGTTCTTTATATGCCCTGAGCTTTTGATTATCAGAAGACAGCATGGTGCCCATATCTAGAGACTGTTTCATTAAATTATTTATTGTCTTATACAAAAAGCTAGCTAATTCAAAGTCACCATTTTTATTTAGATGCATTTTCCAATCACTCATAACCAAACATCCTTACGCGTTTCTACCCAATCCTTTGGGTGTACCTATTCTACCAGATGGCTGAGGGTTTGGTTTACGCCTAGAGTAGCCTCTTCTATCTATAGAAGCATTAGCCATACCAAGACCTGCTGCGCCAGCTCCATAGCCAAATATTCTTCTGTTTCTGTTTCTTATAGTTTGTGCTGCCATTGGATTAGACATAAACTGTCCGCCTGTACCAACATTACCCATCCCTCTTGTTCCGCCAGGAAAATATCCTTGAACTCTATAGTCGATAGACTTATTATTTGATGGATCTATATTAATTTTAGTTCGTGAACTAATTGGTCCACGGTCTGAACCTATTACCAAACCACGAGGATTACCTGCTGATGGCCTTCCTCCACTAGCGACTCTTTTCGAAACCGTTTCAGCGCCCTGTGGCAAGTCACCTAGCCTAGCAAGGCCGCGGCCTCTATAGTCCATAACAGCTCTTGCGGTTGTTATAGCTCTTCTACCAAGACTGTTTTCTGGACCGCTTTGAAGAAAACTATGTATCCTTTTACCTATAGGACCAAGTTCTCTTGTTGCATGAGAGAATGTTTTTCCTGCTTTAGACTTAGCTACAACGCCTGAACCGCCATATAAAGTACTAGCAGTGTTAACTACTGACCTGGGGATTGCCATTAGATTAAACCTCCGTTTAATATTGGTACATTCCGCCGGATTTGCCCTTATTAAGGCCGGAAGTTGTTCTTCCTCTTATACCGCCAATAGCTGCACCCATAGCAACTGCACCAGAAATTCTTTTTCCACCTCTGGCTAATATAGCCTTATCGAATACATGCTTTGAATCGCCTATATATCCGCTTAGTCTTAGATAAACCAGCAGTACCGCCAAGTGCACCTATAGCGAACCTTGTCCCTCTATCGGCCATATTGCCCTTAAATTTACCAAACTCTGCGCCTCTTGCCATGGCGCGTGCAGTTGAGATTGGTCTTGTTATTGCATTAATAGCTCTTGCCATAAACACCTCTTTTGTAAGTTATGTTATTATAGTAACTCTATTGTTCTACTATCTTATTATTCAAACTCTTTTTTTGTGGTTTTGTTGTCTTTAAAGTAAACTTATCGTTACTGAAACCAATTTCAAACAATGAACCTCTTGGTATGTTTGAACCAATCAAGATATCGGCTAATGGAGTTTCTATCAAATCTCTTCTTGCTTTAGATAATCCTCTTGCACCTTGAACTGAATCTATACCATTTTCGACTAAAGCCTCTATTGCTTCATCTGTGTAACTTACAGTAAAACCTTTTTTAGTTAATTTTTCTGCAACTGCAAACATTTCTAGTTCGGCTATTTTCTCGTAGTTAGATTTGTTTAAATGATTAAAAACAATAATCTTATCTAGTCTATTAATAAACTCTGGTCTAAAATGTTTTTTAACAGATTCTGCTGTTATTCTTTCCACCATTTCTCTTGGTGGCATCTCTCTTGTAAATAACTTGGCACGTGTGTCTTTAGTAAAACCAGTTCCCCCCATTGTGAGGTGATCTACTATTTTTTCATTACCTAAGTTGGTAGTTAATATAATTATAGTATTGCGAAAGCTAACTTGCTCACCTTTTCCATCTGTAAGTACTCCGTCTTCAAAGACTCTTAAAAAAGTATTCCACATATCCGAATGAGCTTTTTCCACTTCATCTAACAGCACAACTGTATTTGGATTCTTTTTAACTAGGTTAACTAGTTGCCCACCTTCGTCGTGTCCAACGTAACCTGGAGGTGATCCTATTAGTTTTTGGTTTTCGTGCTTTTGTTGATACTCTCCACAGTCTATTCTCACCATTTGCGCGTCTTCGCCAAATAGATATTTGTTTAGACTTGAGGCTAAGTGCGTCTTTCCTACGCCGGATGCTCCGGCAAACAAGAAAATACCCAATGGTCTGTTGTCGTCCGATAAACCAGCTTGCGATCTTTTTAGTGCATTAAAGACTTCTAATACAGCTTCGTTTTGACCAATTATATTAGATTCTAGGTGGTCTTTTAAGTCTAGGAATTTTTGTTTAGATATCTTCTTTGGCTTACCCTTTTGAGGTGCAGGCTTAGGCTTAGTAGAGCCTCTAAGCATATCTTTTACTTTATCGAAGTCAAAGTTTTCTTCGTCCAAATCTAACTTGTTGTCAGCAAATGGGTTCATCCAATCGGGATTAGCTAAAGAAACCCAGCTATCAATATCTAGACCTGGGTTAAGCATAATGCATCCATTATAGAGAGATGCTATACATTTTTCTGCAGAATCTCTAGGCATTAGTCTTAATGCTTCAGTTACTTCAGTCTTCATATTATAAACCGTATTTTCCAATATCAGTTTTTTAACATTAGGAAGATTCGTAGTATCGATTGATTCTAAAAATTCTTTAACTTCATCTGGATCCAGAAGCTTGTACTTAACGTACACGGATAAGTCTGGCATATATATCTGATAGATCTTCATGAGATCAGACCCCTATCTTTAGCCACATTCAAAACCGTAAGTAATGATATGATAATATAGTAACTACCGTAAGTCTTTAAACTCACTAAGAGGCTTCTATAGGGCTGGGGAAAAAAAGTATACCCAAACATTTGCACTCTTGTCAAGTCATTGCCAATCTTTTTTTATTATTTTTTCTATTTCGGGCTGATCTTCTAAACAAGGGCCACTTAATGACCAAAAACGCACTAGATCCATAGGTGTATTAATTGACTTCTCTAACATTCTGACTGCTCTTAAGTAATCGTAATTTAAATTATGAATAGATTTCATGCTGTCTCCTAGCTATGTTGTTGATACAGTATACCAAAAGTAAATATTTAAAGACCGCACAAAACAACTTTTTATAATGCCAAATTGTATATACCGGCATGGTATACTAGGTGCTATGTCAAAAGAACCAAAAGAACAAAAAGAATCTAAAACTTTAGAAATAGCAATTGCTCAGTTAGAAAGACAGTTTGGCATTGGATCGGTAATGATCCTTGGTAATAAGAAGTCTGAACCTTGGCCAGCAGTTTCTACTGGAGCATTGCCACTAGATAATATTCTCGGTATTGGTGGATTACCACTTGGTAGAGTAGTAGAAATATATGGGCCTGAATCGTCAGGTAAATCGACACTTGCTTTATCGCTTGTTGCCGAAGCTCAAAAGATGGGATTAACATGTGCTTATATTGATGCCGAACATGCTTTAGATCCGGTCTACATGACTGCGGTTGGAGTTGACCTAAATAAGCTTCTTCTAGCACAGCCTTCATATGGTGAAGAAGGACTAGAAATTGTAGACATGCTTATTAGAACAGGTGAAATTGGCGTAGTTATTGTCGACTCAGTTGCCAGCTTAATACCTAAGGCAGAGCTTGAAGGTGATATGGAGTCTTCCCAAATGGGGTTGCAGGCGCGCATGATGGCTAAGGCAATGCGTAAGTTAGTTTCATTAGCAAACGAGAATAAAACTCTTATAATATTTATTAACCAAATTAGAAATAAGATTGGTGTAATGTTTGGTAACCCAGAAACTACCCCAGGTGGTTTTGCTTTAAGATACGCAGCTTCAGTCCGACTTGATATTAGAAAAAAAGAAGACCTAAAAGATAAGCTTGGTAACTCTGTTGGAATTAAGGTAAAAGTAAAGGTCATCAAGAATAAGATGTCTCCTCCAATGAAGTTAACTGAGTTCGATATTATGTACGGAAAAGGTATAGACAAGTTTGGTTGCGTATTTGACGCTGCAATGCAGGTTGGAGTTTTCACTCAAAAAGGCGCATGGGTTTACTATAGAGGAGAATCCTTCTCTCAAGGTAGAGAACAAGCTATAACTAAAATAAGAGAAGATGAAAATCTTCTTAAAGAACTTAAGGAGTTAATTACTAATGGCGTGCTCCCCGACCAGTTGTCCTGATTGTCCGTATCCGCCTAATCTAATGGTTACGGAACTGACTAAGAATAATGAAGGTTTTATGAGATACGAAGTAGATTGCAGAGAATGCGGAGAGGTATGGGTAGAGTTAGATGAAACAGCTACTAATTAAGTATTATTTAAAAATTGTTAGCTTTATTTGGAGATTTTAATGTCAGAACAAAATGATGATATTTTTTTTACGGATGAAAATCGGACAGATGATGTTGTTCGAAATAAAGAAGAATCCGCCTAAAGATACCGAGATCTATGATCTGGCTGTTAAGATTTATCTAAATTCAAGAGATCTCTTGCTTAAGATGGCAGATGACCCTCAAAAGGATTTATTCTAATTTTAACCGCTTTTCCGCGCAAAATTTTTTTCTTTTTTTAATCTTATTAGTTCTTGATTCAGGGTACTATATTAATATGCTTATAAAGGAGAGCCATGAATATATGGGAACTCATTAAGAACTTTGTTGGTAGTAACGACGTAGACAACATGGTTGTCGTTGATTACCTTTCTGACGAGGGCGAAGCTGGCGTTATTGCGATTCTGCGCAACAAATATAAAACCTTGTGCTTTTCTTACTTTAGCCTAGACCAATGGGAAATGATCCAAGACACCTCCTCAATCACGGATAAACATGTTGAGGAGATAGTCAAGGGGATCATTGATGATCTAGACACTGTTGTGTTTATAGATCCTGACGATTTAGAGCGTCGGGCTTAACTAAGCTTAAAAAGCTTCCCATGTGGGTCATCTAAGTAAGCTTGTCCATAAACTCCACAGGTTAACCACCCTAGAACCTCTTTAGCCACTCTAGGAGAGTGCGTAAAGGGTAAAAACGTCTTTAAGTACTGTACAGAGTAATTGTTATTTGTATCTTCGTAGAACGTGTTATAGCGTTCCTTATTGATACAAAGTATAGAGTTAGTCTTGCCCTTGAGCTTTTTAAACAATTTAGTATTATGGTTCTTAGGCTCAACCAATATTACTGAATCAAATACAAATGATTTAAGGTTATATAGACTATAGAACAATTCACAGGATTCTTTATATCCTATAAATGTAATTGTCTTATATCCTACCTGAAAGGTGTCATACACGCTTTTCTGTATCTGTATACAGGATAGGTCTGGATAGTTATAATCTTTCATATTAAAATAATATACATCATGGTTTTTTAACAGTAAGTTGTGAAAGCTATTACCCAATGGTGAAGCCATTAGTCTTTCATCGATTATTATCGCCTTATCTGTTGTTATTCTCATATTATCAGTGAGTGTGAGCATATTGGTGTTTTCCTTTTTCATAATCAGTAGCTACTGTATCCATCGTAGTTGTCAGAATCGTATTCGTAGTCTTGTTTAGGGTATTTGTTAAAGAAATTAGAGGCACTATAGGTGTCCATGATCTCTTCGATCATTTCTTCGTCCTCCTGTGTTTCTACGTATACGCTTTCTGGGTATACCTTTTTACGTGGCATTTTGATTCTCCTATATGATTAGTGGTTTTTATCGCCGGCGGACACCGACGTAGGGGATAATCTATCGACTCTTATGGTCTTTGTCAACTCGTAGGCATAAATATCCAAAATATTTTTCCGGCCGACTCCATAATGGGCTCTAACCTATATAAACTAGTATAAAGTTCATTAGGTCTAAAAAATAGGGAAAAATTTTAGGCCACTAACTATTATAACATATGATACAACGTAATCTTTAACGTGCCCACCGGAGTATGGGGGGTATCTACTAAGAATATTACTAGCACATGCACTAACAATGCTTGTGCTTTTTTTTGCCACAACTAACCCAATAAAGGAGGGAAACAATGGCACATAACAACAAAGCAAAGGTGCTTATGTTTGTAGCTGCAATAGCTGCATTCATAGGGCTAGTAATGTACACCGGTAAGGCGTATGATGAGTTCAGCTGTGAGGCTGCTACTCATACTATGTCATATGGTGACACTGTCTATAGTGTTGCAAGGACATACTGTAAGAATAACTACAGTAATGCAGTGCAATATATCATGGACAGTAACAACATAACTAGCAGGCAATTAACTAGCCTACGTATGGGTACAATTATCCATATAGAGGCGACTAAATAGCCTAGCCTGTGTGGGTGGGATGGGTATCCATATATGGGTACTCATTCCACCACCATGCACTATACATAGCCACTACAAATAAGGAGGATATATGATATTGCAAATGTTATACAAATGTCTGTCTTGCGATGGGCGATACCGGTACGATCAGCTGAAGGATGGTGAATGCGAATCATGCATAGCTAGCCTTCCTATGTACAATGCTTTAATGCATCACTTAGCAACTACTGATCCAGGTACGCCGTTCGTATACAGGCCGGATACTAATCGTTAGTAATAGCGAATAGTATTCATGATACTAGAGGGTAGTCCTACCAAGGGCTGCCCTCTTTTTATTACCCATCTACACCAAGGAAAGGAGGTGAACAATGGCACAAACAGCTAGTCTCTTCGGAGCGGCGTTGGTAGACGGTCTTCGGATCGGTCTTACTAGCGGACGCACCGCAGAGCAGCAGGCTGCAGCTGACAGGGATGAATCCTTGTTCGTTGTAGAAGCAATCTGTGACGCTCTCGAGCGTGCAGGTTACAAGCGTATCTAACGATATGCTCTTGCAGCTGATCGACTAAGAGTCGGAGGAGTAACGCACCTTGGCAACAGAACAAGCGGGATCAATTGAGGGTAGCCCCTAGCAAAGGCTGCCCTCTTTTTATTGTCCCCTACACCAAGGAAAGGAGGTGAAAATGGACAAACTCTGGAGTGAAAACCGGGTATGGGTGGTAGCAGCCGCCCTTCTCGTGTTTACACCTCTTGCGAGCTGGATCTTCACGATCATCGGCGTCGGTTTCGACATCGTTGGTTTTGTGCTAGGTCTGGTGAACTGGTTCGGCCTGTTTGTAGTAGCTATCGTAGCTGCTGCATACGTGGCAAGGAAACAGTTGACGAACTCGGAAGAGTCCTAATACAGGATCCAACTGACTAAGAGTCGGAGGAATAACGCACCTTGGCAACAGCATAAGCGGTAGAGGGTAGCCCCTAATAAGGGCTGCCCTCTTTTAATTGCAATACATACCTAGTTACAACGTAAGCACAGACTCAGTATCTAAGGTAACCCTGACATGATGAGCTCCTGGGCACGATAGCCGAAAAAGTTTCTGCCCTCTTTTTTTTGCAGACCACCCCGGAATGCCGTGTGATCGGATCCACGTTAACTGTCCGTGAACCTACCGTTGGCAACTCGGTAGCAAAACAAAGGCCACCA